AATTACATGTAATTACAGAGGAAAGAATGATTTACAAAATTGAAAGCGTAAGACAACTTGACTCAAAACAATATGGTTTGCTTTATAATTTAGAATTAGTTGCTGGTTATGACTATGTTAATCCAGATTTAAGTGATGCACAGGGATTTGTAAATGCTGATAATTTCATAGATGATGTGCAACTACACTCATTTACACTATATCCAATGGAAGAAACTTTAGAGGAAAGATTAGAAGAAGAAGGTTTTAAAGTAATAGATATTAAAAATTACAATATCAACTGAAGGTGAGGGGAGAGTCCCCTTCACTTTTAAACACACAATTCTAAGGGGATAGGAAAATGAAAACTCATAAAATGATATATCCATACGGAGACTTTATAGCAATTTGCTTCAAAAAGGAAACGGATTGGAGAAATAGCAATCATTCACGCATTTATTCGCATGATGTACATATCTATAGAAACAACGGAACACATTTCACTATAGTAGGAAAACAAGAAGGATTTGAGCTATTGAATGCCACAATCCACTATGTAATTAAATCTATAATCGATTCGTTTTCATCAAAAATTATTTTAAATTAGTTATTGACATTCATATTTGTTTGTGCTATAATTTATTTATAGGAAAGAAAGAAATAGCATAAACAATTTGGAGGCGAAGAAAAATGAAATACGAAGAAGCTAAAAAACAAAAAGCGCTATTAAATGAACAAAACGAAATATTATCAGTCAAACTAAAATCGTTCCCTACAATCGAAATGGGATTAGTATCTGATGATGTAAGAAAATCAGTAGAATACATTAAAGCGAAAAGGGAATTTGATAAATCGTTTAATGAATTGCGAGAGTTTAATAGTTGGTTTATTAAAAGCTTTAAAAAAGAATACAATGAAGAGAGAAGAAACAGATTTAAATAAAAATTTAAACTAGTTATTGACATATCTTACGTTTTGTGCTATAATTTACTTATAGCACAAATACATAATATAACTCTAGAAAAGAGGAAAAGTACATGATTAAATGGAATGATTACACAATCAAGAAAGTTGAAATGACAAAAGAGCAAAGGTCAGAACTTTATAATAGAGGTTGCAATTCTCATGGTATGTCAGATGCGCCAGAAGTAATTGCTAATCTTGAACAGGGTTCTTATTTAATTGAAGAAACAGGTCAATTCTTTGAGGTCGAAAATTATGTAATAAAAGAGTATAAAATTCATGTTCATAATTTGGACTTTGGAATTGGTAAAGAAAATGTGTTAAAAGACTATCTTAATAAAGTCTCAGAAAGAAAAGAAGAGGAACAACTAGGTGATGTTTTATCTGAAATTATAGTATTTAATAATGATTTGCATACCGAATTAGTTTTTGCTGATGATGTAGCAACAATGAAACCTTACTACAATAAACAAATAACAGTTAAAAGAGTATTGGAAAAATATTCACTTCCTGTATGGTCAGAATCATTTGTCCCAAAAGTTATAGGACATGAAGAAATGGAATCTTTTGCGTATACTTTGTTTCTAGGTGATAAAAATGAAATTGAAATCTTCTACAATGAAGAAATGAAGAAGTATTCGGCTTATGATGGAATTGATGGTTATGGTTGGTATGATACAATCAAAGAAGCTGTAAAGTCTTATATGGATAGTGAATATAGATATAACACTGATGAAGAGTATTATGAGTCTAATTGTTCAAATTGTCGTGACGGTGGTTGTCTTTACTGTGAACCTCACAGATTTTTGTAATGTGAGAAGGAGGAACTAGAAATGAAAAAGAAGAAAGCGTGTATGATTTGTGGGAACGAAAATGCAAAAGAATTAGAACTAGAAACACTATATTCTGATGAAGAAGGAAACGATTCGGAAGTAAATGAGTATATTTGCAAAGAGGGAAAAGGTTGCTCACAATAATGTAGGTGAGCAACTATATAAAATAGATATTGACAATTACCTATAAGTGTGCTATAATTTACTCATAGGTAAATACATAGGAGGTCATTCAAATGACAAAGTTAATAACAAAAACTGATTTATTAAAAAAGCTGAAAGAATATAAAAAAGATGGGAAAAAAATTCTTAGTATTGCAGTTACTATTACAGATTTTGAAACAGAAATTGGTTATGATGTAAATATAACTGTATACTTTATGGATAGATTCAACATTTCTGATTTAGAGGCTTTTGCAATCGCTGAAGAACTAGAAGAAAAAGAAGCAGAAAAAGTTGGAAGACAAATAACAAATTATCTTGAAAATAAAGGCTACAAAGCTACATATGAAGGGGATGAAATGGCATAAATACAATTGATATTTCATTCTGAAGAATTAAGTAAAAGGATGTTTTTATTAAGATTGGAGAGTGTTCATGATGGTCTTTAATGACTATGTTATGGGGTTATTGTACGGAGACGGAAGTTTTACCATGAAAGAGAATAGAGAGTTTTATCTGTTTTCTAGTGTACATAAGGAATTAGCAGACAAAATTGAGATTGCTCTTCAATCTAATGATATCAGATACAGTCGTTTTGCAAGAGTACACGATGCAGAAGGTGAAACATCCAATTATGAAACATTAGAATTAGTGGAAATATATGATAATCGATTCTTAGACTTTATAGTTAATAGTGGCTTTAAGTCTGAGTCAGTGGAAGACTATTTCAAAACTACTGGGGATTTTCTTAGAGGCTACTTAGAAACAAAAGGCACTCTATTTCAGTCTAATAGTAGAGGTAACATATTTTGGAGAATTTCTTTTAGTGGAAGTGAAGAGGAAATAAAGTTTTTGAAATCATTTCTAGAAAAAACATTAGACATAGCAGTGAGCAACATTGTTCAAAGAAATGAAAGACAGGAACAGGGAATTATAAGTAAGTCCTTTAGAATAAGCATTCAGAATAGATTGGGTGTAGCAAAGTTAGTTGAGTATACTGATGGAGAAGAGGTCTCAGCTTACTTAAAAGAGCGTGTGGATGGCTTTAAACTATTTGATAAGACTAATCCATTTAATATGAAAAGGAAAGTCTATAAGCATTATAAATATGCAGTTGGATTCATGGCAAGAGAAATGCAATTAGATATTAAAGGGATAAGAGGAATAAGCATTAAAGATAGACAGAAGCCTCTATTTCTATTTGAGGATGAAGAGATTAAACAGTGCTTTAGAAACTGGGAATCTACTTACTATTGGATATGTGAAGAGTACAAATCAAAAACAGGTAAGAATCCTCCTAAAGTTGAATCCTTAAAATAATAAGGATTGAATTATAAAATAGTTATTGACAAACAAATGAAATTGTGCTATAATTAAGTTATAAATAAGAGATGGAGATGGTTTAAATGTCAGATTACATTATCGAAACGATTGAAACAGAAAATTACAAATTGGAAATTTCTTATGACCAATGTGTAGAATCCCCTAGAGAGTGGAGCAATCTTGGTACAATTACGGCTTGGCATAGTAATTATAATTTATCTGATGATGGTGCTGATTTCAGAGACTATAGAAGTTTCCTTGAATATCATACCGACAAACATTTCAAGACACAGGAAGGCTTAGAAAATGCATCGGATGAGCGTTTAAAAGAGCTGATGGGAAAAGACTATATTGTTTTAACTGTTCATATGTATGAGCATGGTCAAGTAGCTCTAAGTACATCTTCATTCATGGGTAGGGCAATACATGCTGAGTGGGATAGTGGAAGAGTAGGATTCATTTATGTTAGCAAAGAGAAAGTTAAACAAGAATACGGTGGCAAAGTTATCAACAAAAAGTTACGTGAAAGAGTAGAAGGATATCTTACTGGGGAAATTGAAATATATAGCAACTATGTTAATGGTGATGTTGTTAGCTATACTCTATTCGACAAAGATGGAGAAGAAGAGGACAGTTGTGGTGGATTCTTTGGATATGATTATAAAGTAAATGGGATAGCTGATTATGTTCCACAGGAAGTTGTAATGGCTTTATAAGATAGTTAATTAAATATAACTCTTTACATTGGAAGGGATATATGTTAAGTTTAATATTATAAATATAAAAACAAATATGAATTGGAGATGTTAATATGATTTACAAAAAAGAAAAAGTATCAGATAAAGTGGTTGAAGTGGTAGCAGTATCTAATGGGGAGTCATTAGTAGTAGGAACGATTCATGAAACAAATGGTTTATTTGCAACTGGAAATGGAAAGTTTCATGATACATTAGACGAAGCTTATACAAAAATTGTAACTGATTACGAAGTTAAAAAGTCAATCATGAAATAAAATTCGTGGGGTAGAAATACCCCAATTACATAAAGGAGGCTCATCATGGTCAAGAAATTGAACAGCTACTTTTTATCCGATGTTGAAGATGAAATAGATGTAGTCGATTATATTTGGTTTTATGGTAGCTATGGAACAGTCATTACAGTAGCAACGTTGACATTTTTATCTTTCTTTAATAAATAGATATTGACAAAGTGTTATAATTATGTTATACTTAACAAATAAGAAATGGAGAGTGGATTAAATGTTAGAATTAAAACAGTATAATTTATTAGAAGAAATTGATGGGTACGGTGAAGAAGACATCATAGAAGAAATGTCAAATTATGATGGCAGCACTTATGTTTGTGATGCAATTTCAGAAATAGCAGATAGCAATATCCCAATTTACAATAATGACATTTGGAAGAATGTACAGGACATTCAAGAATACATTGAACAAGCGATTTCAAGTGGAATCGTAGATACTAGTCACAATGGTATTGATTTAATTAAAGTGTTTCAAGGTGGCTATTATGAATACAATACACAATTGTTATATGCGAACCTTGATAGTGTAGCTTTCAATATGGTTGCTGATAAGCTAAATGAATATTTCAATACACTAACAGAAGAACAACTAACAAGTCTAGATTTAACAGAAATCGAAGAAGAGTTAGAATCCAAAACAGAGCATTTTGATAATAATAACTATCTTAGCGTGATTGATGATATTTTTGAAGAGTTGAAGGAAGAAATAGAAGAAGGCTTTGAAGATTCATCTGAGTAATAGCTTAAGAGGAAGATTTATTTCTTCCTCTTATAAAATACATATTGACAAATGAATTATGGTGTGCTATAATTTACTTATAAGCAAGTATAATAATAAGAGGGGAAATGATAAATAATGAACGTTAAACTTTATGAGGATTTAAAAGAACAGTTTACAATTATCGACATTGATTTCTATGATGAAGGGGATAAGACATATTTCTTATTTTATGCCAATGAAATCACAGAAAAAAAAGCTAATGAACTGTATGATGATTATGATGAGAAGTATGGTGATGAAGAATTTCATGGCGCTTTTGAAGACTACTTACAGGAACTAGAAATTAAATACTATATCTTAAATTAAAAGAGAAATGGGGGAGTTGCAGTGGACAACGACAAAATTATCGAGTATGCAATCGCATGGCTTGAAACCACAATAGAAAAGCATGAAAACTTTATTAATAACTTTGAAGGCGACAAAGATAGTTTAGCTCAAAATTTAATGGTTGAACGGTATAAATCAGAATTAAAGCAATTGGAACATATGAGAAATTAATAATAACAGTATTTTATCAAAAAACGAAATGGAGAGATATGGAATGAGAACAAAGACAATAAAAGACGCAAAGTTAATAGTTAAAGTAGAAGGTTACAAAGATACTAAGAAAATAAAAACAGTTTCGATTTTTGATAATCGTAGTCAAAAGTATTTGACAGATGAATTTATTCAGGAGCGTAATGTTAGACACTTTTTAGATTTGAACGATATGAAAGAAACATTAAACTGGAATTTGAACGGGGACAGCTCAAAATATCAGTTCAAATGGGGACAAAGTGGGAAAACTCATTCAGAAGGATTATGTTATATCTTTGAATAAAAAGTAAATATTATTAAAAGATATATATTGACAAATCAAATAAAATGTGCTATAATTAATTTATAGTACAGAATACATAGTAACTAGGAGGATAAGAAATGAATAGAGAGCAATTAATTAAGGCGATTGAAGGCAACTACATAGTTATCTTTTCATTGGATGGTGATAGAAATATTCAAAGTGTTAATGCTAGACGATATTTTGATAGAAAAAATATTACAATATTGGAACTTCCATTCAAATTCCCAATCATAGATATGATTGTTCAATCGTTGATATGTTTATATCTGAAAAAAATAAAACTCTATTTATAGCATTAAAAGAAATTTGTAACTGTGATAAACTTTATGATTGTTGTGACTGTGGTTGTGAAGATGGCGATGGTTGTGGTTGTGCTTATTGTTGGTCTTGCAATGCCTGTGAAGACTGTTTAAGCGAATAATAATTAACTACTATTAAACTGGAGCGTGAAACAATTGAAAATTAAATTTATTGGTGAAGGTTTTAGCTTTAATGATGAAGTAAGATATGATGAGCTAATAGTGGATTTAAGTGGCGACTTCTTCCTAAGTTCAACGGAAGAAAAGAGTGATGACAGATTAAAAGAAAATGATGCATTGCACATAGAAAGTAGCAACGGTGGACTATTTGTGAAAAAAGGTACTGTTAAAATTGAAGTATTAAAATAAGAAGGGGTGTTATCATGAAATCAGAAGAATTAAAACACATATCAGAAGAAGCAGATGTTAGAAACGCAAAAACTTTTTGGGATGGCTTCAAAGATGAACTTTTTCAAAGAATGAAACGCAATGCAGAAACGGGTTGTCGAGAATTTAGAGTGGATGATTCAGATGATAGTCTTAATAAACATGGGTGGTTAAAAGCTAGTAATCTCTATAAAAAAGCAATTGCTGAGTTGGAGCAATTGGGATATACAGTCAATCATTCTAATGATGTAAAAGATGGCACTTAAATTATAATTAGATGGTAAAGGAATATTAATAAGGAGGCTTTACGATGAGAGAAAAGTGGATTGGCGAAGAAAATGACACCAGTGGTACATATGTTAAAACTACATGTAGCGAACTATCTTTAAGAAGAGGAGGAAAGATAAACGCAAAGAAACTATACAGATTTAAAAGTAGATTTGGAGGAGAGTATAATATCACTGATGAAGAGGCTATTTCAAATATAGAAGAATTATTACCTAAAGGAGAAGAGGAAAATTCAGTTAAGTTATATGAATACCTATACGGATTAGTTATAGAGCAATTTGGAATGATTGAATTTATTGTAAACATTGGACATCATGTTGCAAAAGAGCGTGATGATGGCTATGTACGGGGCAAAAAACAAATGCAAAAGGAAATGAGAAATTTACTGGGGATAAGATAAATCAGTAAAAGTTTACTTTTATGAAGGAGGTAAGAATTATTATGAAAACATTCAGTAAATTAAGACAAGAATATTTAAATAAAGGTTTAAATTTAGCATATATAAGAAGTGGTAAAAAATATTCAATATCAATCGTTAATGTGCCATTTGTAGTAGAAGGGATTGAACATGAAACAGGCACTTGCCAACTAACAGGATACTATAATATCTATGACAAGGCGCAATTGCAAGATGTGGATATGATGTTTGAAAGAGTTATTAATTCATACAAAGAGCAATATGCAACCAATGAAACTATGTTATCTTATGTAGATAATATTTAATAAAAACTGAACTTTATTAAATTAGTTATTGACAAATGATATATCGTGTGCTATAATTAACTTATAAGATAAGAAAAGGAGAATGATAAATATGATAGCAATTAACTTTGAACAGACGGTTAAAAATTTCTTGGAAGGTATTACTGATTATGAAACTCTAGATTTATCAGAAATAGAAGTGGATGTTTTAATTCAACATGTTGCAAACGAACTAGAAGGATATGAAGATATTGAGCAGAGCAATGTGGAACGTGAGATAAACATCTATCTTCAAAATACAGGATTCACTTATGACGATGAGGCAGAAGCGTGGGAATTGGCAGAGAAAGTAGATTATCCTCACTATAAAGAAATGTACGTTTTAAAATATAACATGAAAGAACTTGCTTTTGACACGATAGAAAAGGCAGAGGCTTACATTAAGGAAAATGATGTTGCATACCCCGAAGTAACTCTAAGCGATGTTAAATATACAAACAGACATAGCTTTGAAATTATACAGGACAATGAAACATTTGAATATGAAAAAGGAAAGTTAGAAAAAGTGGAAGATATGAAATGTAACATTTGTGAAACTGGGGAAATGGAACATAAACAACTGAAAAAAACTCATGTGTATATCTGTGTAGAGTGTCCTAATGTTCAACTAGAATATTCTTTCTATGAAGATATCGAAAACTTGTCAGCTTACTTGCGTGGGGAATTAGAGCCTTTGACGGAAGAAGAGCAAATGGAATATATTTTAGCAGAGTTTCTTGGTTTCCATAGTTACGATGGAAACAGTGAAAAGCTATCTCATGAAGTTAAATTATTAATTAACAACAATGAAGAGATACATGCAAATGTTTCTGAAACCTACCGATTAAATGGTAAACAAGACGAGCTAATGGAAAAAGTAATCGACTCTCTTCTAATTCGATAATAAAAGTTGAATATTATTAAGAAATACTTATTGACATATTCTGTTTAGTATGCTATAATTAGTTATAAGCTTAAGGAAGAGGTTGATAGCAAATGAAATTTAAAACAGTATATCTTGATAAATGGGACAATGACTTACAGGATTCACCCAATCGCATTAAAGGGGTGAATGAGGTTATAGAGGTTGTAAGGCAAGAGGGAGGTTGTGAGGTCTCTTTTGATTACGAAGGAAGAACAAGGCATATGTCAGCATCTGAAAACTTTGCGAAAATGCTACCTGAAGACTTCAATTACAATATTGGCTATAATTACGAGTTTACGATTACTCTTAAGAAATAAGGATGGTGGAAGTAGATTAATTCTACTTCCTAATTCCATACATAATGGAGGTAACACAGTGGGCAGAATAAACTATTCTTTAGGACACAAATACATAAATCAGTTTGATAAGAGAAAACAGGCAGAAATTATTATTGATATTGTTAATGCACTAGTTGAGATTGACCATGTGGATGATTTGCAGAGCTATTTAAATGATGCACTTGATAGTAGACTGGGAGACTTAATCGATTTAATAGACATAGAAAAACACATGATAGAGAATTAATTTTAAACTATCTATTGACAAATAAAATATAGTGTGTTATAATTATATTATAGTAAAGAAGAGGAAAACAAAACAATCAGAATGGAGCTTACATATGAAAATAGATGACTTGAAAGCCAAAGTATTAAAAGCAGAAGAAAAGGTTGAAAAATGTAAGAAGACGATTGAAAGACACGAAAAGCAAAAGATTAAAAAAATTGATGCACTTGTGAAAAAAGGAATTAATCTTGTAGGATTAAATAAAGAGGATGTAGAAGAAATTCAATTTGAACATCGTGGAACAGATGAATCATGGGAGATATCTGAAGTGAAGTTCAAACTGGAAGACATTAAAGGTGCTACAAGAAAACTATCCGATGCAGAGACAATCCTAAACAACTGGAAGAATAAGCTTGATGCCGAAATAGAAAAAGATAACTTCATTAACAATAGTGTTCCACAGGTTATCAAAGACTTCCTAGAAGAGTGGAAAAACAATGCTTATGAGTGGCACTTAAGAAAATATGATGCATATGTAGAGTTCCTTGAAAAGCTAAAGACCGATAAGCTTGAAGCCATCATTGAGTGTGTTAAAACGTTTGAGGTGTATTCTCATCTATTAAATGAAGATGGAGAAGTTAAAAATACAGATGAGTATTCTTTAATAAACGTTCGACCAAGTGGCACTGTGAAAAACTTCTTAGAAGAAAAGAAATTAGATTATAGAAGTATTGACCAAAGAAAGAAAAACTTTGGTGGAGCTATTATTCAAAAGATGCATGAAATTAGAAGCAAAGAAGAGAGAGAGCAATGGATTAACAATCAATTGGAAAATGAAAAGAAATCAAAAATGATTGACTTAATCACTCGTATTAACGGTATTGTAGGTACTATTACGGATGCTTCAGAGTTGCGTATAAGCGTTAAAGGGAATTTAGATGGATTCATTACTGGAACAGACGGAAAAGCTAAAATTGAAACAGTGGGCGCAGGTGGTTACAATATTCAATTATTTCACTTTAGAACATTGGTACATGAAGTGAAATAATAATCAAAGGTGACACTCTTAACAGGGTGTCACACATAAAATATATTTATAAATAGTTATTGACAAATACATAGTAATGTGCTATAATTAAGTTATAAGTAAGAAGAAAACAAATGACAAGCAATGAAGGAGGAAGGTATAATGGAATTTACAATTGATTCAAGTTTAAAAATCATAAAAGATGTTGAAGGGGCAAGAAAAGTAATAGAAAGAATTACAGAAGATAACACTCTAAGAATAGAAATTGAGAGTGGGGAGATTGCAGAATTTGCATATAGCAAAGAATCTCAAAGCACATTTTCAAGTGGAATAGGTATCACCTATTTAAATAGCAGCTCTACCCCTTTCAATACTATTCCAAACCTATATGACAAGGAAACTGCAAGTAGATTGCTCTATGCTAACAGAAGAGCCTACAACAAGAAATTTAAATAATAGGAGAGATTAAAGTGAATAAAATCAAAGCGATAGATGTATTTAATTGTAATAATGTATTCCCAAAACCATTTCATGAGTGTGTGGAGATTGCTAAAAGTGTGGGATATTCGTATATGTCTTTTAACACTATGGTGGTTAGTGTGGATGCTAATAGCACATCAGATTATATTTGTTTAGAAAAAGACTTAGCAGTATAATACGTGTCTTTTATTAAAAGAATGGAGGAACAATGATATGGAAGAAATCAAAATCATAGGTTACTTTGTTGATAAGGATGGAGACAAATCAATACCCAGTGACGTATTCGTTGCGATTGATGAAGTGGCAGATTTTAAAGGCAATTTGACAATTTATTGCACAATTGGTCAACATGGTAGTGCTAGTTTAGAATATATTAAGGAATGCGAAGAAATTACAAAAAAAGAGTATATTGAAGCTAGTAGAGGTCTTTATACACCTGTTGAATATATTTAATAAAAAAGGAAGGGGGAAATTAAATGAGTATCAAAGAACAACTATTAAATTTGGGGATTAATGAAACTGAAATTGATACACATGAATCTGATTTATATGTTTTAGTCAATGACATTTCTAAAGAATGGCTTTCAACGTATGAATTTAAAAGCATTGTTTACATGTTTAGGTCGGAAATTGACAATAAACTTTGGTACGATATTCCGTTCGGTTACATGAATGAACATTATGAAAATAGATTTAATTTGTGAGTTTATAGGAGGTTATTCTTATGGAAGAAGTTATAATGAAAGACGGTTTTTTGAATAGCTTAGACTTTGCACTAGAACAATTAGAAAGACAGTCGGAGTTATTTGAAGAGGCAGAAATGAATGCTGAAAGAATTAGAACTGATACCTTAATAAGAGAGTTAAGACAGGTTATAGATAAATCTGAAAGATTGGTTTACTTTGTAAATAATGGATTTGATAAAATGTGATATTTATTAAAAAAGAGGGGTGACTATATGCAAAGACTTGACATTGAAACGTGGAAAAATATATTTAGGAACATACGAGAAGCACAGGAAGAGCAAGAAAAAGAAGAAGGTATAGAAGAGCTGATTAGAGATGGTGTAGTTGAAAGAATTGATGTTGAGGTAACTTGGTTAGAAACTGACGATGAGTGGTGTCTATGTAGCGAATACGAGCTATTTGAAGATGGTTTTAAAACAGAAGAAGAAGCAATGGAGCGTTTGAAATATCTAGAAAATATTTTACTGTGATTGATAAATTGCGACTTTTATGAAAATTGAATGGAGGGTTAAAATGGCTATTTACAAAAGTGGAGAAGCAATCGTTAAATTTAGTTTATTAAAAACTACCGACACTAGAAAGCTTTATAATTTTATTGTTAATATACAAGGCAATGAGGATTTTGTTTTTAACGGTGAAGATTATTCATGTCCTATTAGTTGGTCTGATGAACAAATTGCAAGTGATATGTTTAATTGGGCATTGGATATGTCAATGGAGGGCGACTTAGACCTTTTGAATGCTATTGCTTTCAATGAGTATGTGGGCAATGAGAATACACCTTTAGTTGAACAAATTTAATAAAAAGCTGATATTATGAAGGAGGATGAGGAATGAAGTTTCTACATGGCATATCAATAGCAATATTATATTTACTTGGTATTATTAAGGTTTTTGGTGGAATTGGAATTCATCTTTATACAGTATATCTATTTTTCATAGTTCATGGTGTATTAGGTGGAGCGATTTCATTATTTTTACCAGTGTTATCGCAAATTTTTATGGGGTTTAAATTGGTTTCTTATTATGGATGGAATACTCTTTATCCAATGATGTTAATAGCTTATGTGTTAGTTCATATATTGAGCTTTGTGTTCGCTTTAATTGTTACATATGCTGAAGATAAAGCTATAAAAAAATCACTAATTAAAAGCTAATTTGTAGAAAAATCATACTTCATAGCTTCATAATTAATTGAAGTATGATTTTTAAAAAATATTTATTGACATATACATGTTGGTGTGCTATAATTAAGTTATAAGTAAGGAACACATAAAAGAAAGAGGATGATGAATATGTCAAAGTTTGAAAATTACTATAATCATGTGAATGAAGAAGCAGAAGGATTTGTAGGACAATATCTAGAAGATTTCATACACGACATTTCAAACGGAAGTACGGATGTAGACAGTCTATTAGACGATGATGGAAAGTTACATGAGTACTGTGACCAACACTTTGACTTAAGGGATGCAGTAGAAATCTTAGAACAGTCTAATAATGTTGAAGAAGATAGTGGCTTATGGGAAAGCTTAAGCCCTATAGAAGCAGTTGAATCAATGGGATTTTGGACATTTAAAAACGATATGCGAGATGCAGTAAGAGAACAGTTGGAAGATAAATTAGAAGAAAAGAAAACAGATTTAGAATCAGAATTAGAAGACTTGGAGAAAACAAAATCAGAAATAGAAGAAAAAATGGAAGAATTAGAAAATGAAAGAGATGAGTTGGATGAGCTAGATGAGATGGACGAAGATGAACAAAAACGTTATGATGAGATTGAGACTAAAATTGGGGAACTAGAAAAAGAAAGGTTAGATGAAAATGAAGAGGATATTGAAGATGCTATCGAAACAATGGGATATACAATAGATTATTTAGATGAGGCAATAGACTCTATCTAAATCAGTAAAATCTACTTTTTATTAAATTGGAGGAATTAAGATGGATAAATATTATGAAGTAGCAATTTCAGTTGAACAAGTTTTTAGTTATAAAGTAAAAGCTAAAAATCCAATTGAAGCAGAAGAAAAAGCAGTAAACACACTGAAAAGAGAAGAAGACTATGCGGTGATTTTGGATTCAGATGGAGCGATTGAAGAAATTACAGAAGATGAATTTTACGATTAATAAAATATCCATATTATGAAATAGGAGATGATAAAAAATGACAACATTCTTAGAAGCAACTAGACGATGGGTTAATGAGTGGAATGCTATTCCTACTGATGCAGTCAACATTTTAATGAATCATGACATAGATTCTAATGGGGATAGCTATGAAATAACAGAAGAAAGAGAAACCGTTTATGGATATCCTGTAGGATGGGGAACAATGTGGACTTTTGGCGAGTCTTTAGACAGTGATTGGGCAATGGAAAATAAAGAAATACTAGAGAAATGTGGGGTAGTTGCATACTACACTGAGTCTTTAGGGGTTGTTATTGGTATTGACGGTGGAGGCTACGACTTTTATGACCAACATTGGATTCCACTATATAAGGCTAGAGGCTTACAGTGGCATAGTGGAGAATAAATTAACTTAGATGTATTTTAGGAGGGGAATAATAATTCCTTTCCTAAAAGATAGTTATTGACATTTACATAAGTATGTGCTATAATTTATTTATAGTAATAAAGAGAAAGAGGCTGATAATTATGGATTACTCATTCAACGGAATTACAGGACAAGTAAACACATGTTACTTAAAAGCTGAATGGATAGGATTTGATTCAGAAGAGTTTATGTTCACTAAGAAAACGTATGAGCATAAAGAGGAAGGATTAAGCTTTAAATATCTATATGCAGTATCAGTCACTAATGTTGGGGACTCCAATGGAGAAGATTTGAATTTGGTTACACTAGAGCTAGTAGTGGATAAATCATCCCTTGCGCCAAAGGTCTTAGAATCAATTTTAGATTCAAGTGGTTGTGATTCTATTGATGAGATTGATAATTGGAATATCATAGCAGAAGGTGGTAGCTCTATTATCATGGGCGAGGAGCTTGTTGGTGAAGATGATTTAGAGAAGACTATTATAGGTGCAATGGCTACTGTAAGGTCAATAGACAGCATGAGAGGATTCTTTATTGATAAACCCATGAACAATTTTGGAATGACAGGTTGGGACATCATTAAATATTCAATTGGGAATAAAGAAGAGCTATTTGAAATTAAATAAATATTAATAAATAGTTATTGACATATCATCTTTAGTGTGCTATAATTAATTTATAAGTAAGAAACACACAAAAGAAAGAGGATGATGAGAATGAAAAAATCAGACTTCGAATTTAAATGTGATAGATGCACAGATGGAAAAATGGAAAGATACGGACACATTGATAATGGTATTTGTTATAAATGTAGTGGTGTTGGTAGATTAATGTATAATCCACAACCATTTGGAGTAGAAGAAAAGTTGAATCAATGGTCTGAACAAGAATACTGGGAAATTCAAGCAGAACAGGAAAAAGAACTTAATGCACAAAAGGATTACTTTGAGTATGTAGTAAACGATGGTGGGTATGCTTGGTAGTTGAGAATGGGAAGGGGTTCCTTCCCTAAAGTAAAGAATCAGTAATAACGATATTTTATTAAAACTCGAATGGAGGAAATTAAATGCACTATATAATGGTATGGATACATGAAGAAGAAAAATGGTATTACTTCATAAATGATTTTGATTCAAGTCAATTCCCTAACGGATATGTAGATTATTATATTGAGGTGAACAATGGGGCAATTGTAAACGATAGTTGGGAATCTTCAAATGAAGGTGAGAAATTTATGGATTGCTATAACTCATCGTTATGGGCAATTGCTTCTTAATAAAAGAACGATTGTATTAATTGTATAACAAAAAACTAAAAATAGAACGGAGACAATTATAATGACAATTAAAAATCTTTCCCAGTTTAAAAAGTGGTTAAGCAAAGGAAACAAAATTCAATTCTTAGAAAACACTATGAAACCAGAAATGGCAAACGGTCAAATTAGAGAGGTGAACATTGTACAAACAAATAGCTTTACAACTTTAGTAGGCGAAAAGGATTCATGGTTAGAGTTTCCAAAGGCTAAAGAATTAATGTTTAATTCAGATGGAACTATTGACTTTATTAATAAACATGATGGCGAAATGTGGTTAAAAATTAAACCATTAACATAATAAAAGTAACGGTTTTAACTTAGAAAGGAAGATGGCAATGGCACACAAAATAGTTACTATAAACGGAAACAGATTATTTGAATTAACATATATGGGCGACAAACAGTTTTGCACAATTGAAAATGTAGGTGAGGACGAATATTATGCTTATAATCAAATGGGCGAAGGTTATTCTGTAGCAGAGCTAAACACAATTGAAATCGTTGAATTGATGACCACTGGCGAAGTAGAATGCAGTGTGGAACAATCAAACCATTTAAACCACGAATAGAACAAACAATAGGGATATAAAATTAGTTATTGACATATTACTGTTAATGTGCTATAATTTACTTATAGAAAGATACAGAAAGAGGATGATACAGATGGGTCTAGATATGTACTTAGTAAAAGAAAAAGAAGATGGCAAATTAGATTACACTAATGAATTAGCATATTGGAGAAAAGCCAACCACATTCATTCATGGTTTGTTAAAAACGTGCAAAATAACACTGATGAATGTATAGCTCATCAAGTCTCAGAAGAACAACTGGAAGAGCTATTAAGAGTGTGTAAAGAGGTATTAAAAGACCATAGTAAAGCTGATGAGCTTTTGCCCACACAAAACGGATTCTTCTTTGGTAGCACACAATACGATGAATATTATTTTGGGGCTATTGAGGAAACTATAGAAACTATTGGTGGAATTTTAGATAACTTTGATTTTAAAAATGAGAAATTATATTATGACTCTAGTTGGTAAAAATAAAATTAATTTATGGTTTCAATGCACCAAAAATATAGTATTATGGTAATGGTAAGAAAATACTAAAAAAGAGAGTGGGAGAAATGAGAATGAGCAATCTACTAGCTATGAAAGATTTATCTTCACAACAATTGGCAATGGTACAATCTGAGGTTAAAGGCAAAGAAAAGTCAAAAGGCATCGCATATGCACTATGGTTCTTTTTGGGTGCTTTAGGTGGTCACAGATACTATGTTGGCGATATTGGAATGGGTATTACAATGACACTGACACTAGGTGGATTAGGATTTTGGGCATTAATTGATGTGTTCTTTATTGGTTCTCGAATTGAAAAGAAAAATGAGGATTTAGAATATAATACAATCCTAAAAGTAAAGGCAATAGCATAGCTAACTCGACTAAGCGAGTATAAACAGACATTTAGGCTTAGAGCGTTCCCTGTGAAAACGGGGAGGTTGTAAGACAATATAAAATTAGGGATGTAATAATTATGTCGATTGAGCTGATAAAGTGTGGCTATTGTGGTGAAGAGGGTAATATAGAAGAAATAGAAAGTCATATTTGTGAAGATGAAGATGTCGAATAAAATAATAATATTATTAAATTAGTTATTGACAAATACACGAGTCATGTGCTATAATTTACTTATAGGTAAAAACAACAAAAAGAAAATGGAGCGTGATTAAATTGACAAAACAATATGTAGTATCATTAGATTCAATGTTCACAGTGAAAGCAAATAGTGAGGAAGAGATTCATGAGATTGCCCTTGCAAAGCTAAAAGAAATTTTGGTGTCGGATATGATACAGTTTGCTTGGGAAGAGGATGACATTGAATTTCTAGAAGAAGATGAAGATATGATTAAATTTACAACTGACATTGGAGAAGAAGTAGAATTAACAGATGAGCAATTAAGAACAGAAGCAAAAAGCATGATTGAATTTGCTATGAATGAAAAAGATTACACAATTGATGGAATCGATGCGAAAATGATAGCAGAGGATATTACAGGGATTTTTGGTAAACATGGTTTATCAGATAAAGCTTTGGAGATTATAGAAGAGCAATTGAATAGTTTTAAATAGATATTGACAAAAAGAAATTAATGTGCTATAATTAGTTATAAGTTAATTAAACAAAACAAACAAATGGAGGAATTGAAATGACAACAACTACTGAAACGAATGTACAAGATTTAATGGAAGAATGGGAAGTATCGGAAAATGAAGTTAAACAGGTTGCAGAGCATTTTGAAGTATCAGTTGAAGACCTGTGTAGATATCAGGATGAAGATAATTTAAGATTACATTGTTCTTATGACGATTTCTTCACATGGATGCACGAAGACTCAGATGTTTCATCTCTAATTGAGCTATTGAGAGAAGGCAGCAATGGAATTAATGAAGAGCAAATTTACACCTTAAGTAATGAACAAGTAGTATTCATGTACCAATAGTTACTATAACAGATTGCACAAATTAGAGCTGAGATTTTCAGCTCTACATACATAAAATTGGAGAGTGATTTCAAATGGATAGAACAAAGATGATAGAGAACTTAAATAGACAATTACCGATGGCACTGGCTGAGTTTAATGAGCATAGTATTATCGATGATTGCTATAGATATATGATTAGCAATGAAATATCTGCCAATTACGATGAAGAGAAAAATACTGATATTATTGTTTCAATAAGCCTATATTATTTAGAGCCAGAAGGTGTTAAATTAGTAATGACTGGGATTGATGAAGTTGGTGAAGTAGACCTAATCAACAAGGCAGAGCCTACAGAAAAAGGCTTAGAAATGCTATTGGAACAGTTTAATACAATTGTCTCCAATAAAGAATATATAAGGGAAAATGCTTTAGAAACAGGATTCATGGGGTAGATTGGAGATTATAATATGATTAAATATTTAATAAGAAAAGAGAAATATGATATTGAAGATGTTTTATCAAAAACACTTCTCTTTATGGATAGAAGAAAAAGTGACAAGGAAACAAAAGTAGACTACGATGGAGACCTAATGAAGATGGCATCTGACAGATATAAATGCTTTGTAAGTAGTGGAACAAAATGTGTAACCTGTGGAATCGAAGGGTCATATTTTGCAAAAGAAAGACATCAAAATGACAACGTGTATCACTTTAATCTGTATGCTTTAGGTGGAAACGGTGAAGAGGTGTTAATGACCAAAGACCACATTTTTCCTAAAAGCAAGGGTGGAAGAGACGAGGTTGTCAACTACCAAACAATGTGTTCTCCATGTAATAAGGAAAAAGGTGATAAAATAATTTCATAAAATAGTTATTGACATATAGAGTAATATGTGCTATAATTTAGTTATAGGTAAGAAGCACTCTAAAATGTATAATAAGATTAAGGTTGAAATGGGAGGAATTGTATTGATAATTACTAAAGAAGAAATGATTAAAAAGTACGCTTCAAACGAATTTGAGAAAAACTATATTGCAGAATTAGGTGATGAAGTTTATGAGCAAGTAGCCGATACAATTGATTTTATGGAAGGTGACGGAAACTATGAAAACATATCATTTAATGAAATTTTAGAACAGGCATTAGTGGTTTGCGTTCATACTTATGATTTTGTTACATTCAATTTGATTGAAGAAAAGCTCCCCAATGCAAGTTACACTGTTTTACATTACAAAGAAGCGAAAAGTGATTGGGATATTAAAATGGACAACAAAGGTGATGTCTCTGTCGCTATTAGTATGTCAGATGAACACTATATAATTATGTCATTGCTTGAAACACTGGAAGAACTCACAGATTACATGTTTGAACAGGGTGTGGCTAATAATGTTACCTTTGTAAATAATACAACTGGTGCAACCTATTGATATTAATAATGTTCTAATTTTATCACGAAAAATGATAATATAAAATCAAAGGGGTCGTTGTAAATGTTAGATATGCAACTAGTTAAATTAGATATTAAAAGAAAGTTTAATGAGTTAAAAAAGTACAATCCAGAAATATCAGATTTAACAATCACTAAAATAAATGTAGTAGGTAGTTACAATACAGAAAAGTATAAAGAAGGTAAAAGCGATATTGATTTTCAATTAATTACAGATAATGAGCTACCTAGTTGGGCAGATATAAATAGTATTGTTGATTATATAAATAGTGAACTAATTGATAAATATGGGGAATGTGAAAAAGGAAATCTAATTGATGTGGTAGCAATAAACAATACCTTCTTAGATGGTGAAGTATTTAAAGCGTGATAAAATGTTGATTTTAACTTAAAAGGAGGTACTACATATGACAATAAGAGTAACTGAAGAGCAATATAAAGTTATTCAAGAATTATCTAATACAGAAGAATGGTTAAAGATGATGTTAGATATAAAAGTAGGATACTTTAAAACGTCTGAATTAGTTAAAGCTTATAGAATAAAAAAATTAGAAGTTGCTAAAGAAGGAGAAAACACTCATATTTAAATAGAAATAAAAGGAGGAAATAAATTGTATATTATAAAAGTAAGTCAAAGCATGGATATTCCATTAATTTTCCGTTCTAATGCTGGATATACCGAAGTAGAAACACTTCCAGAAGCAATTGAAGTTTATACGGACTTAATTAATAAGTATCCTAATTCCTTAGATATTAAAATTTTTGAGTCAAGTGAAGTGGTTATGTCTAATGAAATAAAAGATGAAGCAATCAAACGTAAAGAAAAAGAGTATGATTTATTTATGAGGTTGAAAGAAATAGGATTGAGTGAAATATCTTATGTTGACATTAAAGATTTAAACGAGAAAATCTATAGTGTATAATTGAGATAAAATCTATCTTTCATTAAGGGGGGAATATGTATGGAAGAAAAATATAGAATAAAATACAAGAATCTCAAGACAGGTAAAAATTTTGATATCAAGTGTATAGAAAAGGTTTATCAAACAATACGAAAAATGGAGAAAAAAGGCGAAGCAATAATAGACTATGATGAAAGAAGCAAACGTTTTGAAAGTTTACTCAATAAAGATTTAGAGATAAAATGAGCATATTATAAAAAAGATTAGACACTTTTGCTTCAGTATACTAGAATGGAAGGAGGAATAATAAGGAAAGGGAAGAAAGAATATGAAATACGATACTAACATAAATAAGAATAACAATAGCAAGTCTTTTAAATATGACACCAATATTAACAGAATGACCAATAGCACTAAGAAGAAAGATGAATTTAGTACTAAGGGCGCTTTAATTTTTATCGGAGTAGCTCTTCTTATAGTCTTCATTGTTACTTCATTCAATAGCTCTCCATCTTACTATGATAGTAATGATTATGACAGAGATGGAGACTACGATTTAGATGATGGTGTAAAATACTTGGAAGATAGCATTAACAGTCAAAAATAAATATACGAGTGTCTATTGGAGTTTCAGTAGACATTTAACGAAAACTACATATTGACAAATAAATGGCGATATGCTATACTATATTTAGAGTTAAGAAAAGGGAGATGGATGAATATGAATCAACAATTGAGTATCTACCAATTAGAACGTGTAACTTCTCTTATTGAAAAACACCTAGAAGGATTGAGTGAGTGGACTAGTGGAGAACATGATGAAGAGTATCGTGAGTACAGTGAAATTAACAAGACATTGAATGAGCTTATGAGTGTTAAGATTTCAGTAAATAAAAAAGATGTAGTGGAAATACATGGCTATGTAGACCAATTAATAAGTAACGATAACGGTGAATTTGATATTTTTGGAAGTTCTTATCTATTGGTTCCTAGAGAGTGGGCTTTGAACGTGGTAATAGAACAAGGCTTCAAAGATTTAGAAGATTTCTTTTCTAGTTACAATTATGATGATACAATGGATTTGATTGACCTAGCAATTCAAGATGGTGTATTACTGGGGACAGGAACTGGCTTACAACCACATCTTTTAGACGGAGGTAAATAAATGACACAGTGGAATTACAAAATAAACGGTGAAAGATTAAGAGAGGCAACACAAAAAGACGATGAGTGGGAAACATTGGTAGAATTAGATAAAGTGTTAAAGTCTTTTGCTCCAAAGATTAAAGATGAATACATGGCACAAGATTTTGAAGAGTTAATTGAAATAGTCGATAGTGAAGTTTTAGAGGGTAAGGATGCAATAGAGCAATTCTTAGAAGAGGAAGATGCACAAGAAGACCTACAGGAGCTTGTAAACGACAGACTTTCAGAGTTCTATGACTTATGTGATGGATGGCGAGTATGGATAACATTATAGTCTTTATATTATCATTTTTAAAAAGCTTGTTTACCACTAGTTTAATAGGAACATTGATTAATTTCATTTTGGCGACATATCTCTATAGAAGAGGAATTAAAAAACATGACACCAATCCTAATAGTCTAAGTGTGTTTATCCCTTCAATGTGTTTATTGTTCTTTACTGGGATTGTAGGGGTAATATTAGCTATAATTGTTTACAAAGATATAAATTAAGTATTGACAAATATTAATGTTTGTGCTATAATTTACTTATAAGCTTAAGAGGAAGAGAGATGATATAAATGGAACTATCAAAAAACAACAATAATAGTAAAGTCTTAGAGGAGTGGGACACAGAGCCGAATGAGCTAAGATTTGAGCATAATGGTCTGAAGTGTCTTGTTCTTAGAATGGAACAATTGGGACATTTATGTGGGTATGTAGGAATTAAAGAATATCCAGTAGACTTTGATGAATATTCAATAGATGTTCATGGTGGAGTCACTTATGAGTCTACAGTTGAAAATTCTTTTGGTGTTATGAAAGATTACTTTGAAGACTGTAAACATGTTATTGGATTCGATGCGGCTCATTATATGGATATATCTCCAAAGATGGAGACAATGTTAAATAAGCATCTATATGGTGGAACATACAAGAATATGGCATATATGAAAGAAGAGACGATTAAACTTGCAGAACAATTAGCGAGAACTGAATCTGAATTTGTAAAAACCTTTAAAAACTGGAAGGGTGACTTAAACAGTTATTTACAGGTTGGAGACATTGTTGATGATGAGTTGCGCAATCACTTTATTAATGTTCTTCCTCCAATCACACACACAAGCAACTTAATTCAAATGGGAGAGCCTTATAATCATATTAATGGTGAAGCCATTTTTAGCACTTTGGAACGTGTGGGGGTAGAGTCAAACTGGGTTTATCGTGGAAATTGCTTTAAAGGAAGTACAGTCGATTACACAGATAAATAAGAGATTAAATTCTCTTATTTATTCTTAAGATAGTTATTGACAAGTATTGGTTAATGTGCTATAATTAATTTATAAGTAAGAAACAAATGAAACGGAGATGGTAAGAGTGAAAGAAAAAATTGAAATATACAGTAACGCAGATTTCAGAAAAATAGTTGCAGACTTTCTTACAGATAAAACAGATGGGGGTGCTGACGATGGCATAGTAAGAGAGACATTTAAGCTGATTGACATAGTTAAAGAAAAAATAAATCTTGGAGAAAGTAATATTATTCTTGAAGATATGAATGTATGGTGTGGAACATCTGATGTCGTTGATGCTATGCTAGAGCTATATGATTACAAGTGGTCTGAAAAACTATCAAAAGTCGATGACTATATACACGTTTATGTAAAGAAAGAAGAAGTTGACTCGCTATTTGAATAAATACTTATTGACAAAACAATAGTAATGTGCTATAATTAAGTTGTAGGTAAACCGATAAAAGTATAATATTATTTGAAGAAAAGGACAACTTTCATTGTTGTCGCAAGCTCATATTGAGACTATGCATTTGCGAGAGCAATGAAGTGAGCTTAAAAAAAGTGGGGGTGCAACAAGTGATTGAGATAGAAGATGACTTTGTTTATATTCATAAGATGGAATTAGATGATTTAAAAAGAGGAAAGCTATGTTTTGCATACTTGCAAGCAGAAGGAAAAAGCGAAGATTTTAATATAATACAATCATCATCATTAAGCTTTTTGTTTAAAATAGATGAGAATAAATATGAAGTGGTAATTAATAATTCAATATAAAGTGTTATAACAATATTATAAATAGATATTGACAAATTAAGTGAAATGTGTTATACTTAGTTAGTAGTAAGGAGAGACAACATGAAAGCTTATCTTATCAACTTAGGGAAGTACAACGAAGGTGAGAGCATAGGTAATTGGCTCACGTTACCATATGAAGAAGAGGAATTGGAAAGCATTCTAATTCAAATCAAAGTCGCCACCATGACAGATGGTAAATTTTCTTTCGGCTATATAGAGAGAAATCAGATATATGAAGAGTTTGCCATTCATGGTTTTGAATCCGACAATGGAATTGAACTAGAAATATCAGAGTATGAAAGAATAGAAAGAGTCAATAACATCACAAAAGAAATTGTTACATTGGAAATAGAAGAATTAGAAATACTAAAGGCTTTCATCGGACTATATAATAACAATCTTGATAATGTGGAGATGGGGATTGAAGTAGTCCAAGAGAATAAGTACATTATATATCATGATTGCAATAATCCAAAGGATTTAGGATACACCTACATGCTTGTTACAAATCAACTAGATGGATTAAGCAATGAAGTTAAAAAGTATGTGGACTTTAAAAAGATTGGCAGTGACATTATGGAAGGTGGAACCTTTGTTCAAATGGAGAGTAAGTATATAGAGTTTATTCATTAAGGCTCTATATACTTAAGTTATTAATTACTTAATACATGTTTAAACTTTTAAATAAAGGAGCATGATATGAATACATATAAAGAAGATTATCACATAAGGCAATTTAAAATTAGTGACGAGAACATTTAATAGTGTTTTGGTCAGTGAGTTTAAAATAGATATATGTCGCAGAGGCTTATGGAAAATAAAAGGGGAAATATAAAATGGAAAATTTAGTTATTTTAAAACAATCAGAAACCAATGCAAGTAAAATAATATCAAAATTTATCGACAAAAAAAAGGAGAAAAGTGACAATACTTCAATTTCCTATAAAACAGACATTGTGCAATTTACACTGGAAGTGTATAATAAGACATTGGAACATGTTACCCATCATGATTGGAACAGACTAAACGAAGAAACTTTTCTAGGTTACTATGATAAACTATATAAAGAGAAGGTTAATGGTAAGAAGAAATATAAAAACAATACCATTAACAGAAAGATTTCTTCTATAAAGGAGTTATTGCGATATCTAAAAAAGAACAAAATAATAACATCAGATATTTCATATTTAGATACACTTGATAAATATATTGATGATGCTGAATCAGTTGAACCAATGCCCCTAGATGTTGCCTTACAATATGCAGAACACATCTTAAAGACAGAACGATACAAAGCATATGAGAAGTATTGTATAAGCTTACTTGCAATTGACACAGGACTTAGACAGTCTGAGTTAATTAATCTAAAGGTGTCAGATTTTGTTTATGAGAAAGAATATGTAATTATACGAGGCAGAGGAAAAGGAAACAAGAAATGGATAAAGAAAATAAGTCATGAGTTGTTTGCAAAGATATGTAAAATAGATAGCAATAGCGAGGGTAAAATATTTACTATAAGTACTAAAAACGTCATAGATATGATGGCAAGAGCGAGAAAACAATTGAATCATGAGGGTAGAAAATATAGTTTCCACTCATTCAGAAAAACGGCAGTGACATTTGGATATAGACAAACAGGAGATATTATGGAGGCAAAAAGAATTGCTAATCACAGTAATCTGAAAACGACTCAACTATATGTTGAAGAAGAGGATTATGGTATGACTGGTGCAATATCAATTGGAGAAAACATTAATCCAAACCTTTATAAAGAAGTTCCTCATAAATTACTATTACAAGGATTAGAGCAACTTAGAAAAGACAGTCTCTTCTTACTCAACATAGCAATAGACAAAATAGAAAAACAAGATACATCTATAACAGAAAACTAAAATTAGAACGGAGGGAAATCAGTGAGAACTGGAAAGAACAAAGTAGACCTACTAAACATAGTAATAGAAAATATAGATTTAGTAAGAAGAAATGCGAAAGCAGACAATGAAATAAAAGAGCAGCTAAGTGAATATGGTGTTTTGGAGGGAGAAGTTCAAAAATACTTTAATAATCCAAAGCTAATGCAAGATATTGACATAAGATTATTTGGACTTATTACAGAACAAATATATCTTAAAACAGGGGTAAAAGAATTAGATATAAAAGATTGGTTTAATAAAAGTGAAATAACTGAGATGCACCAATTTTATATGGATAATGAGGCTGACGAAGAGGTTTTTCCTCTAACACTAGAAAACGTTTTCAGAGTGGATGCTGATGTTTGGAGCTGTCCTGTAGATATTAAAACTATTGCAAGACTGATGAAAGCAAACCTTCTATATTACAACTATGATATCCAAAGACAAGCAACAATTAAAAAAAGATTAGATGAGATAATAGTCCGTCCCACAGTAAACAAGAAGAATGTAAAAGAAATGACAAGTCTTCTATTAAAGAAAGAATTACTTCCTACACCTTTGGCTTTTAACGGAGCAATTAGAACATCGGATAGTGGAGAAGAGTTTATTTACAACAATAAAAGCCATACATTGACAATAACAGAGGGAACTAGATTAGACATATTAGATGGCTATCATAGGTGTTTAGCTAGTCTTGAGGCATATTCTAAAAATCCTGAATTAAGTTTTAACTTTACAGTACAATTTACAAATTGGTCTACAAGCAAAGCACAACAATATCAAGCTCAATTATCGAAGGCGACTCCGATACCAAAATCCAGAGCAGAAGAGCTAGAGAAGAGTAGATATGCTGATTTAATAGTGCAACAATTAAAGACTGAATCAGACCTAAAAAACAGAGTAGGTTCAGACAAGAGATTGAACACAGTTGCAGGAGAAATTGTAAATTACAGTGTTCTTACAAAAGCAATAGACACTGAATTTCATGTTAAATCTAAAATGGATGCAAATGATGTTGGAGACTATTTAGTAAAATTCTTTGACCATCTTCTAGGATATTTTTTAGAGAGATTTGAGTCAAGAAATGACAGTGACTTATTAAGAAACAATAAAATGTTCTTTGGATATGTTGTATTAGCAAAAAGATTTAGAGACAATGGTATACCACTTAAGAATATAAAAGAAGTTCTTGAAGGTATAGATTTTGATAGAAAAGGAAATCACTGGGAAGAGTATAAAATTATTAAAAATGGTTACTTTACAACCAATGCAGAAAAAGGAATTAAAAAATATTTTGACTCAATTGAATTAACAAAATAAAAATACGAACAATAAAAAGGGGAAAAAGGTGAAGATATGATTAAATATGAAGATTTATATAATGAAGAGATTAAGAAAGAGTTCTTAGAAGAGATTGAACACATACCAACAAGAACTACTATGTTCTTTTCATTAAGAAATGCTACAAAAACAGAGAGACAACTTAATAAAGATTTATATGAGATGAATATTGATGAACTTGCAGTTGTTCTAAATGGAGCAAAATCCTCTACTATTTCAAGTGTTCATAATTATATCATGTCATTTAGCAGATATATCGATTGGGCATATGGAAAAGGCTATATAGAAGGTAATATTAATCCATTATCACAGAAAGACCATGTGGAATGGGGAAGACAGTTTGTAACTTCATATTTAAATACTATTCTCACTAGAGAGCAAGTTATCGATATGCTACAAGAATTAGCAAATGAGATAGACCAAGCAGTGCTACTGGCTATATTTGAAGGTATTAGTGGAGAAGGATTTAGTGAGCTACTTAATTTAAAAATGAAAGATATCGATGAAAAAGATGGGCTTTACTTTGCTAATTTAACAGATTTAAACGAAGACGAAAGAACTATTGAAATTACTAAAAAACTATATAAACTATTAGACCAAGCAGATAATCAGTTAGAATACATTAATAGTAATGAGAATGGAACCTTACCACAGACATTTTATAGTCAACTATATGAAGGCGATAGAGTCTTTAAGAAGTCCAAAAGAGGGAAAGTGACGGAAGATAATTTATTAACCCACTTGTTTGTCAATCGTAAGTTCAACATGTTTAAAAAGGTATTTGATAATCATTATCTAAATGCTAGAGACATTAGAAAAAGTGGCATCTGTCATATGGCATATAACCTATTCAAAGAAAAAGGTAAACTGGAGACAGAAGACTATATTAAGATTGGTAATCACTATAATACAATTTGGACTAGTACAAACGGTAAAAGATATAGAAACGTTACGGCTATTAAAAAGATATTAAATAGTGAAACTGTAATCGATACTTACAAAGTAGATATGACTAAATAATTATGTATAACAGTCTTTTAATTGTCAAGCTGACGATTTAAAAGACCTAGATAAAAACTATTTATTGATAAATGAAATCTTATATTGTTTTTGAAGAACTACTTTTAATAGGCGCTTAGACCCACTAACTAGTCTAAATGACACAAATTGTTCTTATTTCTTCAAAAAGAGTGTACGAACCATGTTTTACCAGTAGTAATTTAGGTGGGACATGTTATACTCATTTAGGTAGAACGACTAAATTTACAGGTACTTTTATAGGTAAAAAGAATAATGTACTTTAATATATTTGACAATATCTTTGAATGCCAGTAATATAAAAAATGCTAGTTTTAGCAGAAGCTAAATTTAACCAAATATATTACAGTTGACATCTGAATGTAACATATGTAATATGGGAACATAAGTTCTCCTCAAGTCGTAGCCAACGGACAATTTAAATATATAGTGGGGGTAAGTGTGTGATTAATCTTAGTGGTAAAGTAATATTTTATTTTGATACAGAAGAATTTGGTGTTGAAGATTTGGTAAGTAATTTAGATGACACAAACGTTAGATATATTACAGTAACTACAGAGGACGGTAGCGAGATAAAACTATCACCAACACAACTTCTGTTAAAAGGGTTGGTAAGCTTTAATGATGAGACTGAAGAAGAAATAGAAATCATATAATAAAAACTATATATCTTCAATTCAACGGACTAAAGCAATGAATTATTAAATAGATTAGTAATTTCAAATAAGCTAAGTTACATGGCTTATTTGAAATTAAATAATAGGAGATGATTATATTGGTAAGTATTATATCTAGTAAATTGGAATGTAAGTGTTGCAGTAGCATATTCCCAATACCACGAAGAAAGTCGGGAAAGAGAGAAAAAGGTCATATTAAGCATTTGTGGTGTATCAAGTGTAAAGAAAGAACAGAACACATTGAGCAATCGTACTATTGGTAATCACATATAACAGAAATAAAAAATTAGAGCTTGGATTTTAAACTATATATTGACAAGCTATCTTGTTGAGATGGATTTTCAATTTATATATAACAGAAATCAAAAATTAGAGCATGGGACTTAGGAGGAAACAAAAATGATAAAAGTAAAAGGAACACAAACTAACGCAAAGATTTACTCGGAGAATAAACAAGAAACAGCTATAGAGCAAATTAATGAGCTATGTAACCAATCATTTATGAAAGACCTGAAAATTCGTATAATGCCTGATTACCACGCAGGAAAAGGATGTGTAATTGGTACAACAATTAAGTTAGAAGGTAAGGTAGTGCCAAACTTAGTTGGTGTAGATATTGGTTGTGGTATCTTGGTAGCTGAAATAGGTAAAAAGGAAATAGATTTTGCGAAATTAGATTCTGTAATTCGTGAGTGTGTTCCAAACGGAGCAAACACTCATGAAAAAAAGAATGAAAATAGAGATTATGACCGTTTCGATTCTGTTAATTTTATTGCAGACGGAATATCAAATATTAGAACCAACCTTAGTCTTGGTACATTGGGTGGAGGAAATCATTTTATCGAGATATCTGTAGATGACGAAGGAAACCAATATCTATTAATCCACACAGGAAGTAGATATGTGGGGGCAAAAGTTGCTAAGTACCATCAGAAGAAAGCAACGGATTCAATTGCAATCAAGGATGTTTCAAAATTAATAGAGTCGCTGAAGGAACAAAATCGTCATTCAGAAATCCAAAGTGAGCTAAAGAAATATCAACAAGAGAATCCACCTGTTCATAAAGACCTTGCCTATTTAGATGGTCAACTGTTCAACGACTATATTCACGATATGAAATTAGCACAAGCTTATGCAATAGATAATAGACTTGAGATTGCTGCAACAATTATTACGAAAATGGATTTTGAAGTGATTGATGCTTTCGATAGCATTCATAACTACATTGATACAGAAAATATGATACTGCGCAAAGGGGCAACATCTGCACAAGAAGGTGAGCGCTTAGTAATACCTATTAATATGCGTGATGGCTCCATCATTGCAGTGGGTAAGGGTAATGAAGATTGGAACTACTCCGCGCCTCATGGGGCTGGTCGTGTACTAAGCAGAACACAAGCGAATAGCCAACTGAACTTAGAGGAGTTTAAGAGTACTATGAGCGATGTGTGGACTACTTCTGTCAATGAAGAAACACTCGATGAGTCTCCAATGGCTTACAAGTCAATGGAAGAAATCAAAAGTCAAATAGGCGATACAGTAGATATTTTAAAAATCGTTAAGCCAATTTACAACTTCAAAGCAAGTGACAAATTTGTAAAAACAAAAATGAAATAAGCAAATAAAAACACTATTTTATGTGGAAATGAGGAAAACATGACCGAACATAAAGCCGTTATTATGGGACAAATATACAGGGAGCATTTTTCATATAGGAGTCATTGGATGTATATTCCAGAAATTGATGAGAGTACTGTTCTAGATAGGTTTGAAAATCTTTGGGAGGGAAATATATATACAGATAAGATTATGGTGGGCGATTGTATTTACATTAATGAGCTAGATGTAAGAGCTGAAGTTCTAAACAGAGTAATATCCACTAATGGAGTAGTTACCTATGAAACAGACCACTTTATTAAGACTGAGAAAAACCAAAAGACAGAAGACTCATATAAGGTTGCACAACTAATGAAAAAGCGTACCGAAGCATTAAATGAAGCCGAAATAGAAGGAAAAAACAAATGGCGCAAAGAACTGGAAGAAGAAAGAGAATTAGTTTCCAATAACCCTAAAGAGTCATGGTTTAAAAGAATTCTCGGATAATTACTAGGGGGCGACAAATATCGACAAAGATGTCTATGAATGGATTGACTTTGAACATGAGCCAACTGGACACTATGGAAAATTAAAAGTAGGATTCAATACTAAAAAATGCACTTACTACTATATAGAGGCTGAACCACGATGGATTATGAACATTGATAGAGATGAGGTAATTGAGAAGTTTGACACAGGCGAGTGGATACTGTTGAACTCCAGAAAGATAAGTAGACACTTAGAGACACTATGGAATCTTAGATGGTAATGTATAATTTTTATTAACTATATAAACTAAAAACAAAATATTGAATATAACAGCAATCAAAAATTAGAGCTGAGAAAAAGGAGAATTACTATGACAGAAACACAAAAGAAAGAATTTGATGCATGGGTGGACGAACGTGAAAAAGAACTGTTTAAAGTAGAAAAATTCAAAGAGCTAGGAAAATCAGGTGATTATTTATATCAAGCCTTATCCTTCCTTGGTAATGGCTCATGGCAACTAGCTCTTGCTTCCACACTCTTGAGAGATGAGCCAAAAGTTTCTGAAGAGCTAAAATTAGAATTAAAAGAAATTCAAAGAAAACTTGGTGATTTTCAAGAAAAATTAAGAAACTTATAATTCTACATCTTTTGACAAAATCTTCAACATTGTGTTAACTTAAAGACATTAATAAACTATTAATCTTAAAATAGGAGATGATTTAAGTGAATATATCTGAAGAGAAGAATTATCTTTATGGAATGATGAAAGATATTACCGATGAGAGAAGACGCTTATCTGAGATGTATATGAGCTTAAAAACACGATTAGACCAGTTGAACACTCTAGAGGAAAAAGGTGTAACAGAGCTATCCACAAAAGGATTCTTTGATATGTTTAATGACCGAGAGACAACAATTCAAATAACAAATGTGCAACGTGAGGCTCATTCTGCAATTAAACAAGAAATAGAAAAAGATATTCCAATGCCAAGAAGATATGTTGACACAGAATCAGCTATAAAAGTGGCAGAAGAAACCGTTCAGAAGATTGCAGATGAAAACCCAGCTCAACAGGTAGCAGCCACAACTATAGAATCAATTATTCCTCAAGAGAAAATAGAGGAACTTAAAGATAAGGACTTTAAAAATGCCAAAACAAAACCAAGAAAACAGGTTAAAAAACGTGGCGCAAGAGTGATTAGTGGACTGAGTACAAAAGAAGCAAACGAACTAGTTGAAGAGATTCTAAGGGAACGCAATGAGCCTGTGCCAAATAAAGAGCTTTATGATTTAGTTGTACAAAAGAGTGGACACAAAGACGTTACACTTAAGAACTTCACAGGAAACATATTGACTCGCATATTTAAAATGAATGAGCATGTAGTACGCAGTGGAACAGGATTTTCACAATATAAAGAGTAAAATAGAACTGTGAGACTATTCACAGTTCTTATTAATAACTAGCTATTATACATATTATTCGATGGGAGTGGTAGCACATGAGAATATGCAATGTTGAACATTGCAATAAGATACATGAGGCAAAAGGATATTGCAAGAACCACTATAAGAGCTTTCTAAAGTATGGGAATCCATTGCACATTGAAGAAACGAAAAAGAAAGATGAAGAGAAACGGAAAAAACGAAATTTAGAAAAACAAAATAGAGAAAAGCAATACTCCACAGAAGGTACATGCGCTGTAAACGGATGTGATTCTCCTATTAAAGCCAAGAGGCTCTGTGACATGCACTATTCAAGAAAGAGACGCAACGGAACACTAGAGACAACTAGAAAAGCAATAGTAGTTGAGAGTGGGAAGTGTTTGGTTATTGAGTGCGACAATCCACACAAAAGAAATGGATTGTGTACAACACATTTATCCTATGAAAGATTATATGGAACTCCATATCTATTTAAAATAATTAAGCAATGTGGTGTTAAAGGCTGTGAAAGGGAGCATTTGGCAAAAGGATTATGCAACAAGCACTATCGTGAATGGTCTATAATTAAAGATGAATATGGCTTGGAGTGAATTAAGAAATCTGAATATTGCTATAACAGAAATCAAAAAATGAAGCGGAGGTTTTTCCATGATAGTCATAGAAGGTAAAAATAGGAAATCAATAGTTTTGGAGAATTTAATTCGAAAGAGTTTTATGACAAATAATGTGTTGATTATAGATACAGTGGGATTAAAATATCTTTCCGAAAAATCAGATTTCAAACATGTTATTCTTGAAGAATACACAAACCATAACGAGCTAATTAAGGCTTTTGAAAAAGATTATATTGAATTTTTTAGTGAGTATGATTGGATAGCATTCTATGTGAATTCAGATGTTTCTTCTATAGAGGATTTTAAAGTCCTAGACAGAAAATACGTTCAAAACTTCATAGTCACTGTTCAAAGGAACAATGGACTAACGAATACTTACTATATTTGATATAACAGAAATCAAAATTTAGAGCTGGGGATTTTTGAAAGGGGCAAATTTAATGGAATATGAGCATAGAGATTACTTTATAAAAATTGACTTTGTGGGAGATTCAATTACACCTGTGTATCGCTTCAGATTATACAGAGAGAAGAAGTTTTGGTTCCCTAAAGCTCTTTGGGAAGAAACAATTTTCAGAGAAGATATAAAAAATTACAAGATAAGCTGTGATAAAGTTATTGATAATTATGAAGAAAACAAAGCCAGATGGAATTAGTAAATCATTGATTTTATTAGGAAAAAGGAGGTAATTATATGTATACGCTAAAAAGTCTTGAAGAAATCGAAAAAGCAATAGACATGATGTTTCAAGAAACTGATGCTTCGCAAAGAACTAAAAGCCGACACTTACTTAAAAATCAGTTCCGCATGGCTCTAGATAAGATAGGTGGATTAGAACGTACAAACAAAAGGTTGAAAAGTGAATTAGAACAGTTTCCAGAGTATAGGGAACAACAGCTTTTAAATTCCATTACTTCTTATTTAAGTATTTTGAGCAAATGAACATTTCGAAACAAACTAAGAATTAATAAAACTAACATTTTATAATGAAAAGAGGAAAAGAAAATGGATAAATTGTATTCACACTGTAAATTTTGCAAGAAGAAATTCAAGGGTAAGGATGAAGTTGTAAGCTCCATTGCAGGTGGAGGTCGTGTCTATCTTCATAATGATTGCCATTTTGACTACTTATTAAACACCTCAGATATGCCGAGTTATTTCGACAGCTATGAAGATATGATAGCCGAGTTAACGGAAGATGGAATATTAGATTAGGAGGGATAGAATGAAAAACATAGGAATTAAAGTCAATGGAGCTTTCTTTAAACTGGATAGAGGCACTCTTACATGGGATGAACTCATTAACATGATTGAAGCAAATGGGATTCATTATACTGGTCAGTCAGTTTGGATTGATGACGAAGGAAATATTGTAGACGGAATTTTTGATAAGAATAATAACAAATGAAATGTTCCTTTTATTAAAAGATAAGAATGGAGGTTATGAGATGTCAGAAGAGAACTTTGAACCGTACACATTTCATGATAAAGTTTTAAGTGATTTGGAAGAAAAACTGAATCACTACAAGAAATTAGCAAAATACACTAAGAAGACGGTTAAACTAAATCAACATAAATTTAATATTAAGTTCATGGAAGGGGTTATCTTAGAATACCATAATGAGCTAATTGAAGAGTATGAATTACAATAAAAAATCTGATTTATTGGATAAAGAAAGGTGGTTAGTGAATTGTCAGAGTTTATCTATAATACTTTAATGATAGTGGTAATAGCATTTCCGTCACTGTGGTTATATTGGGAAATATATAAGGACACCTTAATAACTGATTATAGTAAATCAGAAATAGCTGGGGTATTATTGGCTTCATCAATACCAATAGCTAATTGGATTTTTATGATAATGTATGTTTATCAGCTAGACAATAATGAAGATTCGATTAAGAATTACGTGAAGAATCTAAATGAAGTCAGAAACTGTAGAAAGTGCGACATTAGTAGTAGAGTCTATCAAATGAAGAATAATATCAATAGTGATTTAGAATGTCCACATTGTAATGTTAAAAACAGTAGCGGAGTTTTCCCTGATGGAGAGTATCCGTTCGCACCAAAATTAAATAGATTCAAAGCACTTAAACTTATAAAAAATGAACATAAGATGAAGAATGTTGAAAAGAATTTCAAAGAATTAAAGAAGTATGACAATGAATTGGTAGCCTATGAAACGCTACAACTGAAAAAATTACAGGAGTTTGAACAAAAGGCTAATGAAATCAAAGCTGAATTAAAAATTATATAAAAGAATCGATTTATTTGGAAAAGGGGAATGACTATGAAATTGTTAATTAAATATGCACTCAATAAATTGTTAGACAATGATAAGTTAACAGGTAAGGAACGTGGAGTAATTCATAATATCATTAAGGTGAAACTATGAAATTTAAAGAGAGAAAAGTTGTTTATAAAGATTTTCAACATAGACAGTATCTTATTGAAAACGTCCCTTATCAAGTCAGCGAAGGTATAGATGAACCAATTGATGAGGATTTAATAATCAGTGGTGCAGTCATGTTACGGTTATTAAAGATACTCGAATATATGGAGCAAAGTAAACTATTATTTTTCGAGTATGATACCGATTTAGTCTAATGTCACTGTTCTACTAATAAATGAAGTGAGGAGAATGAATAGTGAAAGCCACAGGTAAATTTAAAATTATTATGGCTAATATGGAAAGGGAACAATTGCTCAACTTTATTTGGGTGTATGATAATTATGTAGACCTTGTTCTGCATGAAATGAAGAGCGAGGAAGATTGGGATGTTTCCCCTTTGAATATTGAAGATTTTTATCATGAAGTCTACAAGAAAGATTTTAAAGTTTAGTTAATAAAACAGTCATTTCATCATTAAACAATTGGAAAAGGAGAAATGTGTAAGTGAAAATTATTAAGACAAATTTGTCAATTTCTAATGGTAAAATTGTTGACCATCAATCATATGTAGAAGAAGAAAAAGATTGGAATTCATTTATTGAAAAAGTTGAATCTGGATTTTTATTTTCAAAGAGTTATAAGGTTAAAGTTGAAAATATTGTCCATGATGATTTTCATTTGTCATGTGATGTGTTTAATTCAATTGGTGCATTCACTAAACATCTAGCATATATTGATGGTCGTGTAATTGTTATCTAATAAAACAAATATTTTATAATGAAAAAGGAGAGAGCGACATGCCTAAATTTAAGCTGCATGAGAAGTTGAATATTAGAACCATGAATGTAACTATCCCAATAATAATAACAAAAAGAATTAAAGTTTCGGATGTAGATAACGAAAACATTTGTTTTTATATGTATCATTTTGAGGATAGTCGAGACATCAAAGACAAATGGACATGGGATAAAGTACCTGAAGAGAATTTAATCGATATGAAATATGAAGCTTTAAAACACAAATAAACTAAAAGGAGAGCTTGCAATGTCAATGTTAAAAGCAGAAATTAAACATCTAATTAAAGAGTCCATTTTGGAAAGCTTAACGGTAAAAACAGACACCACTGAAGATGGTGAGGTACGAGTTAGCATTTACTATGATGGTGAATATGTTGATGGAGAATTTTAATCAGTAAAATGAATATATTATAAAAGGAGAAAGTTACAGATGAAAAGACTTTTAATTGTATTATTAACAGTAGGATTACTCGTAGGATGCAATCGTGAAACTGGAGAGGAAATTAACGGAGAGATTGTTGACATCGGCAATTTAGGTAGTGGATATGATTTATTAAGAGATACTAATACAGGATGTATCTATATTAGAGAAGGAAGCTCTCAAGCATATCCGATAACACCTTATTTCGGTGAAGATGGTAAAGTTGCAGGATGTGGACAAGAGGATTTAGATAAGAGTAAGTATAATTGACTTGACATTCATTTAAAAACTAGTTAAACTAAAACTTAAGGGGACTATAAAATGAAAAATCAAATACACGATAGATATTATGATGCGTTTGGAACTACACCAACAGAAGATGAAATTATGGACATATATAATCAATTGCCACTGAGAATAAAACTTCTAGCCACAGAGTGGGGATGGGGTGATACAGAGGTTCGTGAAGACGTAGGATTGTGGATTGATAATAACTACGAAAGAAAAGCATTATAAGGAGGGCTCGTAAAATGAACTACTATAAAATTCATGGAAACAGAGGCTCTTACACTATTTATCACGAACAAAAATACTCAGTTGCAGAGTTGTTAGATATATATTTCATATCAGAATTAACATGCAAAGAAGAGCAACCATATGCTGATACTTTTGATATCATAGGTCACATGTGTAGACATTATGGATTTAAGTTACCAGTCAAGAATATAAAATATGAATGTGAAATAGATGTAAGCGAAGAAGAATTAGAATAGGAGAGATAAAATGGCAAAAATTTATAAGGTGTCTTTATACCTTACCGATTATAATGATGAATACCATGACAAAGAACATATGGAAGTTTATCTAAATGAGCACATAAAAAAACTTTGGGTTGGAGTAAGCTGCTTAGAGGCGCAAGAGTCAATTGAATTTGAGTTCGATGATGAGCTTACAATTAACAAAGTGAGTGCAACAAAAGAAGACTATGAAGTGTTTTTCAAAAAAGGAGAAACAGAATGAATAAAACAGAATTAATAGAAGAATTGAGAATGTCATTGCCTAGTAGAAGAATGTTAGAGGTTGTTAATATTGGAGCAGTCAAAGTTGGTGATGAGCTGATTATACTAAAGCAAAGACCAAATTACGATGTGATTGAAGAAAATATGATTGCGTACAATGAACGTCATAATGTGTATCATAATTATAAAGAATTGTTAGCCAAGAACGTTATTTTTAACACTGGTCTGTTCGGATTCAAGGGAAGAGAAGCAATTAAAAACTACTTAACGAAAGGAGAGTAAAACCAATGCGCTGGAGGTCAAAGTGGGATTACATTGCTATCGGTGACACTAGATTAATATCTAAATTTTTAATACTCCCAAAGCGTATTAGTCGTGAATGGAGATGGTTAGAGAAAGTAACGTACAGACAAGAGTGTGTAGACGAACTGAATTACGGCAGTATGGATTATGGGCATCATAAAGAATGGCGAGATAAAGAATGGGTAAAATGAGGTGAAATCATGGGAAAAGGAAAAAGTCTTCAAATATATCGAAAAATTCAGTAAGTCTAATAAACCTGTCAAGGCTACTCGATTAAGAAATAAAGACAGCAAAGATGAAGAAATGCTGGATTCTAAAGCATTAGGTATTGGATTGTATGTTTTATCATTTCTGTGTTTAATATTGGTGATAGTAATTTGTTTATAATATGAATCTATTATTCGATAAAGGAGAGTTGATTATGGGAGATGCAATTTCTAGCTTGACAGTTGTTCATGTTAATTCATATGAAGCAACTATTAAGAATAAAGACATATTCGAATTTTATGTGGGTGAAGATGAGGTGTCCATTTCATTTAATTGTGACTATCAATATGAGGAAGTTGGTTATCCAAGATGGAAATCCATAGAACCTCTAGATAAGGATGAAATTACTTGTATACAATTAAATTACAAAGATGGAAACACAAAAAATATCATTGTTCCATTCAAAGATGTATCGACTAGTGGCTCCTATTGTGCCAACATAAAGAGCAAATATCATGAGCATCATAGTTATTGTGAAATAATTTGGAAGAAGAAAACAGAATAAAAGTCACGATTTATCGTAATTAAATTTGAAATGGAGGTTTTAAAATGAAATTATTCATGTGTGAAGCGGTTGCAATTGATTATGAACCAAGAAGCTTAATCGTAGCTGAAAGCGAGAAAGATGCTGCTAAGAAATTTGAGGAGTCTTTAGATGATAGTGGAGATTGGTACTCAAGCACTTCTGCTTATGAAATTAAAGAATTAGACGGTTATAGAATTATTTTAGAACAGATAAAATAAAGAAATTATTATAAACTAGATATTGACAATATAATAAAAGTGTGTTATTATTAATTTATCAACAAGAGAGAACAAAGAAAACAAAGGAGGAAGAAAAATGATATTTAGTAAAAACGATATAGATATTATATCAGGTAAGGAAGTAGTTGGAACAAATGTAATTATAGAAAGAGTAACAGACGAAATTAAGAATAGATTATCTTTTACTCCAGACTATAGCGGTGGAGAATACATTAGAAAAGAAGAAGCTGAAATACTTGTGCTTGAACTATATAACATTTTAAAAAACATGTAATAGATAGTTGAATAAAATGTAAAAGAGGAGTCATATGAGCGATTTACAAAATGAAAATGAAATGTTGAAAAAGGCATTGGGATTTTACGCAGACAGAGAAAACTATAAAATTTGGAGTGACACATCTAACAACTGCCCAACTAATAGTGTTCTGTTCGATGATGGTTTTAGAGCACGAATAGTATTAAAGCTAGAAGACTAAAATCTAAAACTTTTATAAATTAGATATTGACAAACAAGAGTACTTATGTTATACTTAATTAGAAGTTAAGAGTTAACAAAACAAAAAATGAAAAATAGGAGTGTTGAGAAGATGGATAAATATACTACAGTTACAGCTACAGGGGTAAAATACAATAATGAGCATGATGAGTACCATGCGTTTGAAGATGGGGTAAAAGCTGTTTTTGAGAAAACTGTCACAGAAGGTAAGAAACTATTCAAAACAAACGCAGAAGGATTGTTTGAAGTATTCTTAGATAGCTTACCAAAAGAAGCTAGACAATACTATAACTGTAACTCTTGTCGTCACTTTATTAATCGCTTTGGTGGTCTGGTAACAATCGATGATAATGGAAAAATGACTTCTGTTATGTGGGATGTAGATTTTACACCATCATTCTTCAAAAACTCAGTTTCAGCACTTAAAAACAAAGTAATGACATCTAAAGTGAAAGGAGTTTTCGTTGGAGAGTCTAGAGTATTAGGTCAACCAATGGCTGGAGGAGAGTCACATCTATCTGTAACTATTCCAAGAGAACTAGTAAGTCGCTCTTCATTGTTAACAGCAGGACAAGTAGCGGCAGAAATGTTGCAAGACTTTAAAATATTAACAAATGCTTTATTAGAATACTCTATTGGGACAGTGGATAAAGCTTTAACACTATTAAACTCAGAGGCTCTTTATCGCTCAGATAGAGTATTAGGAAATGCTGAATGGTTCAAAAAAATACATGTGCAACGCAACAGCGCCAAAAACTCAACTGAGAAAACAAATATAGTATGGTTAGCAGTTGCTACAGCACCAACAGGATTCACTCATATTAAGAACAATATGATTGGTACTCTTCTAGATGATATTAGCTCAGGACTATTAGCAGAAGCAGTAGCACGTAGATTCGCTGAGAAGATGAATCCCTCAAACTACATGCGCTCAACATCAGCACCAACCCAAAATAGCATTGTAGAAGCAGAAAAAATTGTTGAAAAACTAGGTATTGCAAATTCATTGGCACGTAGATATGCAACTTTAGAGGAAATTCCTTCATTCTTATGGAAAAACAGTGGGCTTCAAAAAGTAGCTAGAGAGATTAATAGTGGTGTATTTGGAAGTATCACACCTAAAGAGAAAATTAATGCCCCTATCTCTGAAATGGCACTGCCAAGCACAACAATGACATGGGATAAATTTAAGCGCACAGTAATGCCAACAGCAGACAACTTAGAAGTACTAGTAGATAACCCTAATCGTTTCATGGCTTTAGTTACTGCTGCTGACGAGACTGCTGAGAACATTCTACAATGGAATAATCCTTTTAGCTGGTACTATCATGGTGGAGTTGACGGAGAAATCAAACGTAGAGTTGAGGATGCTGGTGGACGATACGAAAACAATGAAATTCGTGTATCTCTTATCTGGGAAGGTTTAACTGATTTAGATTTACACTGTGTTAACCCAAGAGGTGAACATATTTATTACAGCACAGGCTCAAGAAAAGATAGATTTGGTGGATATTTAGATTTAGATATGAATGGTATGGACAAGAGTAGTCAAACACCTGTAGAAAACATGAGATGGTCTTCTAACGCACCAGAAGGAAGATATAAATTCTATGTTCACAACTACAGTGAGCGAGTTAATCAATTTAAAGGAACACCATTTAAAGTTGAAATGGAAATCAATGGCAAGACATTTGTTTATCATGGTCAACCTCTACGAAATGACAGCAAAGTAACTGTATTTGAGTTCGACTATGTTAAGGGTCAACAACCTAATATTACTAACAGTGGTTCATATACTTCTGATGACACATGGACAATTCAAGCTAACAACTTTGTAAAAGTAAATGGAATCACAACATCGCCTAATCTTTGGGATGGTAATGAAAATACTCAATCAGGAAATCATGTGTTCTTCTTATTAGATGGGGTAAAAGATACTTCAGAAGGAAAAGGTCGAGGATTCTTCAATGAAATGTTGAAGCCTGAGTTACGACAAATCCGTAAAACACTAGAAGCATTCACTAAGGATACTCCTATTGAAGATGCTGAATTATCAACAGCTTGTGGGATTGGTTACAACAACGACTCCGAGTGGAATTTAACTGTGAAAGTTACAGCTAACAACTCTACAAGAATCATCAAGATTGACCGTTGGGACTAGGTAATTGGAGGGAGATACACTCCCTCTAACTTTTATTAAGAAATTGATATTTTAATGTTAAAATGATAAGTATATATCAAAAATTTAATATGATATTGCAATAAAAGAGGAATATTATTAAGAAAACAAAATTGGGAGGATTATATAAATGAAAAAGAAATTCTTAATATTTTTTATAGGTGTTATAGCAATTGTTTCAGCAGGATGTGAAGGAACAGAGGCTGATACAGTGTCTCACAATTTGTCAAAGTCGGCAGATTCATTTGAAGTTCAACGAAGAGTGGTGTTCTTTAACGGAATTACGGACAAATACTTATTAACTGTTGAGGGCTTATGTGCACTTAACACAGACAGTGAGAAGAAGCTAACTGTCACCTGTAAGGTTGGAGACAATCAATATAAGAAGCATTATTTAGGATTGAGCGATAATGTGAGCTACTTTGTGGAACAAACAGATGCGAAGTTCGAAGATGCTTTCCACTACAAAGTAATATTTAGACCAGAGGCAATTGTTCCAGACATTGAAATACAAACAAGCAAATAAAATTCGCTAAAAGTAAAAGATAGTTATTGACATATGGCAAGTGCTGTGTTATGATTATTAAGTAGTAAAGAAAGGGAGGAAAACATGAACTTTAGTATTTTAATACCTGAGAAGATTAATGTTGGATTTCAAAGCAGAGAAGATACCTACACAAAGAAACTGGCATATATAATTTACTATGACCACAAAGGTGTTCTGCGCAAAGAGACATCGTGGAATAGTTGGAGAGATGAGAAAATCGAAAATATCATTGAAGAAAATGTTCCGACAAGTGGATTTGTTCTTAATAAAAAAGCTGGAGGGTATTCAAGTGGATGGAATCATCGACAAACTTATGTGCGAGTTTATGACCCACGAGGATTTGAATTTGAAATTGATGTAACTAATCTGCTATACATTCTAGAGAACACTAACTCCATTAAAGGAAAAGGATTAGAAGGAGAATTTGTTTACGGATGGGATGGTAAAGATTTAATTCTAATTCCAACTGATGCGCCTGATTACAAGGAAATCTCAGCATATAACAAGATTATACAACAAAAGACTTATATTAAAGGCAAGGAATTAATAGTTGGCGCAAAATATCTTACAAAGAACAATGAGGAATATGTGTATCTAGGTAAGTTTGATGAGTATGATTGGAATGGAACAAAGAAAAAAGGAAAATCATTCTTCTTCTATGCCGATAGAAAATATAGCAAAATTGAGACAATGAGAACATTAGGTGAAAAAATTATCTCAGTTGTAGAGGAAGAGTGTGTAGACAACTATGCAGATTTGTTTAATATACTGGAACGGAATCGTGATTACTCTCCAATTGATAAGACTAAAGATGAATATGTGGATTACACAAAAGAAGAGCTAGAAGAGGCTTTTGAGAGTAGAAGGTGGGGGAAATCGCTATATACTAAAAACAGAGAGAAACGGGAAATAAGATATTCAGACGGGATTTATTCATATCGAATAGAAAATCCTAAATATACCCCTTCATACGGATGGGGAAGAAGTCACAGTAATGAGCCGTACCATATAAATGTTGAATTTAGCAGTCTTGATGAGCTAATTAAAGAACTGGAGCCAAAATATTTGCGAACATATTTAGCAAATGGAAAACTATATTCGGAGGATAAATAACATGTCAAATTCAAATGACCAACGCATTTTAGCACTAAAGAAACAAATTGAAACGAAGAAGAAACTATTAGGTGAATCACATAAATTCTCCCCAGTAACTCACAGTGTATTAATTCTTGATGATAAGACACAAAACATTCAAGTACTAAATAAAAGTGAATTGATTGAGCTATTAGTGAAATTAAATTCATACTTACTCTCAGCAAAAGACTTAGGAGTCTTGCATATGTATGTGATTAATGGCTACCCACTTGAAGACTGGATTAAAGATGTTCAATCTAGATTCAATATACTATCGCAAAAAGAAGAAGAGAAGTCTTTAAAAGCAATGGAGCTTAAATTAACAAAACTTCTTTCCGATGGTAAAAAAGTAGAATTAGAACTGGATGAAATTGAATCATTAATTTAAAAAAAACAATTATAAATTAGATATTGACAAATAACATGAAAAATGCTATACTAAGTAAGTAGTAAAGAATAAGAATATCAAAAAGAAAGGAGTGAACAAATGTCTAAAACAAGAGCTATTAAGCGAACATTGCCTATTATCGCTGTGTTGATATTATGGTGGATAGGCAGTAAGTTTAGCACCCCTTTATTCCTACCTGAGCCTGAAAAAGTAGGGGAAACATTTTTAGACTTGGTTCAAAATGGAATGCTTCTAGAATCACTGAAGGCTTCTCTTTTCAGAATAACATCTGCAACACTTTTAGCGGCAGCTATCAGTATTCCAATTGGACTTCTTGTGGCGAACTATAAGGTTATCGACGATGTGGTCACTCCGATTACCAGTTTCATGAGGTTTATGCCAGTAACAGCATTTTATCCTCTGTTGATTATGTGGATAGGAATCGGAGAGCTAATGAAAGTATCTTTTCTATTATTTGCAACAATATTCTTCTTCTTACCAACAGTTATCTTAGCTGTGAAAGACGTAAGTACTGACTTAATAGATACGGCTAGAACAATGGGAATGTCGAAGTTAAAGGTGATGACGAGGGTTCTTCTTCCAGCTTCATTACCTTCCATTGCCCAATCTTTCCTAATGATGTACGGCATTGGATGGACATATATAATTATCGCAGAAATGATAAATACAAATATTGGATTAGGATATCTAATGAATATTGGGTCGGCAAGAGGAAGAACCGATATGGTATTTGCTGCTTTAATCACTGTTTTGATTGTTAGTTACATTTTTGATGCCATTGGTAACTCAGTTATTAGAAAAGTATTTAAATGGAAGTTCATTAGAAAATCTGAATAACTATAGAAGGCGGTGAGAACAAGAGTGATACAAGTAGAAAACCTAAGCGTTTCTTTTGGAAGTAACAAAATACTAAGTGATTTAAACATCAATTTTGAAAGTAATAAGATTTATTGCATACTTGGAAAAAGTGGAACGGGTAAAACAACATTGCTGAGAAGTATCGCTGGGTTACTTAAGCCATCTGAAGGAAAAGTATTATATGAAGGCAAACAAATCACAAAACCAATCAAGAATATATTTATGATGCATCAAAACTATACTAACTTTCAGTGGAAAAATTGCATGGAGAACGTACTGTTCCCAATAAAGCTCAATAGGAAAGCCACCAACGAAGATTATATTGAAGCTACTAAACTTTTAGTGGGAGTTGGATTAGGAGACCACGTTAAAAAGTATCCAGAGCAGTTATCAGGTGGTCAAAAACAGCGTCTGTCTCTAGCTAGAGTTCTAATGAGCAAGCCAGAAGTAATACTTATGGATGAGCCATTAAGTGCTTTAGATGATAAGACTAGGGAAGAAATGCAAGATTTAATCATGAGCTTTCAAAAAGAAACGAAGAGCACAATTATTATGATTACACACAGTAAGAGTGATGCCGACAAAATGGCTGACCATATAATTCAATTATAACAGGAGGAATTTCAATGACAAAAAAGAAATCAATATTTGAAAAGTTAGGACTAGTAGAACCAAGTGAGGATTTTAATCAAGATGAATTAATCGAGTCATTACAATTGCAATCAATGGAAATAGAGCAAGATGTTTATCACAATCATGTTCCCGAAATGGTTCTTCAATTTGGAGAAGACGAAGATTTTCTAATTGTAACAGAGATTTACGAAAAAGCTGAAATATCAGACCTAAGCAAATCAATTTTTAAAGCAGAAGAATTCGGAAATCATTTGCCCAACGATTTACCTTCAGAAGTCAAGCGCCAGTCTGTGATTGGAATCTTAACAGCGTCAGGATTACAGGTTGAAGAGCTATTTGAGGATGCAGAAAAGCGCATTAATGCTCTTAAAGAAGTATCAACAGTGACTACTGAGAAAAGCAATTTAGTAATTGCAGAAAAAGAACAGGAAACTATTGATTTACTAAATAAAATCGATTCTTTAAAGCAAGATATAATTAATCGAAAGACAGCACAAGAGAAACAAGACGGTCTCATTAACGATGAGTTAACTAAGATTGGTCAAATATTAAAATTTATCTCACCTAAATAAGAGGAGGAAACAATATGGAAACTATTGTATTAGGAATAATTGTACTTTTAATAGCTGGTGTACTCATTTTTGGTGGAAGCAAATTAAGAGTGTTGCTTAAAGGGTTCGTAGGACTGTTTGTTGAAGACTTAGCTAAAACTCCAGAAGGAGCTTCTGCGGTTTATAACCAAGCAATTGAAAAATCTCAAAACGACTACAACACAGCTCACAACACGCTTCAAAAAGTTGCTGGACAATTAGACTCTTCTCAGAAAAGTGTAGTTGCTACCAACGACAAGATACAAAAGGCAGAAGAAAAGTGTGAGGCTTTTGCGAAATCTGGGCAATTTGATAAGGTAGAGTTGTTTGCTCAACAGCGCAACGACCTTCTGGAAGAATTAGAATTTCACACAAGAACTGTGAAAGAATTAGAGCCAATTTTTGAAGAGGCTAAGCGAATTAGTAATTATCTAGAGCAGAAGCTATCAAAATTGAAAAAAGATAAGACTCGTGTTACCAATGATTTAAGATTAAATAGACAACTTAAAGATATGTATGACGACATGGATGAGCTAAAAAATACAACTAACGTTGATAAACTTTTAGATTCTGTTAAAGAAGGTGTCAAAGACTCTCGTGAGAAGGCAGTTGGAGCTAAGGTTGTACATGGTAATAAACTATCCACAAAAATCTCAAATGCAGATGAAGATGCTAAAAAACTAGTTAGCAATGACTATGTTGAAGAATTAAAGAAAAAATACCAAAAATAAAAACTAGTTATACAAAAAGAAGGGATGAAAAATATGAAGATGAAAAAAGTTACTCTTGCAGGAAAAATTGTTATCTTTAGCTTAGTATTAATTATGGTTCTTGGAGGTACGTACTTCTTCGGAGGGTTTGGTGCTTTAAAAGAAATGGCAACATCTGATAATGAAAGTGTTCATGGTAGCAGCTCTAAAAACACAAATGAAATTAACATTTCACTAGATGAGTGGGTTGGATGGAAGTCTGTTGTTGACGCAAATGGTGGATTAACAACTAAAAAAGGTTCCATTTATGATGAGTTAGGAATTAAAGTTAACATTAGTATTATAAATGATGCAACTCAATCCTCAAACGCTCTAATCAACGGAAAACTTGATGGAGCTGGTTATACTATCAATAGATATGCTTTCTTATATCCTAAGTTTAAAGAAAATAACACAGAAGTTGTAATGCCGTATATCACTAACTTTTCATCTGGTGGAGATGGAATTATTGCTAAACAAGAGATTAAAAGTGTAGAAGATTTACTTGGTAAAAAGATAGCAGTACCACGATATAGCGAGGCTCAAACTTTAGTTTGGTGGTTATTAAATAAATCAGGACTAAATGAAGCACAAGTTAAGCAAGTTGAAAAAGATATGGTAATGTTTGATACTCCTGATGATGCAGCAAAAGCATTTTTCGCTGGTCAAGTTGATGCAGCAGCTACATGGCAACCATATTTAACTCAAGCACAAGATACAACAGGAGCGAAGCTATTGTTCTCCACAAAAGCAGCTCACAACATTATTTTAGATGGAATTGTATTTGAAAAAGGATTCTTAGATAAGAACAAAGAAACTGTAGCGAAGTTTATCGAAGGCTCATTGAAAGCTGAATCACTATATACAACCGATTTCACTTCAATTAAAAACACTATGCCTTTATTTTCAACTGAATCAAATGAAAATATTAAAGCAATGTCTGAGGATGCTACACTATCAACTTATTCAGAAAACGTAGAATTACTAGAAACTACTGCCAAAACACTTTTTGTGGACATGAGTAATATCTGGACAAACATTGGTGAAAAATCTCTTCCTAAAGAAATGGATAATGCCTTTGAATCTTCAACTATAAAACTCTTAGAAGGAAAATTTGAAGAAAAAGAATCCACTGGTCTAGCATTTACAGAAGAACAAAGAACCCATGCTAAACAAATTGACAATGTTGAGTCCCTATTAAAAAAATCTGTATCAATTAATTTCCAACCTAACAGTGCAGCATTTGTTAATGTGGAAGAGGCTTCAAAAGTACTAAGCGAATTCTTTGGAACAGCTCAAATCTTAAATGGTGCAATTATTCAAATTGAAGGAAACGTAGCTGGAAAAGACGGTGGCGAAGCAGCTATTAAACTATCTGAACAAAGAGCAAAAACAGTTGCAGTATATCTACAAAATCAAGGTGTTGACCCAACTCGATTCGTAATTATCGGAAATGGTGAGTCTAAACAAATTGCCGATGATAGCACTGAAGAAGGTAAAAAGCAAAACAGACGTACAGATGTATTCTTTAAAATTGTTGAATAATAAACGTAAATTAGTTATTGACAAAACAGATGAAGCGTGATATACTAAGTAAGTAGTAAAGAAACGAACATGAAAAAAACATAAAAATGAAAAGAGGAATAAAACATGAAAATAGAAGAAGCAAGAGTAATAGCGCTACACGACACAATGGATGTAAACTTTAGTAAAGATGATGTAATTTCAATTGCAATTGGATTATTAGAATTGCGCTTCAACGGTGATTATAAACTAATTATTGACAAAATTCAAGAGTTTAAAAATTATTTTGATGAAGCAGATAAAATGTTGGGGGAGAATGAATAATGTTAAAAGGATGGACAACCTTCGAGAAAACTTGGCTAGGGACGTTCACTCTGATTAACATCTATCTCTTCTTCGCATGGCAAGACTCGCTATTGGGGTTAGTAAGCTCAATAGCAGGTATGCTATGTGTGGTGTTAGCTGGTAAAGGACGAATAAGCACATATTACTTTGGAATTATACAGTGTGGAACATATGCTTACATTAGTTACACATACGGATTATACGGTGAATCAATGCTAAACGGATTGTTTTACTTCCCACTTCAGTTTCTAGGAATCTATCTTTGGAATAAGAATAAAGTAGAGTCATCGCAAATTGGAGAGCAAATTAAAGTTAAAACTTTGAATAAAAAACAATGGATTCAATTGGGATTAATAACTGTAGTTTCAGCCATTGCATATGCTTACTTCTTAAATCTAATTGGTGGACAACAAGTTAGAATCGACTCATTAGCAGTTGTGTTATCAGTTATTGCGCAAATCTTAATGCTGAAACGATATGTTGAGCAATGGGTACTATGGATTGCAGTAAATGTACTATCAGTCGCTTTATGGTTAATCACCCTGATTCAAACTGGTGGAAATGACTGGTCAATGCTAGTAATGTGGCTTGCGTTCACCTTTAATTCTATTGTCAGTCTCCACAATTGGAAGAAAATGAACAAGGAGCAGAGTCAGGATGGCAAAGTTAAATAATTTACTCGTAGGAGATAGAAATTGCAAATTAGAGATAGTTCAAATTTTAGGCTCCATACCTTTTCCAAAGAAAAACAGTGTAAAAAGAGTAGTCTTAAAAGTAAAATGTGATTGTGGAAATATAAAAAATATTCCTAATTACACTTTCAAAACAGCACAATCTTGTGGATGCATTAGAGAAAATATGGCGAATATATTTAAAGTTGGAGACAAGCATAATAGACTTACAATAATTGAGGACTTAGGAAGAACTATATTGCCCAATACAAAAACACTGGCAAGATGTGTGCGATGTTTATGTGATTGTGGTAATGAAATAACTAGTCAGTGGACTAATGTTAACCAAGGAAATGTTAAATCTTGTGGATGCCTAAAAAGTGAAACATCTTCAAACACTGTAAAAATAATGCAAGAAAAGAACTTTGTGCATGGAGACTCCAAGAAGAAAACAAAGTTCAACAGATTATATAATGTTTGGTGCAGAATGAGACAAAGATGTTATAATCCAAAACAGGAAAAATACAAATGGTATGGCGGTTCTGGAATAAGAATTTGTGACGAGTGGTTGGATGATTATCTCTCATTTAAAAATTGGGCATCATCCAATGGATATAAAGATGACTTAACCATTGATAGAATAGATGTAACAAAAGACTACTCACCAGAGAATTGTCAGTGGCTAACAGCTCAAGAGAACATAGAAAAAGAATATACAACTGACAGAGAAACCAGAAGAGCGATGCTGGAGGAGAAAAGAGTATGAACTATGGTGTTGAGATATCATCTTATAAAAAAGACTTAGCTATTGGAATGTACTCTGGAAAGTTCCTACCTTTCCACAAAGGACATCTAAATTGTATTCTACAATCAGCTTCAATGGTTGATGTTCTGTTTGTGGTAGTTGGTTATGACGATGAGTGGGACAAGCTTCTATGTGAAGGAACTGAATTTGAATGGATTTCATCTAGAGTAAGAGAAAGATTAGTAACAAAAGCCTTAAAAAACATTCCTAACATTCGTGTGCTTTCACACTATGAAAGACGCTCTGAGGACTATATGAATGACCCAATGGTAAAAGAGGCAAACGATGAGCTTCTTGAAAAGCTTGGTGGAAAGATTGATTATGTATTTAGCAGTGAATTAGAATATGAAGAATACTTTAATAAGTATTTACCAAATAGTAAACATATTATCTTAGATTCAGAGCGAAGTGTCATTGATATATCTGCAACTAAGATTAGAAAAGATGGTGTCCATAAGCATTGGGACATGTTACCACGCTCAGTGCAAGAGCATTACACTAAGCGCATGGCTTTCTGTGGCATTGAGTCAACAGGGAAGAGCTTTATGACTAAAAATTTAGCAGCTCTATTTAATACGAATTTCGTAGAAGAATACGGTAGAACATACTACGATGAGATTAATGGATGCTTTGACATAGATGCAGTTGAAGACTTTTATGAAATAGCAGCAGGTCACACTCATTTAATTAACCAAGCAGTAAAAGATTCAAATCAAGTTATGTTTATTGATACAGATTTAATTTATACACAGTTCTTTAGAGTTAATGGATATGGAACCATGTGTCCAGTAGTAGCATCAATGATTTGGGAAGGTGTAGAAAAAATAGATTTATACATCTATTTAGAACCACACAATGAGCATGAGTTAGATGGCTCTAGGCTACCAATTGACGATGAAAAGAGAAATAAGAAGAATGATTTCTTGAAGAGATTGTACAGAAGCTATGGTGTTGAGCTAGTAATTGTTGATGAAAAAGATAAGGCAAAGCGATTAGAAAAATGTATTGATTTAGTTAAAAACTACTTAAACTAAAATATGGAGGTTTTATAATGTTAGTCGAACTACAAGATGGTGGAATTGAAGAAATTTACGCTGATAGCTTTGGCATGAGTGGATGTGAAACGTGTAATTACGGTAGCGAGTACACAAATGAATATACCATTCAAATGACAAAAGGGACACTTGATATCAAAGTAAATCAGGAGTATAAATATGCCTTATCTGATGGAGATATGATGAAACTCATGTTGCAAAAGGTTGAAGAAATTAAAGTATTGACTGAAGACGAGTTCGTTAAATGGATTGAAGAAGCCGTTGGTAGTCTTGTAGAAGAAAAGAATAATGGCTATGACTACAAAGAAAGCAATTTCACTTATACACCTAAATTTCCAGACAACAAAGTTGTACTATTCGACTAAGGAGAATCTATATGACACTTATTGAGTTTGCTGAGAAGTTTGTAATTGAAGAAGGGACTACTCTTTTACCATTTCAACGGAAGATAATCGAAATATACATGAAGAATGAGAACCCAATGATATTACAATTTGGTCGCTCAGAGACCATGTGTGGATTAAGTAGAATATATGAACAATACAAAATGAATTAAGGGAGAGATTGGATGAAGACACTTAAAGAGTTTGGGTACAAAGGGTATATCATTGATGTTAAAGCAAAGTTCAAAGAAAGTACCAGAGAATATTCAGATATCGAAGCCTTCTATGATTCTGTATTAATTGAGATGTCAGTTAGGCAAGCAGGTTTTCCGATATTTCAAGAGGGCAAAACCATCGAAAAAAGAAGAGAAAACAAAGTAGAATTACACAACTCAATGCTTGATAGTATTGAAGGTTTAATAGATAAAGCTAAATTAATAATCGATAAAAAAGTAAGAGAAGAAGAGATGACAAATGGACTTCCTGAAAGTCTGTTAGCTGAAGAGCCAAAGGAGAAAGCATCTGAAGAAGCGGTAATAGAAGTAAAGATAGACATAGATGAAGATGAAGATTTGGATGAATACATCTATAACATAGCTAAAAAAGCTATTGAAGACGACCACCAAGAAAAAATGAAACAGTTTTCATCAGCATTAACAGAAGGTCTAAAAGGAATGAAGCCTTAATCAATAAAAATGAAAATAGGAGGAATATAAATGAAAGAAAAAGTATTGTGCTGGAGAGATGGAGATAGAGGATTTCTAGGGACTATTGGAGACTCAACAAGTCATCCAGATTACCATGTAGGTGACGTAATAGTTTATAAGAATCCATATAGCAATGAAGGGATGGTCACATCTGTCATAAGCAAAGATAAAGATGGAAAAGATTACCCAATGGGACTGAAGGGTACTAGTATCCTTGAGCTTTCTAAAAAAACAGAGGTAATATTAGTTGTTAATCATACAAATCTAACAGATGACATTCTTCATGATATTAGGTCTGCGGTAAAACTAAAAGAGATTGAAGTAATAGAAATGAATAAGACACAAATTGAAGAAGAATTAGGATACAGAATTAAAATAGTAAACTAACATAAAAGACTGATTTTATTAAAAGTTAGACACAAGATGTAGTGTATGTGAATTAATGTAGACACAAGATGTAGTGTTTAGTTGAAAGAAGGAGAGAGCGTGAAGTTACAACTAGTATTACCAGTACCAACATCTATAAATGCTTTATATGTGAATCAGTTTACCTATGACCCATCTATTAGAAGACGTGTTCCAACAGGTGGGAGAGTACTCTCAAAAGACGGTGAAAAGTGTAAGAAAGAGATTCAATCGCAAGCAACAAAGCAATTAAAAGAACAAGAGTGGGACTACAATTGGACTGCTGATAAAAATAGCTTCTTATATCAAGATGCAGTAATATACTTCTCTAGAAGAGGTAGGGACGACAATAACGTATATAAGCTACTTAATGACTCATTAGAAAAGATTATATATGAAAATGATTCAAGAGTATTAGTACGCACACAGAAGATTCTATACGATTCAAAAAACCCTAGAATAGAACTAACATTAACACCTGTTGACTATGTAGGAATATTTAAAGACAGTGTTGAATCTGATGCATTTGAGTTAAAATGTAGAGGCTGTAGCAGATACAGAGAAGGTAGATGTTCCATTTTAGTAGATTCTTTAGCAGGAACCATAAGAGAAGAAATTACTATTATCAATGAGATGGAATGTAGTAAATATAAAAATAAAAAATAATTTTAAAAACAGGTTGCTTTTAACTAGTTAATTCCATATAATTAAATAGTAAGAAGAAAGGAGTGTAGAAGTTGTAGCGACTTTAAAAAAGAAGTTTAAAAGTTACTTATTGACAATCTATACACTTAAAAAAAGACGAACAAAACAAAAAACCAACACACAAGAGGAGAGAATTTAACATGACAACAGTAGCAAAATTACGCCAAGCAGACAACAAAACAATCACAGAAGGTATCTTAGTAGAAAAGAAATTAGAAATTCGTGACTACAACCGTAAAGACAAAGCAGGTAACACATTCGTAGATAAAGGTATCACAGGAACAATTGAGGTTCGCACTGGAGACAATGAAACACACACGATTAAACTATTCTCACACAAAACAAAAGCAGATGGAGGAGAGAATGGCATCTATAAAGGATACGTTACTATTATGGAAGAAGCAGTTTCCCAAGCCGATGTAGCACAAGGAAAAGGTGAAATTGCTACAAATGTAAGTGTTCAAGGCGGTCTTGAGCTAAACGAATACTACGACAAAACAAAAGTCTACCGTCAAAACCCAGAAATTAAAGGACTATTTGTAAATCGTTTAGATGGTGAACCAAGCAATAAAGCAACATTCGATGTAGAGATTATTGTTAAGAGCGCTACTGAAGAGACAGACAAAGAAGACAACTTAACTGGTCGTGCAATTCTTCACGCAATTATTCCACTATACAATAAAGTTGTTCCAATGACATTTGTTGTTGACACAGCAGGAGCACAATATGTTTTAGATAACTTTGAATCAGGAAAATCAGCTAACATCTGGGGCAAAATGACTAACTTCCGTAAAGTTACCCAAATTGAAAAAGAAGGTGGATTTGGGGAAAGCGCTTATGATGAAAAAGTAGAAACTCTACGTGAGCTACTTGTTACAGGCGGCAAAGTTTATGACGAAGATAGCAATCAAAACTTCGATAAAAAATTATTAAAAGAAGCATTACAGGCTCGTGAAGTTTATCTTGCTGAATTGAAAACTAAAGCAGAACAAAAAGCTGATGACACTAAAGCTGACGGATTCAGTGGAGCACCTACAGGAGCAGACGTTAAAAAATCTGCACCATCTGTAAACATCGATGACCTGTTTGAAGGAATGTAATTCAAAACTTAAATTAAAAGTTAGTTAATGACATATGAGGGTATTGAGATATACCCTCAAGTCAATTAAATATTATAAAAATAGAATTTAAAATAGAATGGGGCAAATTATTCAATGGCAATTAACTTACAAGCAATCAAACCACATCAAGTATCACGAGATTTAAAAGGTAAAATCGTAACTATCTACGGTGAGCCTAAAGTTGGTAAGACAACAATCGCCTCAAAGTTTCCCAAGTCCTTACTTTTAGCATCAAATTAAAAAGGAGAATTATCTTGATAGAAAAAATTAAAATAGAGCGCACAAAAGGCGGCTCTATCGTATGGGAAGCATCTCATTTGAGCAATATTAAACGATTATATGAATCTGGTCTAAATCTTACTGAAATCGGTAAAATATACGATGTGAGCTATGGGACAATAAAAAACAAACTAAAAAATATGGATGTTAAGATTCTTAACTTCTATGATAAGAATCCCAGAAACTCTCACTTTTTCCACCCTTGGAGGCTTAATGCTGAATCTGTTTATTGGCTCGGATACATGTATGCCGATGGATATGTAAACAGCAAGTCAAATGAAATCTCAATAACCTCCAATGACAAAGAGCACCTAGTGAAATTTAAAGAGGCTCTGCAATCTACTAATAAGATTACAAGTTGGATAGACAATAGATTTCAGAAGCCATCTTATAGCAATAGGTTTGCAGTCAAAGACCCACAGATGAAAAGAGATTTGATTTTCCTTGGTTGCTTTCCACAAAAGTCTCTTACGCTAGAGGAGTTTCCTGAGTTGGAAGAGGATTTAATATCTCATTTTATCCGAGGTTACTTTGAGGGAGATGGAAGTCTTCATTATACTCATGGAGGAAAAAGGTTCCGAATATCATTTTTAGGAACCATACCATTCTTAAATGAGATAAAAAGAATTCTAGGAACAGAAAATTCCTTATCAAAAGGGACTGGAAAAGCATATGTGTTGCAAATAGCTGGACAAGAAAAGGTCTTGCAAGTTTTGGAATATATGTATCGTGACTCAGAAGAAAAAATCAGACTTAATCGTAAATATAATTTATATCAAGAAATTCTATCGGGTGCTTCACCATTGAACCTAGAAAACTAGGGTGTGAATAAGTATTGACTTATTTGCTAACAGGGAATGTTTAAAGTGGAATTACCTAACGCTTTAGAAGAATCCTGTGCCAAGCTCCTATATCATATTGTGAAATACTTATAAGAGAAGGTGCAACGACTATTCCGAAAGGAAGTAGGTTTAAGGTGAAACTCCTTATTCCGAAGCGGTGGTGGGCTTACTAAACTAGTAAGTCGTGATATAGTCTAATAGCTTTTAAATAAGCTAGTCGAAAAAGGGTACAATGCTTTACCTAATGTTATGGTACAGCCTGTAACAAAATGGAGAGAGTTTAAAGAAGTATTAAAAGAACTTGCTAAACCAGAAAATAAAGATTCGTTTGGAACAATCATTGTTGACACAGCAGATATCGCATTTGACTTATGTGAAGCATTCGTTTGTAATCGTGAAGGTGTAGATAAAATCGGAGACATTCCTTATGGAGCAGGATACAAAATGCTTAAAAAAGAATTCAATGATGCACTTCGTTCGATTCCAATGATGGACTACGGATTAGTAATGATTTCTCATGGTATGACAGCAACTCTTACAGATGAAGATGGAGTAGAGTACTCTAAAATTACACCAACATTGCCAAAAGCACCTCGTGCAATCGTCTTATCAATGTCTGATGTAATTGGCTATGCTAAAAACATTGAGCGTGATGGAGCACAACAATCAGTACTATTCATGCGTGGAACACCACGATTTGAAGCTGGCTCACGTTTCCGCTATACACCTAATTACATTAAATTTGATTACACTTCATTAGTTAATGCTATTGCAGATGCTATTGAAAAAGAAGCAGAAGAAAATGGTGCTGACTCTGTAACAGATGCAGTAACCAATATTTATGAAGAAGCAACTGAAAAGAGCTTTGATGAATTGAAAAAAGAGTGTCAAGCAGTAATTCCAACTTTAATGGAGAAACACAACAATGATGCAGCAGAAGTTCAAGGTATCATCAATAAAGTAGTAGAAAGTCACTTAGGAAAAGGTAAAACTTTAAAAGATATTAAAGAAGAACAAGTTGATATCTTAATCTTAATTGCAGGAGATTTAAAAGAACTATAAGTTTAAAAACAAAATAAACAACAAACATCAATATTTATTCAATTTAAAGTACAAGAGAGAAGCTCTAGATGGACGTAGTAAACCCACCTAGTCAGTCAGTGTAATGTCAGAAATTACAAACAATCAATTTAAATTTGAGCACAACCTTCATTTGAATATAGGATGAAAAGTTGTGCTCTTTCTTTTTGAGAAGAGTGGTGAGGTAATATGGCTAGAATGCCAAAGTGTAAGCATTGTAAGAAGGATGTTAACAAAGACATAGAACAATTTACAAAAAAATCAAGTGGTTACTATCATCAAGAGTGCCACGATATCATAGAAAGAGAAAACAAGTTTCGAGATATGCTAATCACCTTTATTAAAGAGCTTTATAACATAGATTTCCCAACTGGGTTCATGTTAGGTCAAATAAAGGAATATCGAACTGTCAGAAACTATTCCTATCAAGGGATGATAATGGCATTGAAATACATGTACGAAGTGGAAGATATACCAGTTAAAGAAGGCACAGGATTAGGATTAATAACTTTTTACTATGAGAGGGGAATTAAATACTATAGTAAGCTACGTTCCAATAAAGCTTCAGCAAAAGGAGCTGAAATACAACGTGAGCCTCAAATAGTCATAGTAGAAAAACAAGAAAGAAAAAGAAAGCCAAAGTTGTTGGATATGAGGGAGATTCAGTAGTATGAGCGTATTACAGGACAAAAAAGCAATTATAAATGTACTATCAGCAATAATTAAGAAGCCAGAGTTATTAAGTAACGCAAAGGAATATAAGCTAGAGCGTGGAGATTTTCCTGAGCCATTCCATCAAATTATTTTTAATGCCATCTATAATCTTTACCAATTGAATGCAGAGAAGATTACAAAGTTGGAAATAGATAGCTATTTAAAAGACTATCCAAGACATCAGGCTATTTTTGAGGATAATGATGGATGGGAATACCTTGAAAGATTAAATGACATAGATTCAGTAGATAACTACAACTACTACTATGAACGTGTTAAGAAGTTTAGTCTTCTTAGAGAGTGTAGAGCATTAGGCTTTGACACTTCAGAGTTTTATAATTCAGACTCACTAGACTTTAACGAAGCAGAAAAGGCTCAAGAGAAGTTTAATACCATGACATTAAATGATATTGTTAAGACTATTGAGCTTAGACTAGTAGAGATTAAAGACCAATTTATCTCAAATGCAGAAACCACTTCAGAACTAATGTCAGATGGAATAGATGAGTTGTTAGAAGCTTCATTAGAGTCGCCAAGTTTTGGAGTTAACATGGGGAGCAGATACTTAACTACTGTTACTCGTGGAGCCAAATTGAAGAAGTTCTACCTAAGAAGTGCACCAACTGGTGGAGGTAAAACACGATACAACTTAGCTGATTTGTTAGAGATTTGTATTCCTGAGCGTTATGAATCAGATATTGGCAAATGGGTTCAAACAGGCGCAGATGGCAAAGGACTATTCATTACAACGGAATTATCAAAAGAAGAAATACAATTGCCAACGCTGTGCTATATTGCTGATGTAGATGAGGACAAGCTGAAAGATAAAGAAGTTTCATTTGAAGAGATTGAGCGTTTAAATTTAGCAAAAGCCATAATGAAAAGGTCTGGACTACGCATAGAGCATTTGCCTGACTTTGATTTAGAAGAAGTAGAGTTGTCTATTGAAAGAAACATCTTGAAATATGATATAGAGTACGTTGTTTTTGACTATATTCACACATCATTGAACCTAATGACAAGCATTGCAAAAAAAGCAAATCTACGTGAAGACCAAATACTTTTAATCTTATCGGATAAGCTGAAGCAATTGTCAGTGAAGTACGAAATATTCATGCTTTCGTCCACACAGATGAATGACAATTGGAAACAAGATGATATGAAAAACCTTGACCAATCATCTATACGTGGCTCCAAAGCCATTGCAGATAAAGTTGACTTTGGATGTATTTTACTTCCTGTCTTCAAAAAGGATAAGGAACTTTACGATGAGCTTAAAGCAGAACTTGGTGGATTTAATAAAGAGCCTACTCACACAATCAATGTGTATAAGAATCGTGGAGGTAAGTGGAATAACATCCGTATTTGGCTTCATATTGACATGGGTACACTAAGAACAACAGATTGCTTTGTAACAACTCGTGATGGTGACTTGGTTACTAACATACTTCCAAAAAGCATCGTAAGAGAGCCTAAGAAGGTTGAAGAGCCTGTTGTCGAGGAAATGGCAGAAGAAGTGGTAGAAGAAATAGCAGAAGCAATACAAAATGAACCAGTGCGTGACCCAGATACAGGATATGTTGAAACAGAAAAAGGAATTTACGATGATAATCTAGCTTGGTTAGACCCGTTTAAATAGGAGGAGAAATTAATTGAAAATAGATAAAGATAAATTAAAACAGTCTCTATCTGTTGACGAGGTTGTTTCCCTTTTACGTGAGTTGGGAGCCATAGATATAGTCGATATAGTTAGTACTAAAGGCTATTTAATGACAAACACAATATGTCATAATTTGACCGATGGAAAATTAAAATTGTATTACTATCCTGAGTCTTTTACATTCCATTGTTACACAGGTTGTGGAAGCAACTTCGATATATTTGAATTGGTACAAAGAAACTATCGCCTTAGAGGAATTGAGTTGGGATTCTCAGCTATTGTCGAGTGGGTATCCACTAAAACTGGTAAATCCTTTGGTTTTGGATATGAAGTAAAAGAATCTTCCAGTCTAGATGAGGACTGGGAGTACTTCAATAAAATAAGAAAAAAAGAACCACAGAAAATAGAGCTCCCAAAATACAATGACCGAATTCTAGATGTATTTTCTAAGTTTCATCATCCAGCATTTTTAAACGATGGTGTTTCTCATGAAGCTATGGATAAGTTTGAAATAACCTACTATAACAAGGCAAACAGAATAGTTATTCCACATAGAGACGTGGATGGCAATTTAATTGGAATAAAAGGAAGGGCGCTAAATCAATTCGAAATTGACAATGGATATAAATATTTACCAATTTCAGTTCAAGATGTTCTATATAATCATCCCACACATGGTAATTTATATGGAATTCATCAAAACATAGAGGTAATAAAGAAGCTTGGGAAAGCAATTATATTTGAATCAGAAAAAAGTGTTATGCAAATAGAAACCATGTTTCCTAACAATAACTTCTCCCTAGCCACATCAGGAAGTACGATATCTCAACAGCAGGTGAGAATGCTATTAGATTTGAATATAAATGAAGTAATCCTTGCATTTGATAAAGAATTTGAAGATGAGGACTCACCACAGGCTAAAGCATACATGAAAAAGATTCTAAAAATAGGAAGAAAGTTCTCCAATTATATTCAAACAAATGTTATATGGGATAGTCATGGATTAATTGAGTATAAATCTTCCCCTTCGGACTTTGGCAAAGATACTCTTATTTCTCTAATGAAAAGTAAGCAAGAAATTAGAAGTAAGGAATAATATAAGTTAGTTATTGACAACATTAGTATACTATGTTAAGCTAATGGAATGAAAGGGGATGTGCGAGTGATTAGACCATATAAAGAAAGAACTTTAAATGCAGGAGACCCAGTTATAGTTTATAGAAATTTGAACAATGGGATGTTCTCTATAAGATGTGCAAGAACAAACTTGGTTTTAGCTCATGGTAATAGCTTTATTGTTCAAGGAAGTCCTAAAGTAAGTGAGGTAAGTAGACTAAGGGTTATAAAGGAAAAGAGAAAGTCAGTTCACGCATTTATCTTAGGAACCTTTCAAGAGGAAGACGCTGAGAAGTACTCCTACAGCATTGTGGACGAGGCTTATTACAATCCTTATACTACAGACTCCTTCATTTATAAAAAGAACAATACAAAAGTTACACATGGTGATTTCCTATTTAAAGATGGGAAAGCATATGTGATAAATTCCTTAGTTTTAAAAACTAGTTAATAGCATGGAGGGTTTAAATGATTCATAAGAATGAAGAGATAAAATATACTTCGCTACAAGAAATCTTTGAGAGTGAGAACCTTTCAGAAGCCTTAGCCAAAGCATATAGAAGAATTGATTCACTCCTTGAAAGAGAAAGAAGTTTAGAACTACAAATTGAAATGATGAAAGGGAGAGATAAATATGAAGAATAAATCAGAAGAACTAAAACTAATGTTTATTAAGACTAAAGAGAAGATATTTGTATCTGACAATGTAGCAGGAAACAGCTATTTCCACACAAAGCTTGCTCATTTATATTTTGATGGAGAACTACCAGCAAAAACATTTAAAAGCGATTGGTTTGAATTAAAAAGTATTCCAATTGAATTAACAAGAAAAGTACCAGAAAGAGAAATTAATCATCGATATGAGTTAAAAGAAGGATTCGTAGTAACTGAATTAACTCCACAAACTATCCATGAGAGATATATAGATGAAGACAGTGAGTACTACGAAGTTAAAGGGCTGTACACTCGCCAATATGAAACAGAAGATGCAGGATTTGAAGTTGTTCCATTTGAAATTCATTTAGTAGAAGAGGTTGAAGGAAACTTCGAAATAACTAGGAGTCAATATAATCCACAGTATGGGTTGCTGGACAAGATACAGACCCATCCAAATCTATTGCAATTAAAACCTTGTAAACTAACAAAGGAAGAAACGTACAAAATTATTCGTGAGCATATAAAGCTCAACATTAATCCTAAATATGCTCGTATCTCTAGTGATTACGACTTCTGCTTAACCGTTGAGAAAGTGATTGAACGTTTTGAGCCAGAGTCATACACAGTAGATTTAAATGCTATGTGCCCACGAAGAAAACCAAAGCTTGAAACCAGATATAGAACCTCTAGAAAAGCTAGAGTGTATGAAGCAGCACCAAAATCTTACCAAAAATATCCTATTGTTGAAAACTTTGTTGGAGAAAGTCTACAAGACTTAGATAACAACATTAAAATATTCTTACACAAATTAATGGATAAAATCAATGAGCCAGTTGTGGATTGTGAACATTGTAAAGGAAGAGGGGTCATCACTAATGGAAATTAAATTAGATAAAGATTACATGTTGAATGAGCTGGATTTACCTGATAGAGCAATATTTGATGAGATTGATGGAACATCAATATGGAGCATTGAACATAGGATTATTTTTGAGTATCAAGGAAAGTTCTATCAAACATACTATTCTGTTGGAGCGACTGAGAGTCAATATGAATCCCCTTGGCAAGATGAAGATGAAGTTGAATGCCATGAAGTTGAGTTAAAAGAAGTAACAGTTAAGAAGTGGGTTCTTAAATAATTACACCAAAGGAGAATAAAAGATGAAAATAGAACAACTTTTAAAAACCATTAACACTCGCACACAAACAGAACAGTTTTTAAAAACTGTGGCAGAAATATATGCTATTTTGAATGAAGAGGATAAATTGAAATTAGTAGAAGCATTGGGTGGAAAGTATAACATTTCACGTACCACTATTTTATTAGAAGAGCTTGGCAAATAAAATACGGTTTTTATTAATATAGGAGGTAAAAAGCGAAAATGATATATTTATTGGGATTTTTGTATTATTTGCTCGTAAGCATATTATTGTTGACTGGAATCATGGATTCGTCGAGGGTTATAGCGTCTGCTGGATGGTTCATATGCGCAATATGGGTTGTAGTGGTTTATCGGATAGCTAAAAGGACATAAAATCTGTATTTTATAGGAAGGTGAGAAAGTGCACCAATATAATGAGAAATTAAAAGTTATTGTAATAACCGAGGATAATAAACAGAATCAAAAGTATTTTAATCTTTTTAAAGTTCTATTTAACAATAGCATTGAAGAAGTGAGAGACTTCAACTACGAAAAAAGAATCACCATCAATAATTCAGAGTTTAGATTTATTATTAAAAGTGAATCAGCAAGAGGATTGAAAGCTCACTATGTGTTGAATCTAACACAAGATGAGGAATTTCACAGAAATAGAGCTATGCCGATGACTAGCCCACACAGTAGTTTAAAAGAAATTGAGAAGTGGTCAGAGCTGTTTACGAAGTTATAATATAAAATCGGAGGAATTAAACAATGACAAAAGCTATGGAACTAAGTGTTGACTATGATGGATACTATGGTGGAAGTGTTAATGAAATTTTATTATTGCCATTAGATATTAATGGAGTTCTATTTGAAGAATTAGAAGAAAAGACCTATGACAGAGCAGTTTATTTAGGTGAAATTGAAGGCAAGCACAGTGAAGTTTATGGAGATTTGACAGTGCGCTTTGTTGATTTGGATACTCTGCCTGTTCGAGAGGTTTCAGAGTTAATTAAAGCATCAGATTTTGGTGAGTTTGAGGGATTCTTTGAACGGATTGAAGGTGACTTCCAAGATGATGAAGATGAGTACAACATAGAAAAAGTAAAAGAATTGCTTAACTCTTATAATGTAAAACTTGAAAAATACATGATTAAAACATCATTTGTTAACTATGAGTTCATCGAACAATTGAAAGAGAAGTATGTGCAAAAGTTTAAGAATGTCACTGTTCTGGATGATGATTATGATTTAGTAGTTAAACTACTTAATGAAAACAATATTAAATACTTTGATTGATGGGGGAAATTAAATGTTAAAGTTTATAGGTTCTGGAAGTGCATTCAATACAAAATTAGGTAATAATTCTGCCTATTACAAAGAAGGAAATCAAATGCTACTAATCGACTGTGGCAGCAATATCTTTCATCGAATTAAAGAGGGCAACCTATTAGAAGGGATAGAGAATATTCACATTTTGATTACTCATACACATGCTGACCATGTGGGCTCATTGGCAGACTTAATTCTATACACATATTACTCTCATGGTGAGTTTGCTAAGTCAAAAGTGGTTGTGCACTCGCTTCTGTCCACAGGTGTCAAAGAAGTATTGAGATTAAACGGTGTAGTCGAGAATATTCATTATGAATATGCAACTTTACGATTTGATACAATCACAACTATTCCGTCATTAAGAGTTACAATAATTAACTGTTACGAGACTTCGCATGTAAATGAATTAAAATCGTTTGCATTTGATTTAACTATCAAAGGAAAAGGAGTGTATTATTCTGGAGATGCTAATGAAATAAATAAGGAAGTATTAGAAGCAATTAATAACAATTTCTTTGATTATGCCTATATTGATACTTGTAAAGCTGATTACGAAGGTAATGTACATCTATCATTAAGAGAGTTATCTGAGCTAATTAAGCCAGAAGCACGTAATCAAGTGTGGTGTATGCATTTAGATGAAGGGTTTAATAGAAAAGAAGCCGAAGATTTAGGGTTTAACGTTGTCACTAATGTTAAGGGAGATGAACACTATTAAATACAAAGTGTATGACGACAGAGAAGAAGGAACTTTATTTGAAGGAAACGAAGATGAATGCATGTTTTGGATGAATGAGAATTATCCAGAGGATAATGAAGAATTTGAGCACATATGGATGATAGGTGAAGAAGATAAACCTCTAATCACCACCAAAGGGATTGAGCGATTAGAAGAGTATAAATTCTATGAAATACATGACCCATATTTTGCACTAATTAAAGCAAATAATGAAGAGGATGCAGTTAACCAATACATTAAAGTGGTTGCTGGAAACGTAGAAGATACTGTTGAGCTAATGGAAGAAATAAAAGAAGTTGATTTAACTGATACACTAATAAAATACGTTCACTCATTCTACCAACCTGCTATAGAAATTTATGAAACAATTGAAGAATATCTTGAGTTTTTACTCAAAGAAGAATCAAACGTTCTGTTAGTTGATGGAAGTTTATTATAATGTGGATTATAGAGCTATTGGTATATGGATTTGAAATTATTTCATTTCTATTTGAATCAAAGAACGAACGAAATAAGAAGAAAAATAAAAGAAAATAGGAGATGAATAAATGTTAGTTTTCACAATTATTATGATAGTTATGTATAGCATGTTACTGATTGGAACCACTGCTTTTGGAAGTATTCAAAAAGATGAAGATGAATTGAAAAAGGCTGATGACTCAGAGCAGTTTGCATATGTAGGAATAGGATGTACTTGGGTTATCCTTGTTTTTAGTTATTTATTGACATATATAATTTACTTATTTAATGCTTTAAATGTAGATTCACTATTAATTCCTACTTTTATTATGTTGACTCTATTTATTTTCAACGCTGTAAAAGGAGCTATTAGGTCAGCTCAAAACAAAGCTAATAATATTAAACCGAAAATTAAAGATAAGGCAACTCCATATTCAATGTCAATGCGTGTTTTAACTTATATTTACTTTATCTACATGTTATTTATCTTGATTGTGGGGTCTTAATATGAAGATTACAGTTGAGTTGGATAGATTCACATTGAATAGAGACATATTGTATAAAGATTTTGAAAAGGCATTAGCAAAAGTTGCCAAAGAGAAAGCTGAAAAGTTGAAACAGCTACTAGAACTATCTATTGAAATGGGAACATTGATTACTCTTACAGATGAGCAACTGCGAGGATTAGGGAAGACGACAGCAATTATTGAAACAGCAAACGAATTGAATGCGGTAGTCGTAGTGACGAGTTCTTCATATCATTCAGCACATGGATGGAAAATAAAAAATTTAGCAGTAATTTCCAACGTTGAAAGTTGCAGAGGTCTTCGCTTGGGGAGTGATTTCATCGTAGATGAGGGTGTAGATGATGAAATTATTAAAGAGTTAATTAGAAATGGAAACAAATTATTAGGTGGATTTAAGAGACTATAAAACAAGAGGAGAATGAAAATGAGAGAAGCAATAGAAAAAATAGAATTTCAAATAGAGCTTATTCGCAAGGCAAAAAAACATTTTAATATTCAAGATAGAGAGTATTTAGAGTTTACAACTATTCAACAGAATTATATGCAAGCCATCAAAAGCATAGTTGAATTGAAAGATAGAGAAGAAAGACTGTGGAAGATAGTAGACCGTAAGCGCTCTCTTGAACCAGTTTCTACAGATAGTGCAGAAGGGTTTTGATTATCATCAATAAGCAGAGATATGATATAGATTATTCCAAATTATTATGGCAATCTGATTGGATGTATTCAGAAGTAATCGATGACACCATAAGTGATGAAGAAGACTTTGTGGTTGGATGCTATTCTTCATCAGAAATCCCTGAGATAAGTATGTATATTGACATGGAGCGCAACAAAGTTTTAGAAGTATGGACTTCCTATGAAGAGGATGAGAATTAAATGAACACTGAAACATCTTGCTGTTTTACTGGTCACAGACCTGAAAAGCTACCTAATGGATACAACATGCTTGGAGAAGAAAACTTTAACATGCTCATGAAACTAAAGGAAATAATCATAGACCATATTGAGAATAAAAATATAGATACTTTTATAACTGGCATGGCATTAGGAATTGATACTTGGGCAGCATTTATAATATTGAAGTTAAAACAAACTTATCCTCATATTAAACTTGTAGCTGCCGTTCCTTGTGCTAACCACAGTATCAAATGGAATCAAGAATCTAGAGACATTCATCAACAGATTCTTGATAAGTGTGATACAGTTCACTATGTTTCTGAAGAGCCTTATACACACTGGTGTATGCAAGATAGAAATAAATGGATGGTTGACAACTCTAAATATACCATAGCAGTTTGGGATGGCACTAAGGGTGGAACAGCGAACTGTGTTAATTATGCTAAGAAGAAAAATAAAGAGATAAGTATTTTACATCCATAGGAGGATAAGAGAATGCAAGGTAGACTTTGGGATATGACAGAAAGATTTAATGAAGGGCAAAAAGGTAAGAAAAATGATGGGAAAGTGTTGACAATTAGCAATGTACCTAAGCACATTGGTAACTTGAGCAATGAAGAATTGGACATTCAGTTCAATGAAATAAAAACAGGAACACGAAAAGATGGAGCTAGTTTTATAGAATAGGAGTGATTCAGTGATTTACACATTAAAAGGTGAGAATGATATATTCAATCCTCTAGAGCAAGTATTAAAGAATCGTGAAATTAAAGACATACAAAAATTCCTGAATCCTAGTATAAACGATTTAATCCCATATAATGCACTAAGAAACATGGATAAGGCTATTTATTTACTCTTAAGACACATTAGAGACAATAGTGTCATAGGTGTTCTAGTAGACCCAGATGCCGATGGAATCAGTAGTTCAGCAAGCTTCGTGTCATATATTAAAAAAGCGTTTCCTGAAATTGAATTAATATTCTACATGCACTCAGGAAAACAGCATGGTTTAACTACTGAGATAGTAGAGCAGATTCATGAAACTCAACCAGACTTATTAGTTATTCCAGATGCTGGTTCCAACGATTATGAGCAACTTGAAGAACTAAATAAATACCTAGACCTTTTAATTCTTGACCACCATGAATCAGAAAAAGAATCGGAACATGCAATTGTAGTTAATAACCAACTGTCTCCTGAGTATGAAAATAAGAGTCTATCAGGTGTTGGTATTGTTTATAAGTTTTTAAAAGCATTAGATGACAAACTAGAATTAGACTATGCAGATGAATATTTAGATTTGGTTGCGCTAGGAAACGTTGGAGATGTTATGAGACTAGATGTTCCTGAGACTAGATATTTGGTTTATGAAGGTCTTAAAAACATTAAGAATGAGTTTCTATTAAACCTAATAGCGAAAAATGCTAAGGACGTAAAAGAAATAACACCGAAAGTATTAAGCTTTAAGATTATTCCTCAGATAAATGCGATGATTCGTGTGGGAGACGCAGAACAAAAGCTAGATGTATTTAGAGCTATGGTTGGAGAGCAAGAAGAGTTCTTTAATACTCGCACGAAGAAGACTGAAACATTGCCACAGAAAGCAGCTAGACTTTGTACTAATGCCTACGCTAAGCAAAGACGAGTGAGAGACAAGTGGACTGAGATAATCAAACTACAGATTGAAGAACAAGAGCTTGATAAGAATGCTTTCATTGTGTTAAACGTTGATAACTTTGATAAAGAGCTTTCAGGATACATTGCTTCCAACCTCACAGGAATTTATAAAAAACCTGTTTTATTAATGAGTTGGAACGAAGAGTCTAAGTCCTATACTGGAAGCCTACGTGGATATGAAACAGTAATACGTGATTCTAAGTCATTCCTTAATTCATTGGAAGCATTTGAATTTGTTAGTGGACATGCTAATGCGGCTGGTTTCTCAATTAAGAAAGATGAACTAGAAAAACTACCTGATTTAATTAATGAAAAAATGGAATATACGAATGCCGATTCAGAGCCAACAGAAGTTGACTTTGTGCTAACTGAAAAAGGTTTGACTTTAAACCTTATAAACGATATAATTAAATACGAAGGACTTTGGGGATTCGGGGCATCAGAACCATTGTTTGCTGTAAAAGATATAGAGGTAGACGTTTCTAAAATTATTATTAATAAGCTAACTGGTAGATTTATGCTAAATGGAATAGAGTTCATTCAGTTCCAATTAAATGATAATCTAGTGGAGTTGGCAGGTCAGAATAAGATTGCAACATGTGATTTTGTTGGGAAAGTCAATGTGAACAATTGGCTAGGAAAGGTAACATCCCAGTTCATAATAGAAGCTGTTGATATTAAAGAAACGAAAGATAACGACCTTACATTTGATTTGTTTGACTTGTTTGGATAAAGTTATAAGTTATGTATTGACAAATGTAATATAACGTGATAAGATAGTGGTTGTAGAGATAATCTGCAACCACTTTTTCTATTATAAAATAAAAGGAGGTAATTGTTTGTGTAAATCAACAAGACATGAGTTTCACTCTCATTCACCATTCAGTAACATTAGGTTGCTCGATGCCATATCAACAATAGAAGACCTGATTCAGAAGTCTGCTGATATGGGATTAAAGGGAATTGCAATCACTGACCATGAGACTGTGGCAGCTCACGTTAAAGCAATTCAAAAAGTAAGAGAGTTGAAAGAGAAAAAGAAGATACCTCAAGATTTCAAATTAACTCTTGGGAATGAAATCTATCTAGTTAACTCAATGGAAGAGGTTCAAGATAACTATGAATCAGGAGTTACTAAGTTTCCACACTTTCTGCTGTTAGCTAAAGATATTGAAGCGCATGAGATGTTACGAGGTCTTTCAAGCCAAGCATGGAGTCAATCTTTCTATACTGGGGCAATGGAGCGTGTACCAACCACTAAAGCACAGTTAGAAGAGGCTATTAGAAGCAATCCTAATAAGTTGGTTGGTAGCTCAGCGTGTCTAGGTTCAGAATCAAGTATTCACATTCTAAATGGTGACTTCGACAAAGCAAAAGATTTCCTGAAATGGTGTTCTAATCTATTTGGAAAAGGAAACTTCTTCTTAGAAATGCAACCAGCAATTGGTGGAGAGCAACGTATCGTCAATGAAAAGTTAATTGAGTTTTCTAATGAACTAGGTATTGACTTAATAATTACTTCGGATGTTCACTATTTACGACCTGAAGATGCAGACATACACTCTTCATATCTTAACTCAAAAGGTGGGGAACGAGAAGTAGCAGAGTTCTACTCAAACACTTACCTTCATACAAACGAGGAAATATATGAAAAACTAAGCTATATAGATGAATCAATTATTACCAAGGCATTAGAAAACACCCTAAAGATTGGTGAAATGATTGAAGAATACACTATTGAAGCGGATATAGTTATTCCTAAGATTACATTGCCAGAATTCACTTTAAGACATTTATTTAAAAAAGGTTATAAACGATATAATTACATTTATGAAATGGCGCATAGTGAAAATGAACAGGATAGATATTTAATCCACTTAATTGAGGAAGGATTTCTAGAATATATTCCATACCAATCAGTTAGTCAAGAGTATTTCCATACTATGATGGCTAGGATTAATATTGAGCTGGAACAACTTTGGGAAATATCCAAGGTACTAAATCAAGCTATGTCAGCTTATTACGTTACAGTTGCTAAGATTGTTGACCTAATGTGGGGAGATGACTGTGGTGAAGATAGTAAAACAGAAGGCTCATTAGTTGGTAGTGGACGTGGTAGTGCTGTAGCGTTCTTTATTAACTATCTAACTGGTATCACACAAGTTAATCCATTAGTATACGGGATTGAAGTCCCATACTGGAGACATTTAAGTAAAGATATGCCTAGCATTAGCGCACTAGATGTAGACGTTGATATCAATGGAACCAAGAAACACTATATCTTTGAGCGAATGAAGAGGTTTTTCGGTGAAGATAGGTTCCTACAAGTTTGTACATTTGGTACTGAGGGTTCTAAATCAGCCATTCAAACAGCTTGTCGAGGTCTTGGGTATGATACAGACATAGCACAATATATTAGTTCTCTTATTCCTTTTGAAAGAGGGGCAAACTGGAGCATTAAAGATTGTCTATATGGTGATGTAGAGGAAGACAGAAAGCCTGTAAGAGAGTTTATTAAAGAAATAGAACAATATCCGAAGTTGAAAGAAACTGCTTTGAAAATTGAAGGTCTAGTTAATAAGCGCTCTGTTCATGCTGGTGGAGTTTTAATTATGAATGATTCATATGTGAAAACAAATGCCATGATGAAGTCTCCTAAAGGGGTTATGACCACTCAGTTTAATCTTGATGACTCGCAAGCACTAGGAAATATTAAATATGATATTTTAACTATCGAAGCGATGGAGAAAATTCAAACAACAATGGATTTATTACTTAAAGAGAAAGAAATGATTTGGCAAGGGACACTGAGAAAAACATTCAATAAGTACTTGCATCCAGAGATTATTGATAAAGAGAATCCAAAACTATTCGAAATGGCTAGTAGTGGAACAATTCCAGACCTATTCCAGTTCTCCACAGCAATTGGTCACAGTACGATTAAGAAAGTACAACCAAAAAATCTAATTGAAATGGTCGCTACCAACTCATTAATGAGACTGCAATCAGAAGGTATGGAACAGCCTATTGACACTTTCATTCGATTTAAGAATGACATTTCACTTTGGTATGATGAAATGCGTAAGTGGGGATTAGATGAAAATGAAGTTAAAATAATGGAAGAACATCTCCTTCCATTAAATGGTGTTGCAGATACACAGGAATCAGTAATGCTAATGGCAATGGATAAGAGGGTCGCAAGTTTTAATGTTAAGGAATCAACAACCCTACGCAAAAGTATTGCCAAAAAGAATAAAGAGATAGCAATTACAGCTAGAGATATTCTAATGGAAAAAGGTTTTGCGCAAGGAACTAGCGAGGCACTACTCGATTACGTTTGGTATCAAATAAGTCGAATGTTATCTTATGCTTTCAGCTCTCCACACACATTGGCATATAGTTTAATTGCTATGGAACAGCTTAATCTCAATATGAATTACAATCCTTTATACTGGAACACTGCTGTCTTAACAGTTAACTCAGGCTCTCAGGAAGTAGAAGAGGGAGAGAAGAAGAAAACAACCAAGTACGGTAAGACAGCATCAGCAATAGGTAAAATGAAGAGCTTCGGTGTCAATGTTTCTCTACCTTTAATCAACTCAGCAGGATTTGGATTTGAAACTGATATTAAAAACAATAGAATCATATTCAGTTTAAAAGGTATCGTTGGAGTTGGTGATGATGCAGTATACGAAATTATCAACAATAGACCATACACTTCATTCGATGATTTCTATGATAGACTTTATTTAACTAAAAAGGTTCAAAAGAAACACATTATTAAACTAGTTAAAGCAGGAGCGTTTGACGAGTTTGGTGAGCGCATTGAAATAATGAAAAAGCTTGTTTTTAAAGAAGTTGATATGAAAGACAAGCTAACGATGGCAAACCTACCAAGAGCTATAGAAATCGGTCTCCTAGACGGTGAAAAACTAGAAATCTACAAGCGATTAATAGAGTTCAAGAAATATATTTCTAAATCTGTTGTAAGAACCATTCCCAAGCCAAAAGACAAGATTCTTGGACTGGATAATACAGCTCAAGTATTCTTAATGGAGCATTTTACAGATGTTAAGTATGAGTATGAGGACAATATCATGACAATATCTGAAAAAGAATTCAGCAAATCATATGACATCATCATGGAACCAATTAAAGAGCTGATAAATACAAAGCCGTTCCTGAATGCTTTCAATAAGGCTCAATTTATAGAACTTTGGGATGATATGGCTAGTGGAACAGTATCTTCTTGGGAGATGGAATCAGTGTCGTTCTATGATTCTGAACATGAGTTGGAGCACTTAGATAGGGACAAATATGGCATTGCCAACTGGAATGAAATAGACCCTATACCTGAGATTGTTGAGACATATGTGTCCAGAGGTAGAGAATATAAAAACAATAGGCTATTCTCATTAGTGGGAACAGTTTTAGATAAAGATAAGAATAAGCATACTGTCACAATACTAACCCCTGATGGAGTAGTCACATGTAAAATGTATGGTGGGGCATTTACCCATTATGATAAACAAATATCAGTAGTTGAAGGAGGCAAGAAGAGAGTTGTTGAAAAATCTTGGTTCACACGAGGTAATTTACTGTTTGTCACTGGATTTAGAAGGGAAGACCAATTTGTACTAAAGACATATAAGAACTCGCCACATGCACACACAATAAACCTGATTACAGGTATAGAAGGGACAGAAGTGAAACTACAGTCGGAACGCACTAAGGGTTAATTAGTCATTATGAGTAAGAGACTGTAGGATTGAGCGTATATATGAAAACGAGAAAGAAAGCACCACTTAAGATTATTTCAAGATTACTAATGGGAGTAATTATTATAGGAGGATTCATTTTCTCAGTTGATTTATTGAATAAGATGAATGAACCATGTTACGATGGTTGCACATCTGATGATAGCAGCGACATCATGGAAAGAGAAATAAATGATTATAAACTAGCTATTTTCAAAACTGAAGTAGAAGAAGCTAAGATTCTAATAGCTGAAGAAAAAGAAAGAAAGCGATTAGCCGATATTGAAGCCAAGAAAGTTGCAGAGCTTGAAGCCAAAAGAGTAGCCAAACAAAAGGCTAAAGAAGAAGCAAAGAAAGCAGAGAAAGAAAAGTATGTTGCAGTGAGTAGAGGAAGTAAAACACAAGGAAACTGGATTGTCTTTGAGGCAACACACTATTCAGCTTTTTGCAATACAGGATGCACTGGAGTTACAGCTTTGGGGTGGAATGTGAAAAACACTATCTATCATAGTGGACTTCGAGTAATTGCAGTAGACCCTTCCACTATTCCTTTGGGTTCAATGGTGGAAGTTAAAACCTCATATGGTTCATTTAAAGCATTAGCTGGCGATACTGGAGGGGACATTAATAACTATAGAATAGATATACTAGTTGAGAACGACACTGTAGCCAACCGACTTGGAAGAGAAAAAGTACAAGTAAGATTAATTAAATAAAGTTTTAAATTAGTTATTGACATTAATATTAAAATGTGATATAGTTATATTTGTAGAGAAGAGGGTAAGAAAAATATTCCTTCTCTATAAAAACTACTTAATTAAAACGGAGGAATACACTATGATAAAATGGTTAAAAGAAAAAATCTTCAACAGTGAGAAAAAGACAGGTGAATTAGATTTACTTGAAAATAGAAAAGAATATTTGGCTAGTATGAATGAAGGAACAACAAAAGAGTTTTACGACCAAGTTTCCGAAGAAAATTTAAACAATCACTTTATGAACGTAGTGGAATTACAATATCTAAAAGAAGAACGAGAAAATTCTCCCCAACCATTAAAAATGACAGATGCTGCATTCAACTATTATAAAAACAGTGTAAAAGGTAATAAGCATATCTCTTATGAACAGGCTTGCTTAAAGATGACGAGAAACATGATGCTTGCTCTACCAGTGAATAAGAAAAATGGAAGAATAATCTACATGTATGGAACACTCCACTTCTCAATAAAGAATGGCAGAGTGAGTTGGATTATGAATAACCGACCAATTCCTGCTGTATGGTACAAAGATAGAGTTCGCTATGATGAAATAACTAAAATGCTAGGAATTATTGATTAATTAACTATAAATTACTTAATGACAAAGGAGAGTATAAATGACAAATATTGTGTCGATATATGCTATAGCTCAGAAAATAAAAAATACACCAGGTAAAAAAGCTAAAGAGGCATTACTTCAAAAGCAAGTAGATAATGATGACTTTAAGAAGTTTCTAAAATTTGTTTATGACCCTTCATTAGTATATGGATTACAAGAAAAGAAGATAAAGAAATTCTTAGGACAATCAGAAAGTAAAGAGTTAGGATTTAATAATATATTCCTTTTATTTGAATATTTAATAGAAAATAATTCAGGAACAGATAAGAATGCTATGAAAGTTGCCCATTTTATCGACAAGCAAGAAGAAGAGCACAAGCAATTTGTACTTGAGGCTATTACTAAAACGCTAAAACTGGGTGTTGAGAAGACTATTTCCAAAGTGTTCCCAGATATTATTGAGCAGTTTGAAGTCATGCGAGGAAAGTCATACTCAGATTACAAGAATAAAATTAAAGGTAGGCTGTTCGTTCTAGCAGAAAAGAAGAACGGAATACGTTGCATCACTGAAAAGAAAGGTGATTCAGTGCTATTCAAGACTCGTCAAAACAAGATTATCAGTGGCTTAAATGGCATTCATGCCGAAATGTTAGCGCTAGACGATGGAATATACGATGGTGAGTTAGTTATCAAAGAATCATGGAAGTATAAACTTCGTGATGTATTACAGCAAACAATGAAAATTGTGAACTCCGATGATGAAGATAAGATTGTTGACTATTGGATTTTTGATTTACTAACTCCTGATGAGTTCCATGTAACTGTTGCAAGCAGAAACTACTTTGAGCGTAGAGATAGTGCAGTGTTGTCATTGAATAAGCATGAGCTTAATCATGTTAAGATGATTCCTGAGCTATATCGTGGAAAAGACTTAGATGTAGTGGACAAGCTTCTAGACGAGGTTGTTGAAGAAGGTAAAGAAGGACTAATGATGAACTTTGACTTACCATTTAAAACAGGAAAGACAAATAACATTCTTAAAATTAAGAAAAAGTACTCTTCTGATTTAAAAGTTATCGGATTTGAAGAAGGCAAAGGTAAAAACAAAGGCAAGCTAGGAGCATTAATCTTAGACTATAAGGGATTCCCACTAGGCTGTTCTGGTATGACTGATGAAGAGCGAGTTGAGATTTGGAATAATCAGGCTAAGTACTTGGGAGTAGTTGTTGAAATCACTCATGAGCAAGAGTCAACCAACGATAAGGGTGGAGTATCCCTAGAATATCCAAGTTTTGAAATGTGGAGATTTGATAAGGACGAAGTAAGTTACGCTCATTAATTTATAAACTATTTATTGACAACGGAGGAGAATGTATATGAATAAATTTAAAATTGGTGACAAAGTTGTACCTATTGATAAAACTCGTGGAAATGGACTGCGCTCTTCAGCGCATTGGGCAATGGCTAGAGACATGAATCAGCCGTTTCTTTATGTGAATAGTTGTGGGAGTGAACATGTTTATGCATGTGGATACAGCAAGTCGACTGTGAGTGGAGATTTTTTCAATGAGGTTGATTTAATACTATACGAGGAAAATACTATTGACCCTAATCTGCCTAATATCACAGAAGGACAAGCAAAGATTATTGAGCATCTTAAGGAATCTTGGGGAGAGCTAACAATGATTGAGCTTCATCTTTCTGGAGACCACTGGACTAGTGAGAGAAATATTTTAAATACAATTGACCCACTAGAATTCATTAAAGCTGTTACATCAGGATACAACATAGTTAAAACTGGTCTTGAGTGGATTGCAACCCCTGATGAATTAGAACTTAATGGAATAATAATTAGAAGTAATTGGGATGACTGGAATAAGGCAAAAATAGAGTATAGAGCACAGCCCTCGGACTCAGAGCATAACAGACCCTTCTATATTAATATAAAAAATGATTATACGGGCTTCACAATTGACGATGCGAAAGAACTAAAGGATTACTTAATACAAAAAATAGAATACTTAGAAAGCGAATAATACTCGACTTTTATTAAGAGAAGAAAAGGGGATTAAAAATGAAGAGAATAGAAAAAGAAAGCATGGGATTCGCTGATGGCATGTTATATGGAATGGGATTCCCAAATACAGGCTTTAAACAGGTCGATTGGATAAGAGCAAAAGAGATAATAGAAGTTCATAAGAAGGATATCGTTTCAGTGAGTGCAGGATTAGCAGAAGATTGGGACTATACATCTGGCGAAGTATGGAATAGTGTAGAGGGCTATATTAAACAAGAAGACACATATGTTTATGCCTGTAGTAAATGGGCAACACCTGCATTAGAAATTGAATATAAAGATGGCACTGAAAAAACAATTGAATGCTGGATAGATGGAGATGACTCTAGCAGCTATTTTGACCTGTCGGATATATAAGGAGAGATAACTTGGAAATACTATCTACAACAACACACATGGGAGAATATATTTTCTATATTCTCTTTGCTTCTCTGATGTCATTAGTGCTTTTAATAGCGACCGTTGCTGGTTTTGTTGAGATATTCCATTATAAGAACCGAGATAAAGAAACTATTCTCGTAACGTTGGGAATATTAATATTTACACTATTAATTATGACAAATGGCGCATTCATTATTAAAGATGGAGCAATAGTAACGCATGAAGCAAAGGTTACTGATTGGAACGAAGTTTACGAACAAGACTATAAAGTAGTTAAACAAAAAGGCGAATTAATAACAATACAATCAAACAAATGGGGGAAATAACATGAATCAAATATCAAATGAAGCATTAGAATTTTTAGAATATGCAAAAAAGGAATTCACAGACAATCCAAAGTGGTCAACAACCAGAGATGGTCAGTTTATTGGACTTCGAGGCGGCTTCAGAGAAGATTGCATTACGGTTTATGAGCTGGGAAATGAGGTAGGACAATTCACTGAGGTTCTACCAAGACAACACCTAACTTTTGTTGAGTATGATGAGTTAGTTAAATATAAAGACCTTGTTGATAGAATTAAGCGTACCCTTGAAGTTAGAAGCATATTTGAAGTGAGTGCTTATGACGAAGCACTAAATGTCATTTTAGAAGAGCTAAATAAAATTAACTTGGAAACAAAATAATATTATTGGAGGACACCCCATTGATTAGAATTCTTAGTGGAGACCTATTAGAAGCAGAAGAGGATGTTATTGTACATCAAGTTAATTGTCAATCTAGATTTGGCTCAGGCATTGCCTTACAGGTTAGAAATAGATATCCTTCTGCATATAAAGATTATATGGACTTCTCATCAGGTAAAAGACCAATTGATTTACTGGGGAAAGTAGTGTTGTCTCCGATGCCCAATCACAGATTTATTGCACATCTGTTTGGTCAGTTGAATTATGGATATGAGAAGAGAAAATACACTAGTTATGATGCCCTTTTTGATGGATTAACCTATATTAAAAACTCAGCTAAAAAGGCAGGAAAGTCTATAGCCATCCCATATAGATTAGGTTCCGATAGAGGTGGAGCCAATTGGGAAATAGTATATAAAATTATTGGAGATGTGTTTTTCGATTACGATGTAACCATCTATAGGTTGGAGGCGTAAGATGAATAAATTAGAATCCCTAGAAAAACTTTTGGAAACAATAGAAACAAAGGACAAGCTTGTCACTGGAAACTACTGTAGAGGTGAGAACAATTGCGTCATTGGACATCTCCTTAAGATTGGGAATGTCTCACAAGAGCAGCTAATCAAAATTGACAAGGGTGTTTACGGACATAGTTATGCAATTGGCACTATCTTGAGAGACGGCAAGCTAGATTTCGTTAATGATAGTTTGGTATCATTAGGTTTTGCTATTGAGTCGGATATAGATATTTTAGAAGGTTTACAGTTAGTTAATGATTATCAGGGTACTAAAGAGGTAAAAAAACATCTTAAAGTAATAATTCAAAGACTAAAAGAAGAATAAACGCAAGAATATCAGGTTTTAACTAAAGTTTGTGAAATTCAATTGACGCAATTCCCTATACAATGGGCATTTCAATTTTGGATTTCACAAACTTTTTTCATTAAAATTGGGATTTTATTAATTTATAAATATCATAAACTATGTATTGACAAATGATGTGAAGTAGTGTAATATAATAATTAGATAAGACGAAGGGAGATGTGGAGATGATTCCTAAAGTAGAAAGAATATATCGGACTAACAATAGTCCAAAGCATACACAGCAGGAGCTTAAAAACTTAGAGAGAAATATTAAACCCAGAGAAGTGCAAGAATCAAAATTTATAATCATGGAGAGCTATCTAGACAGTTTGATTTCAGAAGGAATATGCTAAATTAAAAACTATTTAATTTAAATTAATGAGGTGGAAAAAGTGATTCCAAATGAACCAATTACACTTGAAAAGTTAAAAAAGCTAATTGAGGATATGGCTCCCTATGGAAATAATTACACCAAAGTGAAAATGAATGAAAGATATTTTAATCACTTGATATTAACTGGGGTTGCTACTGGTATCAGAGATAAAAGAACACGACCTATTTTCATAGGAGTGCCGATTGAATTTGATAATAGTATAGAAACATTTAAGTTTATAAAAGAAGGGGAGAATGAAGAGTGAGCGAAAAACTATCAGAAAAGATATGGGAACAGTCATCTGAATGGATTGACCAAATTGGAGTAGTAATTGGAGGCTTAGCAAAGCAGCTTGGTGTGGCAACAGAGCATGTCTACACTGTTTACACTAAGCAAGTATTTTTTGAGGGAGTTATATATGCATCTGCAACAGCATTTTTCCTATTAGTTTTGATATTAGGCAATATTATTACATGGTTTGTAACTAGAAATTCTTATGGAGAAGAAAAATGGGTAGCAAGAATAATAGCAGCAGTTGTTTTGCTGTTCGTTGGTAGTCTTATTACGTTTGAAGTCTTAGTTCCAAATCTATTAAAAGCTTTCAATCCAGAATATTACACAATTAAAACGATAGTAGACCAAATAGGAAGTATGTTGAACAAATAATAAAATGAATTTAAAAAGGAGATAACTTACAATGACGGGTATTTATATTTTAGTAGTGATAATTCTCAATGTCGTAGAAAAAGTTCCACAAGCGGTAGAAGGAGTTAATACAGTTATAAACGCAAATTTAAGCGGGGAAAAAATGTTTTGGATTGGCTTTTTGATTGCAGTTGTTCTAGATATGATTTTTGACTAAGAAAAATAGATTGAGAGGTAACATAAATATGAAGCGTTCACTAGTTATTTTGCACAATGATGATACGGAGCCAATTGAATTGGAACTAAAAAAAGCAACACAAGTTAAATCAGAGAGTGAATTTATTTATTTCGAAAAGATAAATGATGAGTGGAGACTAACATTTAGTACCTCTGCTATAGAAGATTTTTCCAAAGTCGATTGCTTACAGATTTTAAGAAATGATTAAAGAGGGAGAAAAACATGGCTGAAATTAATTTAATTGATGAAAAAACTGATTTATCACAGCTTAAAAAACCTTATGGATGGGATTTAGAAGTAAAAGGTGTGCCATATGATATTTATCGTATAGAAGGATATAACCATACCATCGGTGGGAAATGGGGAGAAAACTGCTTTTGGGCTTGCCCATCAGGTGAAAAGCCTTCATTTGAAAATCTCATAGAGTTCAATGGAGATGCACCTACTTGGGGGATATCCTTTGAGCGAGTTAATTATATAAAGAGCAAATGGAATGAAACCTCTGTGGAAACTAGTGGAGATTGCTGGATAACACGTAATGGGAAGAAGTTTTATCACATTTCTGGTAGAAGTATGGATTATGCATTGGCTAAAGCGCAGCATTTATTGGTTCAACTTTTAGAAGAATGTCCACTTTATCTATCTGATAGAAATTGGAAAGAACAGGCTATTGGACGTAAGATTTGGTATGAAAATCAGCCCGCTATTATAACTAGTATTACTAGTGGAAACGAATTGTGGATAGAACCTGATGGCATTCCTTGCTTTAAAGCGCCCCCTCACTGGGACGACATGGACTATGATGATTATGCAGATGGGCTACGAGTAGGGTTATTATCGCCTGATATTTATTGGTATAGAAATTAGTAATATCAGGATATTATTAAAAAGGGGAGAACAGATTAATGAATATAATATACTTAATATTAGCAGTTATATTAGTGGTAACTTTAGTAATTTTTATATCTTCAAGTCTTTATTGGAAGATGATAGATTTAGAAGATTTGGCATCATCATTCGGAATTGGGATTATTGTAGGGGCTATAGCTGCTTTACTTATACTAATTTATGGATTTACTGCTGATGGAAAATTATATAAAAGTGAAACGTATGAAATTTCAGCTATTAAAGACAATTCAAATGTATCAGGAAATAGTTTCATAGGAACAGGCTACGTTAATGAAAGCCAATATTATTTCTATATTCTAGAAACTAAAAAAGGCAAGAAAATGCACAAAGTCCATATTGGTGATGCCTATTTAAATGAAGGTGATTACACTCCTTATGTAGATGTGTACGATTATAAGTATAATAGTAAATTCGCTCAATGGTTATATGGTAAAAACAAATACGATGATTATGAATTTGTATTCTTCATACCTGAAGATACTGTCACAACCGAATTTAATGTAGATATGGAGTAATAAATAGGAGGAAACATTCAATGGAAACAGTAACGCTATGGGATAAATTAAAACTACAAATTGATAACTTAGAATTAATGCATGAGCAACATAAAGCAGGACAAGATGTTAGCACTTCAGTATATTGGCAAGTTGAATACATTCATGAGATTTTAAGTAGTTTAGAGGATAAATTAGGGGCAAGTAAAATACGTGGCGAATATATTGATTTAGATTAATATTCGGTAATAGCTATGAAAGGGGGACTAGCAAATGAGCAACACGATGAGTCTAAAAGGTGGATTAAATATGTATGCAGGATTTGGTGAAAGATACGAATCAGATATACCACCTGAAGGAAGAAAAGTATTTTATATGCAAAAGAATGGATTTGACCATCATCAGGAACATGCTAATAAATACTTTAAGAAGAACGATGTGCTTACTATTAAAGAAATATATGTAGGAAGAAGCAGCTCTGAAGTGGAGTTCGTTGAACATCCTAATCAGAAATTTAATACTGTTATGTTTGCAGATTTTGAGATAGGTGGTTATGTAGATAGCAGTGACGGTATCCTTGCGATGCTTCACCTTCACCATGATTTTGTTTTACCGAAGAATGATGCTAGAAGAATTTCAAATGCTCATATAAATCGAATAGCTGAAACTCTTAAAAACTTAGATACACAGGAAAAGATAGATTAATAAAAGCAACCTATTATTAAAAATAAATATATAAATGGAGGAGACAGAATGAATACCACACGACATATAGAATCGATAAATGGTCAGCCGCATGTAAAAAGAATATCAATAGAATTAAGACCAGATGAGGTTAAAGAACTAATAGACGCATTAAAAAATACGCATAATAGCATTCTAATTAAAAATATAGTTTTTGATTTGACAGGTCAATTATCATATTGTTAATAGTTAATAAAATTAGGTTATTATTAAAAACTATTTAAACTAAAATGGAGGAATTAGAATGGGTAAATTAATATTAGGGATTATCGGTGTCATTGCAGGTATAGCTTTAGGATTGTACGTTGGAGTGTATCTGCTTTTAATAGGTGGAATTATGGGACTCGTTGAAGTAGTAAATGTTATGACCGATGGTGGAGCAGCAGATGGTGGACTAATTGCTTGGAGCGTTGTGAAGATGTTGTTCTCAGGTGTTGCTGGGAGTATTTCAGCTTATGTATTAGTTCTACCTTCATTAGCTTTAATGAGCGTGAACCTTGGTCACACATCAAAACGCAAGAAGCGTATATAAGAGGGAGAGATAAATATGAAAACAATTGAAGAAGCGATTCTAGAATTAAGAGGGTGTGGGGCTGCCATCCAAATTACTATTGATTGGGATAAGAGTCCAACTGTTCATGTATTTGATAGAAATGGAAAACTACATCAAACTAGTGGAATGGATGTTCTAACAGCGTTGCAATCTATGACACTGAAATTAATCCAACAGAACAATGAGGGGGAAAACAATTGATATCTGTTGGTACTGAAATATCTGAAACAGAAAAGTGTGGAAGTTGTCGCTCTAAAGATAGGGTTGTTAGAGTTGAAATTGGCAATGGGAATTATATATCCTTCTTCCACTTGTGCAGTCAATGCTCTAAAGAATTGCATACAAAATTGGAAGAGTCGAAGTCTACTATTGAAGGAGAGTAATAATAATATGAAAAACATATGGACGGCTACAGCACCACTTAGACGAAGTGATTTAGAATATTATGGTTTCACATTTTCTGCAAAAGAATTGAAAACACCCACACTAGAACATTATTTCAAAAGTGTTCATATAAATCTATTTGCACATGGAACGTTAATGAGGGCAAGACATAGGCTGGGACTACCTATATACAACTAAAGGGAGGAAATAGAATATGAAAGTTAAAAAGACACTTCATGAGGTCTATAGTGAGATAGTTAGATTAAGGGAGCAAAGAGACATGATGGGACAGGTCGCTACAGAAAGACCAGTATCATGCAAATATCATCACCTTTAATAATAGGGGGGATGATAATTAATAATCCTCTATCTTATTTCTTTGTAAGATTATATGTAAGAAAACACATTAAAAACAATGTAAAGATAAAACGTGTAGAAAATAAGTGGAGATAAGAAGGGGGAATTACAATGAGTAAAACAAAGGTATTATTAGCATATGGTGACGGTGACTACGGTGCAATGGACTTTGAGGAAAAGTTTAAAGTAAAAGATGTCTACGCAGAAATGTTAGAAAATAATGTAACTGAAATAGACCTTATTCACGATTGTGGATATGGGGATGAAGAGATACATGTGACTCTCCATGAGTTTGCAGAGGTAGACCCAGAGTTTGTAGGATTTATATTTGAAGAGTTTATGGAATACGATAATTCAAAAGCTAAATGCTTTTATATTGTAGATTAGGAGTGAGAACATGAAAAAATTAACATTACAATTGGAAAATATCGAAGGTGTAATAGAGCAAGAGAGTCAAATCAGTATGGGTGACAATGACATTTTAGTTATGCAGTATCCAGAAAGAATGACTCTAGCAGAGGCTTATGAGTCTTTTGAAATTTTAGAGAATTCATTTATAAACAATGTGAGTGTAATAGCAATGCCTTCTGACTTAACATTTAAGGTAATTAAAAACAAAAGGAGTGAAAAAGATGATTAATGCACTACTATACGTTAACTATGTAAGACATGTTAGTATTTTTCTAAAGTCTTCACCAAGCGTAGGAGAACATATTTCTATTGAAGACAAAGCATACAAAATAGAAAAAATAGTACACCATGAGTTGGATGCCAGTAAATTTGATTTAGAGCTTTATGTGGTAAGCGAAGATTATTAATAATATTTCCATTTTATACAGGAGGTAAGTAATGAATAAAGAATTAGATAAGGCTTTTGAAAGCTTACAAGATAATATGGTTAAGCAAGCTTTGATATATAAAGATACAAAGTTAGACCCATTCTATCGTTTTGTAATAGGTAAAATGGATTTTAAAGAATGTGTAGATAAGGTTGCGAAAAACATTTGATAAAATGCGAGATTTATAAAGGAGGAATATATAAGTGCAAGTTTATACAGATGAATTTATTGAAGCAATGGAGAAAATTGAAAATAACGTAGAGAAAGCAATATCAGATTGGATTAATAAAATAAATTTAGATTCCATGATAGAGTCTAGAAATATTTTAATTGGAGATAGCAATGAGTTTTTAAATGGATTTTTTGTCAACGCTAAAACACATAAAATAGATATTTCAAATGAAATTAATCTAGGAAGAAGAAATTCAATCGATGACATTAGCAAAGCGGTATGTAAAAAAGCTTTAAATGACTTACAAGAATTGATTGAAAAAAAGATTGAAGAGTCTACCATTCCTGTCAATAGAGCTAGAGATGTAAGAAAGATTATAAAAGTTGCATACGAAGGGGCTCTAATTGAGTTAAACAGTCTAACTCTATGCTTAAAAATTGGCATCGAAGAATATAAGAAAACAAAAGATTGACTAATGCGAATTTGATAAAGGAGGATTAACATGGAAGAGTCAAAATGGGCGATTGTTGACAAGAAAACAGGCAAGTTCTTAGTAAGTAAGCTTTATACTCATAGAGGTACTGCACTGAATATCCTTAATAAAGGGCATTTCTATATCCCTGATTTACATGAGCCTGTTGTAGTTGGCTTAAATCAGGCTTTAGGGTTAGCGTTAGCAAAAGCACAAACAGAAGTGAGAGATTAATAAAACTTCTATTTTATAAGGGGATATGACTATGGGATTTATAATAATAAATAAAATTACAGGAGAGCTATTAACTCTGAAAATATATAAACACGAAGGTACAGCAAAACATCAGATAAATAGAGGAATATATCATATTCCAAATAAGCAGGAACCAGTTGTAATTCCAATGCCAAGTACACATACAATGAAGGAAGTTGCGAATGGTGCATCATATAGCACAATTAAGTATGCTGGAAAGCTTCCATTGAGACCGCTTGAGTTTGATGAATGTCTTTGCACAGAGGAGGAAAACAATGAATAAACAAGAAATTTATGATTCAATTGTTAATTGGCAAATGGAAGCTGGAGAAGATTTCTTAGATTACTTTGACTCAGACTTAAAGGCTGGGAGCTATATGATATGGTGCTTAGGTAGGGGTCACATTACAGTTGAACAATTTAATCTGTGGGAAGAAGATAGCAGCTATTATTCAGATTGGGCTTCACACTATGTTCATAACTGTCATGGAGAAGATATTCCTTATTCAGTTGTTAGTGAAGAAGACTGGACAGAAGAGGGTCAAGAAAAGGCTTATATGATTCTTGCAGAGTTTATTTCTGAAAGTGTTACCTATCAAAAGAGACTAAAAGAATTTTTAGAGGAAAACTAAGCTATGAAATTTTTAGAATATTTTAGAGTAAATAGCACACCCATTGCAATAACACTGGCAATCTTAATGCTATTAAACTTTTATTCCACAAATGAGAATGGGATTATAGTTAATGTGTTAGTAAATGGAGTAACATGGATAGTTATCTACACATTGTTAAAGCAATTTATCTTTTTTAAAAAATCATAAATTACTTATTGACAACATATTAAACCTGTGATAAGCTTGTTTAGTGGAGGTGAGAAGGATACTTAAAGAGCATAAGGTCATAGTAATATTAGATGAGCCTAAAAGGGTTGCTTTAAAGCTAGACCACTTAGATATAGAATATTGGAGTGTAACAGTAATCATGAAAGGCTCAAAGAAAGAGTATGAGTCATCGGTAACTTTTGAAACGTTTGATAAAGCTATTGCATTAAAAGAGGGGGATACTTTTCTCCGATGAGAGCAGGTAATTAATTGAACATTGAAGATATTGAATTAGAAAACGTTGAAAGAATTGAAAGACAATTAATAGAAAAGTATGGAGCATTAGGTGCATCTCTAACTAATAGTATTAAAACTATTAAAACCAATTTAAAATTATACTCTATTGATGAAGAACTTTTAAACAGAGTTAATGAAGAGATGTATGAGGCTGGGCAACAAGAAGATATCAAAGATGTGGAAACAAAAATAAAGCACCTGTCCAGTACGTTTTGGGACTAAGAGCTTTATACTAAAAACTATATATTGACATGAAAAGGGGTTTGGAAAATGAAGAATGAAACAATTCGACAAAACACTAAGAAAGAACAAATTATCAATATCTTGAGAGAGCATCCAAATGGTATCACAAACGTGGAGCTTTCTAAAGTGGCACTTCGCTATGGAGGATATCTTGGCTTACTTTATAGAGATGGATACAAAATTACTAAAGCTCATTTGGGTGATGGTGTATATCTATACACTCTAACAGAAGAGCCAAAAGAAAAGCGTCAGCACAGTACAGCAATTGAAACGTTTGCATGTGCATTACAACTAAATGGAATGGATGATGTTGCTTCATCCCTTGTGGAACTATTGGAGGAAGCAGGAGTAGCATTAAGATTCAAAGGTGGAACTTATCAATAAATAGTTATAAAGACTCCTTTCTATTAGTTAGTTATTAACATATAATATGAAAGCTCAAGAAGGGAGGGAGTTTTAGAATGGGTTCATTAAAATACAGTATTACTTTTGTTGAAAAAAATGCTGGATACGAGAGCTTGACAGAAGAAGAATTAACGGAAACTGCTGAAGCCTTAAAGGAATATATCAAAGATATTCTGGCTGTTAGATTTAATACGGAGAGAGAAACAATTCAAATAAGCTTTGAAGCAGTTCAAGAATAGGAGGATTTAAATGGAGTTCAAAACAGAAATTAAAGCATCTAAATTTAAAAAAGACAACATCGTGGGACTAATCAATAGCCCTGACCAAAGCTCATACATTATTTTAGCTAAGTATCTAGTAAATAATAAATATAGCTATGAGTGCACTCTACTGGATGATTTTCTAAGTGGGAAAAAGTTTGGTATGTATACATTTAGTGAATCACAACTAGGGTTAATAGAGGATATAAAGCAAGGAGAATTCTCTATGGACATGACAAATGTGATATTAGATTTAACACCTGCAACCCTGTTCCCATCAGATGGTGCAAAAGTAGACCCTAATCATAAGTTGCACATGGACTTAATTCTTCAAATGCATGAGACTTATCTTGTAAAAAATAAAGACTACGGTAATTCATTCTCTGAGCAATACGATGAGTATGGTGTATTGTCGGCTATTATCCGCTTTGATGATAAGATACGTAGAATTAAACAGCTTATGCGCAATGGCAAAGCAGAAGTAAACGATGAGAGCTTAAAAGACAGTGTAAAAGACTTAGCAAATTATGCAGTAATGCTTTGGATGGAATTAGAAAAAGATGAAAGAAATAATATAAAATAATTTATAAACTACTTAATGACAAGTAGATAAAAGGAAGAGGAAGAAAAATGGAAATGAGAATGGAAAAATTGGTTCGTGGAGACAAGGTATTATTTAATCCAGCGTTTGAGGAGCAAGCATGGATTGACTATGCAGGATTGGAAGCAGAAGTGTTGTCTGTTTTCAACGATGAAGTAGAGATTTTATTTGAAGATGGAACGGAACTTGGAGTTATTGATTTCGAATTAATTAAAAAATAAGAAAAGCGTAGAAACCTACTGCTTTCAAATATGAAAAAAAGAGAGGAAATGAAACATGACAATTATCACAAAAGACAGAAACTCACATGTTCAAAAGTCGGAGTTTATGTTGGAAAGATTTGAGCGTTTCTTTAATGAAATTATAGAGGACTCAGAAAAACAATATGACCAAGACATTCTTAATACAATCAAAGAAAACGTATTGGACTACGTTGAATCAAAAGAAGAGGTTGAAGCAGATAAGCTTTTTGATTTAATTATCAGAGCATCTAATGACCAAATCTCCGAGAAGAATCCTGATTTCACTTATTTAAGTGCATCAGCATTGCGCAGAAAGATTTATAAACAAGCATCTAAAAATCGTGGTTTTGATTATAAAAACGGATATGGAGATTACTATTCATTCGTTATCCAGATGGTTGAGCAAGGAATTTATGATGAAGACATTTTAACTTCCTATACCGAAGCAGAAATTAGAAGAGTAGGTAAATTAATCAACATTGGCAAAGATAAGAAGTTCAGTTATGCAGGATTATTTATGCTTAACAACACTTACTTGAAAAAGGGATACAGAGGAGAAGTATTGGAGCTACCACAAGAGCGCTTCTTAACATCTGCTTTATACTTCATGAAAGACGAGAAGAAAACTAAGCGTTTTGAGTTTGTTCGTGAAGCTTATTGGGCATTGTCTAATCACTTCATTGGTTTGGCAACCCCTTCATTGTTAAATGCTGGCGCAACTAATGGAACACTCTCATCTTGCCATATTATTACCCCTAATGATGATTTAATGAGCATTATGGAAAGTTTGAAACAGACAGCCAAGTTCTCACAAAATGGAGCTGGAATTGGAATTTATATGGGATTCTTACGTGCAAGTGGTTCGTGGATTCGTGGATACAAAGGTCGTGCAACTGGGGTTCTACATCCTTCACGCTTAACTAGTACATTAGCTGAGTATGTAAATCAACTTGGCGCTAGACCTGCTGGAATAGCTTTGTATTTACCTGTGTGGCATTTAGATGTATTTGACTTCTTAGATTTACGATTGAAAACTGGGTCACAAGAGAAACGTGCTCACACTATTAAAACTGCTGTAACTGTACCAGATGAGTTTATGCGCAGATTGAAAGCTAAGCAAAACTTCACTCTCTTTGACCCATATGAATTTAAGAAGAAAATGGGAGTGGACTTGAACCGCTTGTTCGATAAAAAGAAATTGATGGATGGAGAAGAACCCAATAAAGTTGACCATGCTTTCACTTACTGGTATCGCAAAGCAGAAGAAGACAAAACATTTGAGCTTAGTCGTGTTGTAAGCACAACTGAGATTTACAAATCAATCTTTGCATCACGTAAAACTGGTGGAACACCTTACATGTACTACTCTGACATCTCAGCACGAATGAATCCTAATGAGCACATGGGAATGCCTTTTGGTTCTAATCTGTGTTAATTATTAGCACCTTTGAGAAGTGATTCTCATAGCAAACCCATCTAAACAGGGGAACTCTCATGGCATTGAGACAATCCTGTGCTAAATACTCGATATTGACAAATAAATGATATGGATGTGAAAAACAATGATTTATGATGTATATTCAATTACATGCTTAGCAAATGGCAGGGTGTATTTTGGTCGCTCTCAGGAGATAGGAAAAAGATGGAGAGCACATGTGAACATGCTTAGAAAGTCGGTTCATAACAACTTACTTCTTCAATCTGACTGGAATGAATATGGTGAGCCAAACTTTACATTCAAGATAATCCATTCAACAGAATCTCTAGAAGAGTCTGTAGATATTGAGCAATCATACATTGATTCCAGCGCCTATGAAAAATATAACATTTCTGATGCAAAAGACGGTGGAAATACATTTACAAATAACCCCAGAAGCGAAGTTACTAGAAAGTTAAAAAGCTATAACACCACTGGGGAGAGAAATCCAATGTATGGAAAACCGAAATCAGAAAAAATGATAAGTAGAGTTAAAGAGGCAAATTCCAAGCCTGTGGTGGTTGAAGGTGTTCTTTATCCAAGCTCAGTAGAAGTTAGCAAGGCAACTGGGATAAAAACTACAACAATAAACTACAGATTGCAATCCAAATCTCCAAGATTTAAAGATTGGAATTATGCATAAAAAGCAATATCGAGTTAAATGCCAAACGACTATCGAAAGGGTAGCTTACATCGAGAGGATATAAGTGAGAACCGAGTAGAGTACACTCAAGCGAGTGGAAAAGATGGGAATCTGTAGTAACGATACAGATTATGATATAGTCTAGCCTCTATAGTGATGTAGAGCAGTCTAGAGACGGTTGTGACATTAGCGATGTTACAGCGAATATAAGCGAGTGAGATTATTCAAAATATGGATTATGACCGAGTTGAGTCAGAAGAGTTGGATAAAGAAGGCTTCTTAGTTACTAAGACAAAGGGTGAAGGATTAGTTACATGTAACTTATCGTCATTGGTATTAAACAACATATTTGGAAAAGGCAATGAACATGTTGACTTGCAAAAGGTTGTTGATATCCAGTTTAGAATGTTGGATAACGTTATCACACTAAATCGCACAGTTGTTCCACAAGCCACACACACTAATAGACTTTATCGTGCTGTTGGGGCAGGAGCTATGGGGCTAGTTACTCTAATGACATCTGAGGGTATTCGCTGGGAGTCTAATGAAGCATCTGAATTCACAGAGAATATTTTTAAGCAATATTTAATGGCTTCAATTAAAGCATCGTCAAAACTGGCAGAAGAGAAAGGTTCTTATCCTTATTACGAAGGCTCAGATTGGAACACAGGAGCATTCTTTGATAAGCGTGGATTCGTTTCTGATGAGTGGAATGAGGTTCGTGATTTAGCTTCTAAGGGCATGAGAAATGCTTACTTGATGGCTATTGCTCCGACATCTTCAAACTCAATCATGATGAATAGTAGTCCAAGTATTGACCCTCCGTATGCTGTTATCTACAGAGAAGAGAAGTCTGGACTTAATGTTATCATTGTTCCTTCTAACTACAATAATCAAACAAAATGGTTTTATAAGTCTGGTTTTGAAATGGATGAAATGTGGGCAATTAAAGTTGTTGCGGCAGCTCAAAAATACATTGACCAAGCTATCAGCCACAACATGCATGTTTCCAAGTCTATTAAAGGTTCTGAGCTATTGAGACTGGATATGGGTGTTTGGGAAAACGGCATAAAAACTACTTATTACACATACACAGAAGACTACGTGTTGGATGATACTTGTGTAATGTGCAGTTCATAAAGGAGAACAGTTAAAATGAAGAATTTTAGAGTTTATGATGGAGAAGCAAGCAATTCAGCTACAAAAGTATTCGGAGGGAAGTCAAGTGGGATACGTGATTGGGACAAAATCAAGTATCCTCAGATGCTTGACCTAAACAAATCATTATTCGCAGAGTACTGGAATGAAGATGAAATAAAATTATCAAAAGACATTGAAGAGTATCGTGAAAAACTAAATGACACAGAAAGACGAGTGTTCAATATTATCTCTGGAAAGTTAAACTGGCTAGATTCAATAGCAACTGATTTTAACTTTGTACTTGGATACTTATGCACTGACTCATCTGTGCGCTCTGTTATTGCCATGATTGATTCGTTTGAGCAATTGCACAATAGAAGTTATCAATATTTAACTTCTTCTATGTTAAATCAACAAGAGAAGGAACAGGCTTTTGAAGAAACAAAAAGAATTCCTGAATTAGTTCACAGAAATGAACTGGTCATTACACCCATTCAAGATATGGTCGATAAAGCAAAACAATATCTATTCTTAGAAGAGGGTGAGGAACCATCCGATGAGCTATTAGAATCTATCGCTTTTGGGGTTTTATCTAATATGATTCTTGAAGGTCTTTATTTCTCAGGTGGATTCACTTATTTCCATTCTTTAGCTCGTGACCAAAAAATGATTGGCTCAAACAATATGATTCAACTTATTCGAGATGATGAGAATCAACATTCTACGTTCTATGGCATGTTGTTCCAAATTGTTATGGGTGAGAATCCACAATTGGCAACTCCAGAGAACTATAAAAAAGCTTTGGACTACGTTGTTGAGGCAGTGAATCGTGAGAAGGTTTGGGCTACCTATATATTCCAAGGTATTGATACTTTATCTATTAAAGAGTATCACAACTATGTTGAGTATTTGGCTAATCTAATTTGTCGTAACGCTGGTATCGAAGAACCTTATCCAGAAAATGAACAGCTAAAATCTCAATGGATTAACACCTATGGGAAGAAGAAGCGTTCAGGAGAAGCAAATGAAATCGTAACTAGAACAGATTTCCTTCAAGGTAATGCAATCAACTATGCTCACGAAGGTGGGGAGGACTTTGACCTCTAAGAAACTACTTGTCTACTATTCAATGACTGGAAATACTAAAGCTATGATTCCATTCTTTGAAGCCCTAAATTTTGATTTGATTGATATTAGAAAGGTTGACTCCATAGATTTTGAACCTTATGAGTTCATAGCTTTTGGTACGTCTACTTGGGGGAGAGGTCTTCCTCCAAAACCCTTCTTTAAACTTAGGGATGATATTGTAAAAATAAAAGGCAAGTCTATTGGATTGTTTGGAAGTGGAAGAAGTGAGTATGAGTTCTTTTGTGGAGCTTTAGACCTTTTAGAAGAGCTACTTCAAAGTGGTAATAATAAAATAGTATTTAAGTATAAATACGAAGGTTATCCAAGGGAAATTGACTTTGGAAACATGAAGAAAAACATTAAAAATTTGGAGGAACTATTATGACAAAAAGACTATTAAAATTTGAAGGCGCTTCTTGTGGAGCATGTAAATCAGCACAGAGTTTATTAGATAGCATTGATGCACCTATAGAAAAAATTGACGTGGGCGAAAGTCCACATTTGGCAGCACAGTATGACATTGGTGGAATTCCAACATTTATTTTACTTGATGGAGATGACACTGAGTTAGATAGAATGATTGGATATAATCCCAATCGTTCATCTGAGCTATTAAATCTAGTAAACAAATTAAAAACTATATAATTTAAAACAAAATAAGACAAAACTAAAACAAGAGGAGAAATAATAATGCAAACAATGCAATTCGTTAAAATTAATTTACAGGATATCGTATTCGATAAAGGGTCTAAGCAACATGGTAAAGTTAAATATATTGATAATCCAACTCGCACAGCTAAAATTGAGGTCATCATTAGTAAAGATGAGAAAGCAGGGGAACGCACAACACGTTTAATTGAAGCTAGACTTTCTAATTTAGTTGTGGTTGAAGAAGCTAAAAAAAAGCCTAGCCATGACCCTAATAAATGGTGGTCATTAGTTAAGATGTTCCATAAAGCTTTTAATCACCCTGTAGAAGAAAAACCAACTCAAATGGGATTAGAAAGAGCTACGGATAGAGCTGTTTGGACTGGGGAAGAAGCGTTAGTTGAATTCATTCATGCTTCATCCAATAATAAAGAAGAGTTTGATGAGGCATATAAAATGTTGATTGCTGGATTAGATAAGGCTAAAATAAAATCAGATGCAATGGAATTCTATGAAGAGGGAGTACCACGTATCGTAGCTCAGTCAGATGCTTTAATTGATGCTCTATATTTCATCATGGGTTCACTTGTGGAAATGGGAGTTAAGCCAGATAAGCTAATGGATGCTGTTCAAGATGCTAACATGAGTAAATTGTTTACTGATGAAAATGGTAAGAAGTATGCTAAATATCGTGAGGAAGATGGAAAAATCCTTAAGTCTCCAGACTTCTTCCAACCAGAGCCAGAGTTGTTAAGAGAAATCTTGCGCCAAATGAATAAATAAGATACAATAGAAGAGGAGTAATTCCTCTTCTATTTTTTATATATAATAATAAAAACTATTTAATGAAATATAAATAAACAGGTTGACAACTGGTTTTTATTATGTTATGCTATTAATAGATTAAAAGAAGTTGTTTAATCTGATTTATAAACTAGATAATGACATAAAACATAAGAAAAGAGGACGTATAAATGGTAACAGCAATGGCAGAGGAACTCCCACCAGAAGAAGGTATGGATTTTTCAAACTTAACAAGTGAAAACGTAGCACAACTAATTGAAAAGTATAAGTATTTGGTTCCAATAACAATTAGTAAAAGATTTAACGCAGAAGGGCTTTTAAGATATCATGGTCTAGGTAAAGATGATTTGGTGCAGTTTGGAACGATTGGATTGGTTGACGCTATAAATAGCTATGACCCAAACAGAGGGGCAAAACTAAAGTCTCATATTATTTCATATATTTATCGCTATATAATACACTACTCACAAAAAGATTCTTTATATAATAAAAACAACTATAGCTTTGATTTGCTTAGAACTGTTAGCTTAGATGTTGATAATGATGATGAAGAGGACGTATTCTCAAGAGACGCAATAGAATCTGAATATCTAAAGGATGATGGCTTCATCAGAAAATCAGAGATAAATATAATGTTCGAGCGACTGGAAGGTATTATACCAGAAAAAGCTATTAGGATTATTGGATTGCGCTTACAGGGATATACTAATCTTGAGGTATCAGAGATGGAAGGAATTACTCGACAAGCAGTTCAAAGAATGCTGAAAAGAAACAAGATGTATATTTTAAATGCTATAAATGAATAATAAAATTTCTTTAAAAGTTAGTTAATGACAACAAATAGGAGGATTTAGATGAATAAGGTAGATGAAATGTTTATTGAGGATTTAGAAGAAATTCTTAAGCAAGATTGGGAAGTAGACAATAGGGCTAAGTGGCTTGATGGTACACAGACAAAGACAAAACGTATTATTCAATCAGTAAATAGATATGACTTGTCAGAAGGGTTTCCAATCTTTAATCTTCGTGAAATTAATTGGAAACTTCCTATCGATGAAATTATTTGGATAATGATTAAACAGTCTAATAACATTAAAGATTTGAATAGTAAGATATGGAACTCTTGGGCAAATGAAAATGGCGATATTGAAAAAGCATATGGCTATCAAATTGCAAAGCCTACTATGGGGCATCCATCTCAGATGCACTATGTAATAAATGAGATTAAAACAAATCCAACAAGCAGACGTATTATGATAAATATGTTCTCAGCAGAAGAGCAATTAACTAAAGCTACTGAATCATTGGTTGAGTGTGCATATGCAATCCACTTAAGCGTAAAGAATGGAAAGCTTGATATGACTCTGATTCAGCGTTAACTTTGAGCGCCTATAAGAAGTAATTCTTATAGCAAACCTGCCTAAACGGGGAAACTCTCAACTTGAGACAATCCCGTACTAAATCTGTGAGAGGATTTACAAAGGAGCATTGTTAATTTGTACTATTTATACACAATCACAAATAAAAAAACGAACAAGAAATATCTTGGTATGACCTCGAATCCACACCAGCGAGAAAGCAGACATTTTAGCGATTTAAGAGGAAATAGGCATCATTGTGCATATTTGCAAAGGTCGTTCAATAAACATGGTGAAGAAAACTTTGTGTTTGAAATAATTTTCGAGAATATGACGGAAGAAAAAGCATCTAGAATAGAAGAAATGTATCTAGTCAATCACTATGACAATTTATACAATACCTCTAAAAAATCAGGAGGTGGAGATTTAATAAGCTACCATCCAGAGATAGATAGAATCAAAGAGCAACATAGCATTGCTGGTTTAATTTGGTGGAAAACCAAAAGCGAAGAAGAGAAGAAGGAATTTGGCGATAAATTTAGAGGTGAAAAGAATGCGATGTATGGAAGAACACACGCTCCAGAAGCACGAGAAAAAATATCAAGTGCACATAAAGGAAGAAAAATATCAGAAGAGCGAAAGAAGACTATTTCAGAAGCCCAAAGAGAAAGATTTTCTGTTTTAGGGGAGCGAGAAAAAGTTTCGGAAAGAAACAGGAAAAGGTATGAAGACCCTGAAGAAAGAAATAAAACATCTTTAGCTAATAAGAAAAGATTTGAGAACCCAGAAGAAAGAGAAACCATTCGGAAAGCTTCTCGCAAGAGAAATCAAAAAGACTATAAAGTTTTCTTTCCCGATGGAGATACAATGGAATTTACAAACTTAATCGATATCATTGAATACTTTATGGAAAATCATTCGATAGGTAGGTGGACAATAAATAGTTTGCTTAAAACAGGTCAGACATGGAATCCTTTTTATGAGAAACATAAATATTTAACTGGGTTAAAGATAACCGTAAATGAAAATAAGAGTAAAAATTAATAAATCCTCTCACAGTAAATGTCGAACGACTATCCCATCGGTGGTGAAATTCCACATTAGGAGTAGGGCACAAGTTAACGGTGTGGGCGAAAACCCCTTAAATCGAAACGGTAGGTATCCTCTATAAGAGAATAGAAGGATAGTGATATAGTCTAATCTCATAGGCGACTATGAGCGGTTTATTCAAGCAGAGAATAAACGGTATAAGTGTTACGAGCTTATATGAATATAAATGTCAGGAGATTTCTTAACTGCTGCTGGAGCTGGTGGATGGAATGTGGTTCAGTATGCATTCTTACAACATGCAATTGCTAAAGAGTGTGGATTGGAGGCTGGTATTTTACTTCATGTGGTACAAGACTTACATCTATACAATAAACACACAGAGCAAGCAGCAGAATTAATTAAAAGATATGCCGAAGATACAGGTGAGCTGAATACAAAAGTACAGATTAAAATTTCAGATAAACCATTCTTTGAGCTAACGGCTGATGATGTTGAGTTAATTGGGTACGAGCCAAAAGGTAAGATTGATAAACTGGATGTTGCTATATAGAAAGGGGATAAATAAATGACACAAATAATGGAAGCTTTAGAAACACAGAAGAAAAGATTGGAAGCACATGGCTATACGGTGGCTTATATTTGTCTCTATGGCTCACAAAACTATGAGCTAGATATTAACAACATAGATTATCAGTCGGACATAGATATGAAAGCTATAGTCGTTCCTACTTTAGATGATTTGGTAAGAAATAGCAAACCAATGTCTACAGTAGTTGAAACAGAATGGGGTCAATGTGATATCAAAGATATCAGACCATATTTCCAGACTCTGCTAAAGGCAAATCCATCTTACATCGAAACACTATTTTCAAAGTATTATATTGTTGATGAAGCATTTGAGAATGAATTTATCACCATCTTTAACAAGAGAGAGATACTGGTTGATGCTTTAAAAGCCCAATCTATTCGTGCAATATATGGGATGATGTGTGAGAAAGAAAAAGCACTATGTCATCCATATCCATCGATTGCACATAAGATTGAAAAGTATGGATTTGATGGCAAACAACTATCCCATGCACATAGACTTTGGTTGATGATGAACTACTATTATATTGAAAATAAGCCATTAGCTGATTGTTTTACCCATAATAAAATAAACAGTGAGAAGCTTATCGATATGAAGTTGAACAGACACTCATTAGAATATGCGAAGTCAAGCATGGAAGAGATTATGGTAAAAGCAAAAACTTTGAGGGATGAAGTTTTATTGAAAATTGATGAAAAGACCACCGACTACTCAATTAAAGATGAGTTTTTAGCATTGTCACAAGACATTATTAAAGCAAAAATAATGGACGAGTGCGCATGAGTGTAATAGGAAAGAAAACTAAAAGCAGAGGATTGTGGTTGATGAATCCTACTACAAAAGTTAGAGATAGTAAGAAGAAATATGACAGAAAAGAAAGCAAAAAAGAAATAAAGAAATATGAAAAATAAGAGTGGAGGATAACTTATGGCTATTGAATTAGAAAAGGTGAGTCCTCCAAAAACTTATGGAGAGCTATTTAATAGTATAGGCAATGTGGATGATTTGTTTGGTGAAGATATCTATGCTCAAACGGAACTTAGAGGTGGTATTGGAAATAAGGTTTTACTTATGTGGAACAATCGTTCCGTAGAAGTGGAAGATTCAACTCTTGCTAATATTCAAGATAGTTTTGAGGAGAGATTTGTAAATAAGAGACCTCCCATTAATATTGAAAGAGGCGATTTACTTTATAACTCTTATATAGAAAGTCACTTAGAGGATTTAAAAGAAGACGTAGAATGCCATGAGATTTGCATGTGGACTAGCTTTAAAACTTTCATAAGAAATAATATCATTTTACTAATTATGAATCACATTAACAATGAAACACTATATGAAAAGTTAGTAAACTCAATATTTGACAGTTTAATACTAGAAAATGGGAATTTGGACTAATTCAATTTTTATTAGACGACAAATAATCCTATTAAATGGGCAATACTGTCGTCCCTTTTAATTACAAAAGGGAATAAAATGGAGATTTTACTGATATGTATACAAAACTGTATACTTGTAAACTTGTGTACAAAATTGTATACATTAATCAGAAAATACAAGGGGAGAGATTAATATGAGAATAGCTATCGCTTTTTTACTGGCAGTGCCAATTTATAATATGGTTGAGTTTGGGTGGGGTTGGCTTTTAATAATTACATTGCAAATATTAGCAGGGTTGGACTTAGAGCTTTGGAACAGAAGCCGATGAAGAAAATATTTAGAATCTCTGAAACAGAACATGCTATTCGCACTTGGAAAGTGGAAGCCGACAGTGAAGATGAGGCTCTATCAATATTTGAAACAAAAGGTACTGTAATTGATGAGAAGCTTCTTGATTATGATTTGGAAATAATAGATTAAGAGTTTTTTACCGATAAGGTTACACAGGTAGAATTCTACAGAGCTTAGAATGTCAATGTCAGCATCATAAAAAAGGGGAAGAGTAATATGAAACTAGAAAAACTAAGATTAAAACATATTGCAATAGATAAAGAGCTTAGAAAAGTAGACGATGAAATTTCAGTATTATTAGATGGAACATTTAAATATAACGGTGTATTGTGCTTTGTAGATGATTATAGCACAGATGAAGATTTTATTCTACTGGGTTCGACAAATGGAAGTACAATATCTGGATTCAACAATCAAGTGTCACTAACATTTAGAGAATTTGAGGAAACTTTTAAAAGCCACAAATATAAAATACATTTCTACAATGGTAAGGAATCGTTCGGAGAAGTTTTGTCGCTTTATAAGACTGTAGAAGTTGAATTTGATATTGAGCCTGACTCTGATGACACAATAATTCGTAAAGGTCTATTAGAATTGGGTACTTATCCAAGGTCTTACACCGCAAAAGTATATAAAATTGAAAAGGGAGATAAGTAGATGAAATATGTACGTTATTACTTTACTTTTAAAAATGGATTAAAAGAGGACTATCTTATAGAAATTGAGCCTCACAAGATTGAAGAATATAAGAATGGATTAAAAGAGGTCAATTCCGTAATTTACAATTCAATGATGACTGGGAAGAGCGGTGTAATTAAACTAAAAACCGAATATGGATTGGCTCATATAAGAACAGACGATATTGTAAGTTCACTTGTCACAGGATTTTTAGAGCTATAAAGGAGGATATTAAATGAAAGATGAAACTAAGAACTTAATAATAGCCTATGTAATGCTAACTACAGCATTTTCAGCTCTTTGCTTTTTGATTGGATGGATTGGCTATGAAATAGGGATTAACAAATAAAATTCTCGTATTATTAAAGGAGGTGTGGTAATTGAGCAGTGATTTCCTCATAGATGAGAGCTTTACTATTGTTATTCCAGTAAGTGAAAAGCCACTAAAGATAATTCATGAAGCCTATAAAATTGAACCTACTGATAATCCAATGGAATTTACATTATCAAAGAAAACTACAGTAGATGAAATGGCTACTAATATGAATATGAGTGTTGAAGAGCTTATGGATTTTTTAGAACATGGTGAAAATTATTTAAAGGAGAATGACATTGAACAAGGAACAAACTCAACAAATAGTTAATTTACTCCACGAGGACTATCGAGATTGCAAAGTACAAATAATCAAAAGTAAGAGTCAATTTATTAAATGGAAGATAGTGGAGCTAGTCAAGTTAAAATCTTTCGCCTTTATCCATCGAAAATATATTTGGAGCCACAGTAAAGAGGTTTTATCCAATGAGGTTGCTGGAAGCTATAACTCTAAATTAAAAAATATTCAAGTATATCAGTTTAGTATGCTTGAAGACTGCAAGGATTTGTATACTTCTCTAGTATTGTTCCATGAGCTAAGACATCACTATCAAGATAAATATGGAAGATTAGACAGACATGACATTGAAGACGATTGCAACAGGTTTGCATGGAAGATGTACGATAGGTACTATGCAGAGATAAAAAATATTCTTGAAATCAATTAAAAACTATATAAACTAAAAGGGGATTAATTAAATGGAAACTACACAAAAGAAGTATCAATCAATTGAGCGTCATGGTAAATCAGGAACACATCTTACTATTGAAGGAAATCCACTTATTGTTATTCAGGAGAAGATTGATGGAGCAAATGCTTCTTTCCAAAGAGTGGGAGATGAAATCTTAGCATTCTCTCGCAACAATCAACTAGGACGAGATAATAAGAACCTACGAGGTTTTTATGAGTGGACTCAAACGCTAAATGTTAACGAGATGTCAGAAGGATTTGTACACTTTGGAGAATGGACAGCTAGACATAAAATTGATTACGGTGAGAATGCTAATAAGTTCTACCTGTTCGATGTTTACGAAATTAATAATAATAAATACCATGATTTTGATGTTGTCGAAGATGTGGCAGTGCTTCTTGCTATTAATCTAGTTCCAGTATTCTATAAAGGTGAATTCCAATCACTAGAACATATTCAATCATTCGTTGGTAAGTCTGTACTAGGTGATATCGGAGAAGGTGTTGTGGTTAAGAATTACAAATACACAACTAAATTTGGTGAGCAAGTATTCACTAAATTTGTATCTGACCATTTTGCTGAAATCATGAAGATTAAAAAGCACAATGCAAGTAAGAATTCAGACCCACTACAACAGTTCATTAATTCAACTTTAACTGAAGCACGAGTATCTAAGCTTATTCATAAGCTAGTTGACGAAGGTGTGTTGCAAGAAGATTATGCTATTGAAGATATGGGAGCAATTCTAAAAGGATTGGGTTCTAGCGTATTCGATGACATAATTAAAGAAGAGTTAGATGAGCTTCTAAAGCTTGTTAAGGGTAAGGTTGGACGAGCTGTACCAAACATCGTTAAATCCATTCTAGCTGAAGAGGGAAGAGCCTAAAAACTAGTTAAATTAAAATTAATAAAAATCATATTTTATCTTGTTTTTAAAAACTAGATATGTTACAATAAGGGAGTAAATAAATGAAACTTCAAGCGTTATATAAAAACATGTGGTTCCCAATTGTTCAGAGAAGACAGAGAGAAGAGGAGGTTGAGCTTCTTTTATATTCTCGTAACCAGTATAAGGTTGATATTTGGGTTTCCACAAACGAAATAGAAGAAGTAAGAGAGATAGGAGATAATATTTAATATGACAATATATTTTACATCAGACTCACACTTTCGACATAAGAAAATAGTTGAATTTGAACAGCGTCCATTTGAATCCACTGAAGAAATGAACGAGGGATTAATTAAGGCTTGGAACAATACAGTTAAGAGTGGTGACTTAGTATACCACTTGGGAGACTTTTGCTTTGGCTCGTACAATGAGTGGATTAATATTATTGAGCGTTTAAATGGAGAAATAGTCTTAATCAAAGGCAATCATGATAGTTCAGACATAATTAAAAAAGCTCATAAAAATGGATATTTAAATGAAGTCCACATGATAGGTTATTATATGAAATCCAATGGCTATATTCTTAATTTAACTCACTATCCTATGGAAATAGGGAATCGTCCTAGAAACTTCAATATATCAGGTCATATTCACGCTCAACCAAGTCGTATGCTCAATCAGGTAAACGTAGGTGTGGACAGTCCACTAAACTTTAATCGCCCATTTGGTCAACCTATATCACAAGATGAGCTTATAGCTCATTTAGATTACATTAATCCTAAAGTAGAAGAGCAATTTCACATAGAAAGAGGTATTACAATTTGATAAAACTAATATGCGCAGTTGATGTAAACTACGGAATTGGATTTAATAATGACCTACTATTTAAAGTATTAGAAGATATGAAACGTTTCCAAGAGCTAACTACTGGTCATATCGTAGTGATGGGGAGAAAGACTCTAGAGTCTCTTCCTAAGCCATTAAAGAATAGAACCAATGTGGTATTAACAAGAAACGAAAATTACGAGGCTCCAGTGGGAGTATTTAAAATGGATTCTGTTGATAAGATTTTAAGCCACTATCTAACAACTGGAGAGCAAGACAAGGATTTATTTATTATTGGTGGGCAAGAAATATATAGAGAATTTCTTCCACATGCAGATACAGTTGAACTAACTGTAATAAACAAAGAGGCAAAAGAAGTGGATGCATTTTTCCCATATGAGCTTCTAAAACAATACTTTAAAATATCTAAAGCAGAAACACATTATAGCGAAACAGAAGAGTGTGTTTACTCTTTTGTAACTTACATTAAAAACTAGTTAGTGACATATAAGGAGAAATAATATGATTATTAAAACTTCGAAAGAAGTACATGAAAGATTTAGAAAAGAACTCATTGAAAATGTGCCAAATGAGCTCATCTCTAATCTAATGAAAACAATAGATAATTTCAATATAAAAATAGCAAGAAAAGGCTGAGAGTGATTTACTTTCTGCCTTTTTTCTGTATAATAGACCATATAATATATTTATTATTTAAAAGGAGGACATTTAATGAGAGCCAATTGGTCGATAGAGGAAGCAGAAACCCTTAAAAAGCTATATTCTATTAGGACTGCTAATGAGCTGGCTGAGATTTTCCCGAACTATAGTAACACTCAAATACTGAGAAAAGCAAAACAACTTAAGCTAAAAAAGAAAAAAGAAGTTACTTATAAATCAAGATTAGAAAACTCTATTATTCAAAGAAATGACCTGTGGACAGATAAAGAAAAGAGCATTGTAATTGAGAACTATTCTATCTTGGGAGCAAAAGGTGTAATGGAGCTAATGGGAGAGAATCGCTCTGAGGAGCAAATAAAAAAAATGGCATATAGAATGAATCTACAGCGAGAAGATAAATCAATGATGTGGGAACAAACAGATATAAAACTGGTCAATAATAATATTTTTTCAGTTGAAGCAACTTACAAAGGACGGTGACTCTGGTGAATGAATTTCAAACATATAAAACAACTAGGAATATTTTAGAATCGATTAAAAATGTAGGGATGTACATCCGTAAATCGAGAGGGGATGCACAGGAAGATTTACAAAAGCATAGAATGATTATGGAAGAAATATGTAAACAAAACAACTGGAACTTTGTTGAATACTCTGAGATAGGCACTGGAGATTCAATAGAAGATAGGGTGGAGATAAAGGAGCTACTAAAAGATGTAGCGGAAGGTCTTTTCGATGCAGTAATAGTATTTGACTATGATAGATTGGGTCGTGGTAATGGAACAGACCAAGATACCATTAAAAACACCTTCAGAAATAGTGATACTTTAATTATTGTTTCAAATCCATTTCAAATCTTTGATACAAATGATGAGCGTGACGAAGAGGCAATGGACTTCAAAGGATTTATGGCTAGAAGAGAATATAAAATGATTACTAAGCGTATGGTTACAGGTAAGAAAATTGGTCTGAAGATGGGAAGATGGTCTAACGGTGTTGCACCATTCGGTTATGAATATAGTAAAGAGCTTAAAAGTTTAACTGTACATCCACTGGAATCAGAAATATATAAAAAACTAATTGTAAGCGAATATATAAATGGAAAGTCTATTACTGATATAGCATGGGACTTAAATAAGAAAAATATAGCATCTCCGAGAAATGGTAAGTGGACTCCAAACACAATTAGCAACATGTTAAAAAGCGAAGTTTATCTAGGACATATTGTCTATAATAAGTCCGAAGGTAGTAGAAAGTCCAATTCTCAAACTAAAAAACCTTTTAAACAAAAACCTAAAGAAGAGTGGATAACAATAAAAAATTGTCACACATCTCTAAAAACACAAACTGAACACCTTAAAATAATATCTCTATTGAAATCAAAAACCAGACACAATAACCATTCTATAAATGCTCTAACTGGTTTAGTAAAATGCTATGAATGTGGTGGAACATTAAAAACACAGAAAGTAAACAATAAAGTTGTATTAAGAAACTGCACTGCTTGTAAGGACTCTCATGGGGGAGATACCTCATTAATTGAGAAAACTATATTTGATACCATTAGTCACTTAAGGGATATTCTAATTAATACAAAAAATTCAAATGCAAATGAAACAGAAAAAGAGTATATTCTTAATCAGGTGAAATCACTTGAAAGAGAGCTGGATGTAAATGAGGCAGCAATAGAAAAAATTGAAAATGCTTATGAAGAAGGAGAATATGATATAAATAAATTCAGAAAAAAGGTAAAAGCAAGACAAGAAAACATACTTGAATTAGAAGAAAATTTGAAAGTTAAGAAGTTAGAATTAAGCTCATTTTCAAATGTTGATAATGAGGAAAGAATACAAAGAATTGATGTTTTTTTTGAGCAGATAAAAAAATGTAAAAACAACAAAGAGATGAATGAATCTTACAAAAGTATTATTAGCTCAATAGTATGGAAGAGGACAATATGGGATGAAGTGAGGGTGACTGTAAATTTTCTTTAAGGGGATAGACCAATAACGACCATATGTGGAATTATATACGTACTGTTGAATAGTGTGATGCATCACACTTTATTTAGTACATTATTAAAAACACATTGGGTCTATCCCCTCATAAACATTGATATATAAAGGTTTTAAAGCTATAATAGCATTATCAAAAGTTATCCACAATGTCCAATTTAACATGAATTTAACTGAAAGATGGTGTCAATAATGAGAAAGAAAGTGGTAATAATTACGACAGGTGGAACCATAGCATCCACAAAAGATGAGAATGGAATGTTGATTTCAGGTCAACTAAATGGAAATGAGTTAGCCGAGATTTGTCAGCTACCAAGTAATATTGAAATAATAATTTTGGATGTGTTTCAACTTCCGAGTATGCATATTAACATTTCTAGAATGCAAGAAATTAAGAATGTAATTATGCATACTCTTAATGACAAATCTGTAGACGGTATAGTAGTGACTCATGGAACAGATAGCTTAGAGGAAACTGCATATTTTTTAGATTTAACTATTAATGATTCAAGACCAATTGTAGTAACTGGTTCTCAGAAGTCTCCGCAAGAGGTTGGAACGGATGTGTTTTCCAATTTAAAGAATTCGATTAGTGTTGCCTTAAATGAATCGTTAATAGGTGTAGGTGCTGTTGTAGTGTTCAATGAGAGGATTTATAGTGCGAAATATATTAAGAAGGTTCACGCATCTAATTTACAAGGATTTGATTCACTTGGTCATGGGTATCTTGGGATAATTGATAATGATGTGGTTAGTCTATATCAAAAGCCAATCACAAGAGAATCATATAGTTTAATTAATCCGCTAGAAAAAGTAGACATAGTTAAGTGTTATGCTGGCGCAGATGGATATTTAATTGATGCATTATGCTTAGGTGGGGTTAAAGGTGTGGTCTTGGAGGGGGCTGGAAGAGGACAAGTATCTCCTGAGATGGTTGCTTCAATAGAAAAAGCTATTGATAACTACTCAATGACAATAGTATTAACGACTAGTACTGAAGAAGGTCAGGTTCACCCGTCTTACAATTATAAAGGGAGTGCTTATAATTTAGTGAATCTTGGAGTTATACTGGGTGGAGATTATGACAGTAAAAAGGCAAGAATTAAATTAGCAGTTTTACTATCGTCTAATACAGATGTTAAGAAGGGATTTGAAAAATAATATGTCGAACATAAAACAAGTATCAGCATTAGCATTTACGCTATTGGTTAAATCACAGGTATTGACTGAAGAGGAAATTAATGTGGCAAAAGAACAAGGGTACGAGGGATTGTGTGAATTGCTATCTGAAAAAATATTAATCGTCACAGGAACTTTAAAATAGGAGGCTATAATATTGGAAGATTTAATTAGACTAACATCAAGGTGCTTTACATTACTTAAGCTTGAAGGAATAATCTCTGAAGAAGAATATGCAGAAGCTATGAAGGATGAAGACAAGGTATTAGGATTTACAGATTTGGTTAGTAGCAAAATAACGGAGAAGAGAACTATCAATGACAACAACAACTAAAACACTATTCAGTCGAAAGATAAAATGTCAAAACTGCGGCTCTTCCTATTATAAAAAAGTGGAGCGTGGAGTGGTTAAATATGTGTGCAGTTTATACAATAAAACTGGTGAGTGTAAAAGAAATATAGTTTCAGAAGATTTTTTAGTAGACTTATTAGAAAAGAGACTGAATAGAAAGATAACTCGTGAAGTTATAGAGAAAAACGTTCAGATGGTTATGATTGAAAATGTTGACCCATATCTATTAGAAATTCATTTTTACAATCAAAAGTCCATAACTTTTTCTAAAGATTCCATCATATATTAAAGGGGCGACAGGTCATTTTTAGAAAAACTAACAGGAGGGAGGATAAACGCTTGATATAACTGTATACTATGTAAACTTAAAGGGGCGACAAATATCGTCCCTTTAAGTGTGTTTAAGATGCTAAAAGACATTGAAAGTGTATTAGTTTTTAGTCTCATTTATAACGTAAACAACCCAACCAAATTTATCTTTCAACTGTTTTCCAACAGCTTCAGCATCTTCTTTTGCTGTAAATGTTCCAGTATAAATACGATACTCTGGGTTAAATCCAAGTGACTCTGGCTTCTCATAAACAACACCAGTAAACTCAGTTTTCATTTTAGCTACTCCATCTGCCAATGCTTTTGCATCGGGGAATGTTCCAGTTTTGAGTCTGTACGTTCCTTTAGCTTTAGCAGGAGCTGGAACAGGCTTTGGAGTTGTTGTAACTTCTGCGGTAGGCTTCTTCAAAATTTCTAAGGTTTTGGCTCCAGCAATCCCATCAACAGTTAATCCATTTTTCTTCTGGAAGTCTTTTACTGCATCTAACGTAGCGTTGCCTGAAATACCATCCACAACTAACTTATATCCAAATTTATTTAACAATGTTTGCAATTCAAGTGTCACTGAATCTACTACGTATTTCAATGGGTCTTTTGCATATGTGTAACTGCTATTTCTCTTTCCACCTACATGAACCTCAAAATGTAAATGAATCCCAGTAGAGTTTCCAGTAGTACCTTTAACTCCAATTTTCTGACCTTGCTTAACCTTATCTCCAACTTTTACCGACATAGATGTCAAATGTGCATAAAGTGTTTGATACGTAATGCCATTAATTAGATGTGTAATGATAATTGTGTTGCCATAGCCATCAAATACACTCGAACGCTCTACCGTACCATCGGCAGAAGCTATTATAGTATTGTCAGAAGGGGTGTTCCCATAATCTACTCCCCAGTGCATCTTTTTGGTTTTAGAAATGGGATGAATACGATATCCAAAAGGGCTAGTAATGCGTCCGTTACAAGGAACTATAAAATTACTCATGTGTTTCACCTACCAATTGTTCACCGTTTACCAGTTCTTTTGCAGCTTTATTGCTGTTAAGCATATCTCTCATTTCAATGAGTGCTTGGTCTACTAATAGACTAAACATATTAAACGTAACTAATTTAGAGATAACTGGGAATCTTGTGATAAACATATCATATACCATATGAAGCTTTATCTTTCCTACGGAGCTACCTAGCTCTTTCTCAGCGAACGTTACACCATATAGCAACCAAGATTTAACTTGTTCTATTTGTTTCTTACTAGGTTGAGTGAAAAATTTGTATGCACCGATACCTAAAGCAATAACCAAGATAACCACTACTACAATAGTTGTCCAATTTTCAATTATGAAATTCATAATATTTCTTCCTCCTCGATAATAATTTCTTCCGCAATAGTTTCAGCCGTTCCATTTTTAGCATCTCTACGCTCTTTCATTTCATTTGTAACTTTCTCTACACCTTCTATAGTGAATACAGAGGCAACGATGGTCATAATTACAGGAGTAACTATGTCCACCAGCCTAAGATACATTTCATCCAAAGGTCTTCCTATTAACAATATTGTTAGACCCACTGCTATAAATAAGAAGAACACTGAGGTTGAGATTAACAGCAAATAATCACGCTGAGTAATTCCATCGCTGTCATTTAAGAAAGTTTGATATTCAATAATCTTTCTTGTTTTCTTAGGTTTTTTAGCCATGTGTGATACCTCCTATTTACTCCATCCAAGTTTAAACGCTAGGAAACCAGCTAGAGCACCTATTAGCCCTAGAATAAAAGTTGCACCACCTTTTTTCACAACAGCCCACAAATCCACTTTATTTCCATCTTCCAATGCCTCGACTTTAGAATCCACAATACTAATTTTGGCATCGTATTTAGCATCGAATTTACCAACGTCTGTTTTAATTTGGTGGATATCATCTTTCATATCTTTAACTTCATAGCGAAGGCTTTTATATGATTCTTCAACATCTCCCAACACAGTAGATAATCTTCCCATTTGGTCGTGCATCATTTGGTCTTGTTTCTCTTGTCTTAGTTGACGCTCTTTACTCATTTCTACCTGATTTTCAAGGATGCTTGTTAGCCTAGCAAAAGTGGGAGCTATATCTTGCTCCTCCGTAATTTGCATACGTCTTTCTAGGTTTTTTACCCACTCTTCGGTCTTGGCTTGTCTAACATACATTGCTGTATTTTCTTGTAATTCGTATCCTTCAATCATTCTCTTTTAGCTCCTTTAGTTAATTTCTTCTACGATTTCGCACCATCTGTCGTACTGAGTAGCTTCATCTCCAGAGAACTCTAAGTCACAATCCAAAACAATATTTTTCACTTCGATTAACATATCTAAAACTTCTTGAGTTTCTTCAATAATAAAATCTTCTTCTAAGATGCAAATAACTTCTTTATTGAATTCCTCCACATCTCCGATTACGATTCCTTCTTGACCAGCTTCATTTTCCTGATAAACGATTTCACCTTTTTCATCTCTTTTGGCAAACTCATTTACTAGTTGTTCTCTTTCTGCTATTTGCAACTCCAGTCTTCCTTGCAAAACTTTGACAAATCGTGTTCTCATTCGTGATTGTTTACCTCTTAGTGTTAAGTCAAATAAAAATCTTCCGAACTGTTCAACCTCATAGTTTTTAATAATCATTTAATAATATTCTCCTTTTATTCTATTTTTTGTAAATTAAAAACCCCATAAGTTGGGGCTCTCTGTTAATGCATATTAAATAATCTATATAAAAAGAGAGTTACCGAAGTAACTCTCTACAATTTATATAATGAAAGCGTAACTTCCACCTTTACCACGTACTTGTATTACCGTATCAACATCTGAGGCTCTTAGTATTCTAGGGAGAATCTCAACCATCACATCACTGTCTCCGAAGTATGGAATGTGAATCTCAGTTAAAATATTAGGTCTAGATATTGAAATTTCAACTTCCACATTAGAATTAGGTATTGCTTCAATTTCAACCAAAATACTATTGTGTATCATTATAGTTATTTCAGTTTCCACATCATCACGATATTTTACTTCGACAGCAGCTTCTATATCACGATACTCAGTTACTGTGATTTCAGTTAATGTATCAGGTCTAGATATTGAAATTGTAGTATCAACACTATCATCGCCTAATGCACGAATAAGTATTTCAGTTTCAATTTCATCTTCACCAATTCCACGTATTTCTATTTCAGTGAGCACTATCTCTCTCGTTACTGAAACTTGAACAACAATGTCGTCATCATCAGGAACTCGAACTGATATTTCAGTATCCACAGTGTCTTGGTCAATCGCTCTAATTTCTAATTCAGTAAGTAATGATTCTCTGGTTACAGAAATTTGTACTGGAACGGTGTCATCAGCTAATGCTCTAACTTCCAACTCAGTATCGATAGTATCTTCTGTGATTGCTCTGATTTCAATTTCAGTTGGGACTTTTTCACGACTAGCGCTTACTTCTACTAATTTATCGTTTTCTAATCCACGCTCAACTTCAAGTTCAACATAAACATCATTCCAAGGTCTAACGTAGATTTCTGCATATACCATCTCTCTTGATATGCTTATTTCTGCTAATTTATCGTTTTCAATTCCCCGTTCAACTTCAATCACAGTAGGGATATCGTTTCTGTATCGAACGTATATTTCTGTATTAAGATGCTCTCTAGTTACACTTATTTCAGCTAATTTCACATCATCATCATAGCGTTGTATTTCAATCACAGTTTCAACGTTGTTTTTATATTTAACTTCAATCTCAACAAACTGGTACGGCTTAGATACTGTAATTTCAGCAAGTTGGATACTTTCAAGAGGTAGTCTAGGTGTAATTTCAACTAAGATACTATCATCGTCAATTACAGATATCGTAATTTCAGACCAGATATTAGGCTTAGTTACTGTAATTTCAGTTTCTAATTCTTCGATTACTGGTGATTCATATCGATGCACTTCTAATTCAACTAAAATATCATCACTCTTATTTGAATAAGCAACTTCAATTTGAGTTAATACGTCTTTATTTCCAGTTTGCCAAACAAATATTTCTGTAGGAACTTGACTTCTACCACCACTATAAATACGACCATCATAGTATGTTATTAATAATTCAGGTGGTCTAGATGATTCTCTAGATTTAAAGTTAATATAACCAAATGAGCTATCTGATTCATTTGCATATCTCAATACTAATCCTTCATTAGAAATTACATTTCTAATCCAGTCCTCAGTTAATTTAGTAACTTCGAATTCAATATACTTCTCTACAGAATTATTTATAAATTTGGTAGTAGCCAATGAAATTGGATTTGGTCTATTTACGTGGGTAACACCATATTCTTGCCATAGTTGATTAAGTGTTAGTAATTCAATATTAACTCCATTAGGTACTGTTCCTGAGTAATGTAATCTTATTTTAGACTCAATGATTACAAAGAAAGGATTCCAATTGGAAAAATCAAATTGCAAGTAAGAACGGAATCTGTCGTCCGATGTAGAACCCACGTTTAATGATGCTGTATCGCCATAGTTAAGTGTTTGGTAAACACTCTTTTCACGAGTAAATGCATCCTTAACAGGGTGAAGAATATCCGTAATTTTAGGTGGTTCTTGTATTTCATATAAAGCTTTCATTCTACTATGTGGTCTTACTTCGATTTCCACTGGAACAGCTTTCCATCCATAAGGCTGAATCTCAGTAAGCACATCTGAAATATTACCATATGCAACATCTATTTCTGCATTGAGAATATTTTCTTCTTCAACTCGAATAGCAATTTCAGTCAATACATCGTCATTGTTTCCTTGACGTATTAATATTTCAGATAAGACTTCACTGTAGCCTGAGCCAATTACAGTGAACTTACCACTCATTTTGTTTGATGATACTATCTGACTAGCATCCATAATTCTCACATCCTATCACATTGTATTGTGATTAGATTACTTTATCAGCAGTAACTATAATATCAAATTCTCCTGAAGTCGGAGGAGTTACCCCTAATTGAGTTGCTAATCTTATATAAAAAGTTAATTCTTCGCCATCCTCTAGTGTCTGTGCATATAGCAGCTCATCCAATGACTCAAACGATATTTCATTTGTACCAAATCTTGCAGACATACCAACGGGGAAATTAGCTTGGTTTGCACGAATAAGAATATTATTTACAGGATAACCATATGTGTTACGCAATATGATTGCTTGTTCAACAGTAGTCTGTCCTGCAATAATAATACCGAAATCAAGATTTTGTAGAATCTCACCAACATCAGTAGAGTAATATTTACCAGTTGAATCCAAGAACATTAATCCATTATAAGTACCAACAAAATTAGTTTGCCAATAGTCTGTTGCACCCCAATAATCTTGAAATTCAATTCGCAACACATTGTTTTCATCAATTTTTATCTCATCATTGGATAGTGTTAATGCTACATCTAATGGTGCAGCTTGCAATGGTGTAAAATCACCTGATTGTGGGAAATATGGATTACCGTTTAACAATACTCTATATTGAACTTTACCTGAGTCGGCATCATCCACTGAGCCTGTAATTGTCTTTCCAGCAAATGTTACGTTGATTGTCGAAGTAGTATTAAGAATATATAACTTAGCATCAGAAACCTTAGTGCTATACTTAGGTGCTAAATCTGCATAAGAAATCTTATCAACAATTGAAGTTGATTTTCCTCGAATGTCATCGTCCAAATAAACACCCACATATAGATTATCATGTGACCAAGAAGTCCATTGAGGCTCTTGCATGTTAAGAATCGTTTTATATGTCATACCTTTTGTTAATATGTTGCTATTAACTGAAGCATCAACGGAAACGAAACTCGTACCATCCCACGTATACCATGCGGTTTTATTAGGGGAGATAAGATATCTAGTGTTATTTTTAACATCGTTATTAATACCTTCTGAAACCATCAGGTCACTCAAGTTACCATAAATTCCTGCTGGATTTTTAAGGTGTACGAATTGAGGAACTGGTATGGCAGATAAACCTAATCCTTTACCTTGTACTGTCACATCAATCCCATTAGCTACATTTCCTGTAGGTACGTAAGTTAGCAATTTAACATCAGGATTTATTAATAGCAATTCAGACCACGCTTCAGACTTAATTAACGATAAATCATCATGCCCATATGTTTCGAAGTCTGATTTGGAAGGGGGAGAAGCTATAGTTTTCCATCCAGCGTTGTAATATCTAGTTGTTCCATTTAATGAAATCAGAGTTTTATTTACTGGCAAGCCAAATACCCCATTGAAGTCAATATCAACAGCATCAAAAAGGTATATTTTATCTACTGTTTGAGGATAGATTTTCACTTCATGGTATTCATCTGCTAAGTTTATTTTTTCGAATAGAAGAGCTTGATGTGTAGCTGTACTATATATTTGAGTAAAATTACTTTTAATTCCATCAATCTCTATAGCTACAGAATTATCGAAAGCTGTATTACTTGTACTTGAACCTATTATTCTAATTTTTGTTCCTTTAAAGTAAAACTTCATGAAATTTAAGTTTCCTACAACACCCTTACCTCTCATAGCTCTACTGCCAAAGTAACCGATGTAACTGTTTTCCTCCCATAAACCAGAGTAAGAGAAATTAACATTGGTATCATCGTATCTTTTCCACCCTACTTCTGGGGTAATTAAAGCTTGATTTAAAGTTGCCATAAATCTTCATCTCCTTTGCATTGTATTGCAAATTTCTATTTTCAATAAAAAAGAGATGTCCTAAAACTCCCATTTTACAGGGATTCTAGACATCTCAAATATCAGTAAAATAACTATTTTATCTTGTTACTTTATTTAACTTTTACTACATTTTCTAAATTCAATGGAGTAGCGTAAACTGTTCCATCTTGAACAACATCTGTAGATAATTGAGGTGTACTCTTCTGTACCACTTCGTCAATAGCATTACTCCAAGTCACAACTTCAAAGTCTTCATCTAATTCATCCAATGGAGAATAGTTTGCAGTAATCTCTAAATCAGCTTTAGTCTTAGCTGTATCATCTGTGTAGTATAAGACTTCCATAGTATCACCAAATTCATCATAGATAGAATAAGGTTCAACTTCTGTTTCTACTTTAGATTCAACTTGTGAAGGATTATCAGTGTACTCTAATACTTTAACCTCTTTGCCTTTAAATTCATCTGCTAGAGTAAATGGAGTAGTTTCTATGTTGAATTGTGCTTCTGATTTAGGTTGAAAGTCAGACCATAGCGTTAATTCAACACTTCCTGTTAATCCACTCCAAGCTGATTCTGGAATAGACGAAATATCTTCCATACCTTTTGTTTTGTAATCCAATTCAGTTACAGTAGCTCCAATAGTTTGCCATGATGTTGTGTAGTATTTATATACACCACCATGAAGAATCAATGCTTTGTCTGAAATAACTGATATTACATTATTGTATATTTCCAATTCATCTATTTGAAAATTAAAATAAGAATCATTGTGAACTACTCTTCTGCCAATCTCAAAATTATCAGATGCAATTCCCTCTGGTCTTAGTAGAGTGGACTCAGTAATTTGATTTCTTAAATCATCAATATACAGTTTAACTATATTTGAAGAATCGAAGGTTATTAATATATCATGCCATTGATTATCGCAAACATTAACTGTTCCAAAATTAATATCTAATATAGCCCCACTGGTGTCTGTTAAGTATAAAAATGGAATTCCACTAGTGTGACGAACCCCTAGTCTTATTCCATTAAATCCAACCCCTCTTGTATTACCGAAAATCATTCTGTGAGTGTTTAATGGTGGGGTTGGCGATTTTACTCTTAATCTTATGCTTTTATTACCTATTGGTATAGCGATAGAACTATTGAAGGTTACAAAGTCGTCTACTCCATCAAAACTCAAAGCACTACCCTTACCATCCCATCCTATTACTCTAGTTGCTCCTGTAATAGTACCAACAGCAGTTCCTTTGGAATCTGTTGCATTACCACTAGTTTCGTTAAACTTAAACCACCCAGTACCATAACTATTCATATTATCTATCATATTAGCCATAAATCCATCTCCTTTCTTTCAAAATAAAGTTCCTATTTTATCGCAACCTTTTTAATTGGCACTTGCGAAATATCAATTGATTTCTTGAATACTTTACCACTACCTAATGTAGTTGGTGATTGTTCGATAAATGCTATAGTTCCAATTTCAGATGTAACATCTAATTCAAGTGGTTTATCCATGCCATGATTGATAAAGCTTTGTTCTGATTGGGATGATATTGTAGTTAATTTTGAAGATATACTTTCATACATTTCTATTTCTGCAATTCTTAAATAAGTTCCACCTTTTACATCAGACACATCTAATTTGTAGCTTGTAAAAGAATTATTGTATTTATAATCAACAATAAATTCATTGGGACTACCATACACCCATCCAGTAGTTACATTACTTCTAACATCTAGGTCAGTCCAATTTATACCATCGTTTGAACCACGCAAAATCCAATCTGTTGGAGACCAAGTAGCAGGGTTTTGAACTGGGAATATTGAATACTTTTTAATTTTCTTCCCTACTGGAAAAGTATAAGAAATGAATCCTGTTTTTAAATATTTACCTTCTATCCATACATCAGTTTTATTTCCATTAAAAGCTTTCCATGCTTCATTTCCACTCAACTCATTACTGGCACTAGCTATACCAGAAGGTGAATTATTGCTTGTCATAACAGGTATTAAATTATCTGTATACCCACCTTTTTTAATACTTAACGCTTCTCCATTTGAAGATGAAATCAAGATTTTATTGAATCCTTCATATAATCTAAACCCTTGAGGAATATTATATTTAAATGGGGTTGCACCAAAATTAGCGGTTGCTTTACCAATAGCACCTCCACTAGTTATTGAAGGAAAAACTTTACCCATAGTTTTAATATCAGAAAAGGCAATACCTTGACTAATCCCATTTTTATAGAATTCTAATTTGCCATTATCTAAATCTAAAGCTACACCAATAACATCTCCAACTGTATATGTAGCACCATATGTTGAAGTAGGATAATATCTGTTGCCATTTTGAGAATAATAATATCTTGAATTTAAGGTATCAAAAGTTCTCGAATCAAGTCCTGCATCTTTATTTATTATTCCTATTAAAAAATACCCACCAGAGACAATATTTATCTCCCAATACCATTTACCACTTTCTCTGCCAATTGTAGTCCTTGCTGTAGTTGTATTTGATGATATTTCGGTTGTCAGATTCCCATTTGACAACACTACGTTTACCCCTTTATTGATAGCATCCCATGTAACCAATGTCATTCTCTCACTCTCCTATCTTTATAAAACTAAATAAAATACTCACTTTAATGAGATTTTCTTTAATACTTTATTAACATCTAATGTATGTTCAAATACTTTTCCAGTTCCTAATATAGTAGATGTATCTTGAATGTAATGTTTTTCTGTGAAGTCCACATACATATCTACAGATGCTAAGTCTGATTGAGACATTCCATGATTGAGAAATGCTTGTTCTGATTGAGATGGGATTTTGATGATTGTATTAATATTTTCGTACATCTCTAATTCCTGTATTGCTAAATAACTTGCGTCCCCACTATTTACTGTCACATTAATTCTGTATTTTAAATAGTTTTTATTATTTCTAAATACGAAAGTTTTCTTTACATTATCAGACCACCCTGTAATTCCTACCTGTGTGTCTAATATTTCCCATAAAGATGTAGTACTATTCCATCCCTCGAATGTCCAGTTTTTAGGACTTCTCAATAGGTATCCCACTTGTGGATAAATGGAATAAGAAAGTATGGATTTAGGTGATGGAAAATCATATTGTAACCATCCACTAGTAACTCCATTAGTAGACCATGCATTTACCGAAACTGCTATATTTCCATCAAAAGCCTTAAAAACTGGTGTCGTAGAATAAAAACTACTTGCACTAGCTGTCCCATTGGGTAAAATGTTAGATGTCATAATAGGAATTAAATTGTTTGAGTATCTAATGGGTATCTTTCTAAATTCATTATTTCCAGACGAAAGTAGGATTTTATTTACAATGCCATCATCATTATATGAAAGATAACCACTTGGAATTGGATATGCAAAAGGTGTCGCTCCAAAATTAAATGTTAAAGTTAGTGTATTTATGTTGCCACTTTTAAAAAAAGGAAACACTTCACCTAAAACACTTAAATCAGTATGTGAAACACCCATGCTAATACCGTTTTTGTAAAACTCTAATTTTCCATTGTCTAAATCTACACCTACACCAATAATATTACCAACAACTACAGATGTTCCATATGTTGTGTTTTCTGGAAATTTATTACCACTATTACCTTGATATAACCTTAGATTTTGTGAATCGCCACTTACTCCACTAAAACCTGTAGCTGTAATTGGGTATAGTTTATTTGCAATACCAATAAAGAACGTGGTTGCTCCACTATCAAATTTTACCTCCCAATACCATTTACCCTTCGTTTTACCATGTGTTGCACGAATATTACCACTAGTACTTACTGTAGAAGTTAATGTTAAATTTCCATTGGTTAGTGCTATTGCTCCATTCATATCACTTGAATTGAGGGTTACAAGTTGTTTACCCATAAATCCATCTCCTTCCTTTATGAAACTAAATAAAGTTCCCATTTTATTTCCATTAAAAAAGAAGTAGCCATATAGACTACTTCACTTCTAGTTTTCTTAAATCAAATATCTTCTTCAAATCTACTGATGATTTGTATACTTTACCTGCACCTAATACTTCACTAGTCATACCTTTTGGACTTTCTAATACCTTTTGAACTTTACGGTCAAAGATAGATAAGTCATCCATACCTTCTGTTTGGAATTGAGGTAAAGTTGGAAGAGTAGGTGATACTGTTTTGAATGATGGAGGTATTGCAGGAGTTGGAGTTTCGAACATTGATAGTTCTCCTATCGCTAAATATGAACCACCGTTATGCAATGACACGTTTATTCTATAGTATAAATATGTTTTTACATTATTAATATCAAATGTCTTAGTTTGAGAAAGTATCCATCCTGTAATATTCGATTGTGTATCTAAAACATCAAATAAAATTCCGTCATTTGAACCTTCGAATGTCCAAGACTTAGGATACATGGTTTCTGTTCCTGCTATTGTAGAGCTAGAAACTGAATATTTTACAATCTTTTTAGGTAATGTAAATTGATACATTAGCCAACCAACAATACCTACTGGTTGCCAAATCGTATCATAACTACCATCAAACGCTTTATACATGCCATATAGCTCACTACGCTCCGTTGAAGCTGTTACAGTTCCACTAGGGGTAGTTTTACTTGTCATCACTGGTATTGCACTATTGGTGATTGCAGGACTTCCTTGACTCAACTTCTTATACCCATCACTCAATAAAATGAACGATTTATTTAGTAGTGTGAATAGAGATTCTATTTCTAAAACTGGTCTGAAAGCTCTAGTTGCGTCTGACGTTACCACATTACTAGACGAGGTGCTTGTTGAACCTCTAATAATTCGTTTTGTAGAATCTGTTGAAAGTGTCGTACTTGTCCATGAATATATTCCAAAGTTCCATACATTATTATCTCCTGCTGTAATCGTTCCACCAAGAGTAGAGCCAACAATATATTTATCCCATTCATTATCTTTGTCTGTTGAAACTGTTCCACCTGTTAATAGGCGAGTAGCAAATGTATGTTTCAATCCTGTACCATCACTAATTTCGGGTAACATATTTGGTAGTCCACTACCACTTGCGATTCCACGACTATTCAGAACATCCAAACTTAAACTGTGTTGGATATTTCTGTCAGCTAAAAGTATCTTCTTACCATTCCAATCTTCAACCATAATGAATCTGAAATATCCATTAGGAGTGGCACTTGATGCTACTGGAATCACAGGAATTGCTTCTGCATCAGTCTTAGTTGCTATATCTGAAAATACACCAACTGTGTTAGCTGTTGCAACTGTATATTTACACCAAAAGTAATCTCCAACTTTTAGTTTAGATAGATTATTATTTAAAGTTAAAGCCATTAAAACATCTCCTTTCTTTTGAATCTATAGTCAATAAATTTGACATTTTATCTTTATTTAATTATTATTTATGCTTCTTGATATTCGAAGACTGGACGAAATCCATAAGCTCCACTAGTAGTACTTGATAATGCAAAAGCTATTTTACCAGTAGTACTAGTTCTTACCCTTTGCGTACTTGGTGCTAAAGCTAAATTAGGGGTATCTTGTGTCCAAGTGCCACTGTTAGTATAATGAAACACATCGTCTACTGTCTTCCCACTCTGAATCTTATCAGCAGGGAATTTAACAATATATTTATCCCATTCATTATTAGTAGGAAATGCACCAAATCCTAAATCTGTAGTTGAACTATTTCCATTAGCATCTACATAGGCTACTCCACCTGTAAGGGAACGTAAGCTTCCAACAATACTATCTATTGTTTTTGGTGTTCCTTGAATTAATTTATTGGTATTCAAGGTGTCCCAAGTTACTGTATGAACCGCTACCCTGTCAGACATCAACAATCCTTTATCTACTTTGATAAAATAGAAATAATTGTTAGCTGAACCATTTGCAACTCCTGTCAATGGAAATTCAGTAAGACCATTAACTCCTATAACAAACGTCAATCCTGCTTGATATGAACAAGCTATATAATCTCCAATTTGCATATCTGCAATCTTCGTTCTTAAAACTCCTGTTGTTGCAGGAACTCCCATATTTATTCCTCCTTATGATAAATATTTGATGATTAACAACCAAATTAACTTATATTTATCAAATTATTATCATTAAAACCAAATAAAATCTATATATTATTGGTTTATTTAACTTCGTATTTTGCTTTCATCACATTTGTTTTGGTATTTGATTCTTCATCGTTATTGCGCTTATTAAATAAGTGTTTCACATATCCAGAGATAGCACGAAACCTAAATAAGCTTCCACCATTCCTACTTTTGAATAAGCTCATATTAATATTCTCCTAAGTACGTATACTGAACATTAGGTGTTACAATAATAAAACTTTTTATTCCACCTTTGTTATAGTCAAATCCTTGTTCTGTATCTAAAAAGATTGCATCACTGCCATTGATTTTAACGATACAAGGCATCTTATTAATGAAACTAAATTGTTTAAAAGTGTATCTCTCATCAGTCCAAATAGAAGGGGTTAATGGGATAACCTCATGGTTAGCCTTTGATGTCTCTATTGTTTCCGAGCCTTTAAATCTACCTGACATTCTATCGTCTCCTAATTAATATTTATTTTGTCTAGTCTTAGCCATTCGGCTCTTGTAATAGGCTTTCTGAATAAGTATCCTTCACTAGTCCAAGCCATGTCTCTATTCATCATCATTTTATAATCACGCTTTAGCTTTAAAGTTCCACCTGAAGTTTCAATGTTATATGAATTGTTAAATAACGCTGAATCGGAAGGATTATTGAAATCTGAAAGTGTGAAATTGGTTAATTCATATCCTGCATAGAATATAATTTTAATTTGGATGTATCTTTTTGTTTCTGATTGGATATTTCCTGTTTCTGTAGTAGAAATATATTCGTCAAATCTAATCCCATCATCAGATGTTCGAGTAAAAACTCCTATTGTATCTGATTTAGTTTGAACCTTGGATAAAACAACTCTGTCAAAGTCTTGGAACTTATCAACCAAGTCAATCACTTTCGATTCCCAATATCCTTCATCTGCGTAGATAGACTCTCCTAAATCTGTGATTGCTGTTTTAGTCAGTTTAATAGCACCATCAACATACTCGGAGTTAGAATATGTTCCTAACCCAATTCCCAGTGCAATACCTATTTCTTTTGTTTCTGTAGCCATTTAGTCACCACCTAATATTTAATTGTCCAATTGATTTGTCCTGATAAGCTTTGTACCAAAGGAGTTTGGAAACGTTCGACTTCTTTGCCTTTACAATAGAATACTAGTTCACCATCTATTGATTTGTTAGATGTTAATTTAATTTCAATAAAAGCAGAGTCAGTAAATGGCAACGACACCACTGGTTGAAAATTTAGTATTAAATCATCTTTAATATAGACTGTTTTATATCCAAAGTTTATAGAAGTTGTATTTGTACGTTGCAACCCTTGTTTGTTACTAAAGTCTGTGTGAGCTTCTTTATATGTGATAATATCTTTTTGATTTGGATTATTAGTTAAATTATGAATTTGACCATCTTTTTCGTGGAACATGATTTCTAATCTTTTTCCATTTAAGAAGAAGGAACCATCAATTGCCTCATAAAAAAATTTCATGTTCTGACCGAATAGTCCAAATCTGATAGTGTTTGCTTGATTAATTGAATAAAATTTATTTTCCTTGTGTGTTTGTAAATCATATTCACTTAAAAAATTCCCATCAAAATAATCAGCTACCCAATTAAACGGTAACTTTATAGATTTTGGTAATATTAATTGATTAAAAAACATAGTGTACACCTCATTGTATTGAGTATTTTAATATAAAAAAGAGCAGTCAAAATAATGACTACTCCTAATTGTTGTTTATCTAGTTATTAAACGTAGCGGAAAGAAACACGTTGTAGCAATAGGTTTTTACCTGAACTAGCATCAATTGGAACATCTGCAAATACTGTTAGTTTTACAAAGTTTCCACCTGAGTTAGCTGCATTTGCGCCAGTGTCTAATACGCTGTTTGCTACACCAAGAATTTCTTGTGCAGCAGGTTTTTTATTAATTGTGATTGCAGTGTATTGCACTGTACCATCTGTTACAACGTTTCCTTCAGTTGTTGAAGACGGGGCTGTTGCACCAGTAGTTCCTGCAAATGTAACCTTATAAATCATACCGTTGTCTACTACAGGTTTTACATAGTCTCCAACCACATAGGGTACACCAGAAGCCCAAGTAGAGGCTGTTGCTGCTTTCGGATTAATTGTTGTTCCATTTGTTCCTACAGGTTTTACAGCGACTTTACCTACAGGAGTGAAAGCTGATTCATTTAATGAGTCCACACGAACTTGGAACCAGTTGTTTTTTACTGCCTCAACAATGTTTGGTTGTGTATCTCCTGTACCGCCAGCTCTATCACGAGTCGTGAATGTTACTTCTTCCATTTTAGAAACATCTTCTAAACTATTGCGGTTGTTCCAAATGTAGAATGTCTTTTGAGGAGATTCTGTATCGGCATCTACACGACCATAGTCCACCGTACCTTTTACTTCACTTGCTTTTGCGTTATTACCTTCATACCAACTTACCAATGGTTCTGCCATTATTAAATTCCTCCAATTATATTAATTTAATTTTGATGCTTAATGTCAGATTGGAAACATCTCCTGAGAAGGGGACGTACAATCTAAAAATGTCACCTGCTAAAACCGACTTATCGGAAATAACATGTGACATATTATCGAAATATTCATTTGTATTTATTTGAACTGGAACTGAAGTAATAGCCCTCCAGTCAACCATATTGTTACTTTTTTCAACTCTTATGCTAGTGGGGGATGAACCTCCAATAGAGACAAAAGCTTTTATATCTTCTATTTCACCATCAAATGGAAATGCAACGTGTGGATTTTGAATACCAGAAAGAACTTCTTCTGGAATTACAAATACAATTGCACGAGTGTCCACGTTATTAGTTATGGCATCCAACTTAGTGAATAATTCTTTAGATAGTAGACCATCAATTACTTTACTTGCTAGTGGAATATTACCACCAAAAGCATCAATTGGAATCCAATCTTGACCATTGAATCTATATCTAACTCCTGTATCAAACACTTGAACAGTCCATCCGACTAGCGGATACGGATAAGTAGTTCTCACATCTTCTTCAGTCATTACAAAAGGTTGATAGGTTAAGACTGTAGTTTTATAAGCATCTTGCACTAACTCTGTAGCTGTATTTGCTTTTTGAGCTGCTATGACCGCTCTATCAGATGCTTCGTTTGTAATGTTTGTCGCAATAACCATTCTTGCCATTACTTCTTCAAAATCTTCAGTTTCATCTATTAAATGAATAATTTGTATTTTTGTTTTTTCAATTAAATCGTGAAGCGTTTCTGCTGGGTTAGTGCCATCAGAATGCACTATGCGAGACGTAGGGTATAATATTAAGCCCCTACCTTTATATACTATTGAAATAGTTAGAGCCTCTTTAGATATATTAAAATAAACAAATCCATTCGAGTAATCTACATAGTATTCATCTGTAGCTAGGTTGCTTTTAATAAATTTTTCATAGTTTATTTCTTGCATGTTAGCAATTCTAACTCTGTATAATTCGTCTGGTATTTCTAATAGGGCAATTCTTTGATTAACTACTTTTGTAATATCCAACCTATCTACAAAAGGGTCATCAGCAGTACCTTTCCTCCAGATAATTTGGATGGGATTGTTAAATTCCAAATACGTGTTTTGTGACATCTTTTCACCTCGATTCTTTAACTAATGTTAACTGTAGTGCTCAATCCACCACTTACGGTGGAAGATGTTCCTGCATGTGTTGTAACACTACCACCAGAAAGAACAGCTAGTTTACCATTCACAAATACATTTTTTGTATTTCCAACTATTACACTTCCACTTGCGCTACTGTGAGCGCCACTAACATATTTACCACCGCTAGGAAGAGAATAGGTGTCAGTTTCAGTTGTTTTATCACCAACAACGATGGGTGATTTTCCTTGAATCTTTACATTGGTGACAGTTGCTGCTATTGTTCCGTTGATGGTGGCGCTAGTTGTGTAGGGTACGTCCTGTCTAATAGGATTTCCACCTCCCCAACTATTGCAATATCCATCATCATCCCACCCATTGCAATATTCTGGAGTGTATCCAACTATCTCATTTACTGTGTAATTAATGTGATTGGACGCAGAAGTTTGTGAAATTGTTGCCCCTGATAATGCTATTTTTGCCATTTTCTCACCTCTAATTTAAGTTGATTGCAGTACCCTTAATTGTTACTCCTGATGAGCTTAGTTCAATGTAGTTGTTGGCATCAACTTCTATTCTAACTACTTTACCCTTAGTGCGAATATCATGTGGTGTTTCTAGTAAAATTGAATCTTTAATAGAATCGTTCATGGCAATTTTTCTAGTGTTACCATCAATTCCTTTATACTCAAAAGAAAAAGTATCTCCTGTTTTATATAAGAATCCTTTATCATTTCCATTTGCATCTCCAGCGCCCCATGTTGAATGAGGGTAAGAAGATTCTCCTGTTCCTTTTAAAGTTAATTCAAACTTGGTTCTTGCTGTATTGTCTGCGAATCCAGTATTTAACTGAATAAAATTATCTTTAATGAAAACATGGTCTTGGGGAACATTTGAGTTTAGGGTTCTTAATTTATTTACGGTTAAGTCAGAGATATAGCTACCAGTAACTTCATCAAGTATTGCTTCATCAAAGTCTTCATTTAGAACTATTAGTCTTCTAGCATAAAGCATTCCATCTGTTCCTAGCCACATTCTGTTTTCACCATTCACATCGATTGCAATACCTTCATTAGCGTTCAATCTAATCTGTTCGCCTTTATTACCGTTAATTGTAATACCTGTATTTTGGTCGAGTATTATTTTTTCTCCTAATTCTCCATTTACAATTTTCAAGTTGTGTGTGACTAAATCTTGCGCATATAAGCTGCCATCTGTGTCTACTTTAAATTTATTAACACAATCCACATCTATTGCAAAACCTCTATTTTTTGTCATGTAAATTAAAGAGTTATTAGTTCCTTTTAATATTGTTCCAAAATCAGTAGAAGGGGAGCACATTGGGACTGAACCATATGGAATGTAACCTAACCACATTACAGGATTTGCACCATCAGATACAGTTCCCTTATTTCCTTCAAATTTGAAATATCCATCATCGTCAATTGCAGTTAAGTTCTTGGCTGTGAAATCTTCTACCCAGAATTCTCCATCTAAATTGGCATACATTTTCTTAACCCATTCAGAGCCAACTTTTTTCTCAATCATAAATCCATCGCAAGAAGTTGCGTGTACTCTATGTCTCCCATTATCAAGAAGCATTCCAAAGCATTCGCCTTTAGGGTCATCTGTAACTAGCCCCAATCTCATTTGCTCTTTTCCAGCTCTATCATAGATAGTTGTGCGAGAGCCACGAGTAATCCAAACTCCACTTGCATCCTCAATAGCAAGATTAACTCCAGAAATTATTTTTCCGTAAATTCTTTCCCCAACTATTCCTTCAGAAGTGATTGCATGTTTCCAAGAATTTCCTGAATCATTAGTTATTGCTAACATACCATTTTGAATTACTAACCAAGTGTTCGGGTCTTCTAATGAACGCACAATAATTCCACGCTCGCTCATTTCAATTTGTTGCTCATAACCAGCAATCACTGAGTTTTTAATGGCATCCCACTTATTGTTGATTATATCGTTTATCATGCCATTGTTCTCTTCAGCTAAGTTCCATTTGTATTTATCCATATTAACAACTGTGGATGTGTTCCCAGCATTATATAATAAATCCATCAGTTTTTTAGCATTATCTTTAATTTCTTTTTCATTGGCAATAGTTAAAGATATCTCTTTTGACTCAAAGCTGTAATTGATTTCAATTATCTTTGCCTGTATGTCAATATCCATTCTATTGTGTTTACCAACTACTGTGTCTCCTAGTACCAATTTACCCCAATCATTTTGTGCTTCAACAATTGATAAAAAATTAATAATATTCAACGTCATAGAAATTTTAGGCTCTCTAAATTCTTTGAATACTTCGTATCCTTCGTCCAATAAGTCCTGCTCATCTACAATTGCATCATTAGTGTATTCTTTCTCTATGATGAAATCATTTAATTCTAACAGTTGACTAGGCGATAGATTGTTTTCTGTTGCTACTAAGCTGTTTAGGATTGAAATTTGATTAATGATATTTCTTTCTTGAGCATCCAAACTAGAAATGAATATCATTTTAGCGTCTATTTCTTTATTTTTTTCATTCATTCTTAATATGACTGCTTGATGTGCAGGAGTTCCATCTAGGAACTGAGAGTTTAAGATATCTCTCTCATCAAGAATTTTTACTAGCTCTGTTTGCAAGACACTCAACTTTTGCTCTTCCTGTTGAATTTCATCTTGTTTTAGGGTTAGATTTTTAGTTAGGGTGTCAAACTCACCTTGTTTAGAACTTAGAAGAGCTTTATAATTTTCTAAGGCAATACACAATTCATTGCTCATATAATCAGACTCGCTGGTTACTGTTCCATTTTTATCACGCTTAAAAGGGAACATATAATACGAAAAATCCTCAATATAATTAGAGCCAGTTGCAGAAAGATTCCTAATTGTCAATCCATCTTTACCATAAAGCTTTAAGCGTGTAATGGTTTCATTGGAATCCGAGCTAACAGTCATGCTATCAAGATATTTTCCTTTTTTAAATCTTAAGCCTTTGTTTGTTCCAACATTTTCTGGGCGATAGAAGTTAATTTTTAAATTGACCGTATCCCATTTAATAACAGCATTGAACTTTTCAGCTAATTCATAGGTTGCTTGCAATGCAGTCTGCGAAGCTATTTCATGACTTCGATATTTTAAATCGAAAGCAGAGTCAACATATCCAACTTTCCACTTTGAAAATTTCAAAATATCATTCATCATATATGAAAGATTCTTACTTTCTACAGACCATGCTCGAATATTTTTATCTGCAAGCTGTGTTCCTAATGAGAGGGCTTTATACTCAACATATTCATCATTTGAAACACCCTTACTTCTCTCATTAAACTGAAAATACTCAATAGTACTTCCATATATTAATTTAAACAAATATCTATGTTTAATGTCCTTGATATTGGGATTGGTAATTGGAACCCTATCTTTTTCTATCATTGTTGGAATCTTGAAGCTTATTTCATTTAGTGAACCCAACTTAGTAGAATAGTTTACTTCATGTGCTTCTGTGAGCTTAGCAATTGTTTTCTTATCTGGCTTGCATAAGAACAAACTGGCTTCAATTGGTTTTAGGTTTGGATTTATTTCTCCTAATTTCAATATTTTCATCCTTTCTATTCTTGTAGTAGCTTACCTTGATAGCGGATATCCATATCAAAATCTCCAGTTGTTTTTATATATGTTTCTCCAACATCTAGTTCCAACCATTCATTATTGTGATTGTCATATCTATAGACTCCTAAACTCTGCAAAGAAGAAACTATGTCCTCGCTCTCACAATCGATAAACACTTCCTCCTTATTTTGCAATGCAGTTAAAGACATTTTTTGTCCTGTCATGTAATTAGTTATAGAAATATCCCCATCACCATCTACTTTCCTAATCCACAACTTGGGTTTTAAAGGAAGGTCAGCGATATTTTCAAAAAACACATATGGAGCAAAAGATATTTTAATTAATTGTAAGAATGGCTTATTAGTGGGGGAGATGGATGCAAAAATTACTTTGTATCTAAAGTAAAGCTGAGTTAGATTGTGTGAGCTTAAAAAATCTGTAGATTGCTTAAAGAATGGAGACCATTCAGTCCAATTGATATTATCATTGGACACTGAGTAGTAGAAATCCATTCGTTGATTATTAATATTAATATCAGTTATATTTATAGAAACTATATATCTATCAAGATTATTTGAAATGTTGAATACTTGAGAAATATAGGTTCCATATGGCTTTGTGACTTCTGACCAAATTGGCATTTACATCACATCCTATTCAATTTTCCCAAAAGGTCTAAAGTTACTAGCTGATGCAACTTGCTTCCATTTGATTGCTTTTTCTTTTCTCCACACAACAGAGCCGTCAATATGTGTAATACCTTCGTTAACAGTATCCCATTTTGGTTCAACGATATCTGATAGACCTGAAGTTTCACAAATGTAATAGTAAACTTTTGTTCCATCTGTAGAGAAAACAACATCATCAACTTCATAGTTGTAATTAGCCATCCATTGATTTCCTATTGCATCATAAAACTCTATATTCTTATTTGTGAGAAAAGTTGGTGTTTTATTCATGGAGCGTCCACCAACTACACATTGGTAAGCATTTCCATTATCTGTGGTTGGTCGAACATAATCTCCAACCGTATATTTCTTTAGTGGTTCCCATTTAGGAGCATAAACTCCCTCACGAACATTCACAAAGCCAATATGCTCACCAATGGTAGGGGAGTTGTCCCACAGCCTAGCTCCATATGAATAAAGCTGACCAATTTTTAGTTCTTCTGGATTTCCAGTGGAATCAGCAATAATCTTGTCAATGATGCCAAAGTTTTTTCCATATTCTAACCAAGTTTCCTTAACATCGTCTTCAGACCAAGAACTTGGAGTTGTAATTTTTAATCCTAAATTGGCGGTATTTTCCATTAATCTAATTCACCCCATTTTTTATATAGTTCATAAAATCTTTCCAAGCTCATTACAGGGTTGTCAATCGTTAATCCATTGTCTGCTGTAATAGTATTATCATGAATCCCATTGTCAAATGATTTTATATCGTCTGAAACGATTGTACCGACATTTGAACTCCTGTTTTTAATATTGTTTAATGAATGTTCTGATGTGTATCCGTATGGAGAATCGCACCTTACATTAAATTCTATATATCCTTCTTTTCCACCGTTATGAATCAAAGTGGAATCTCCTTCAAACATTGCGTAAAATATTCTATTGGGATTAGAATCAAATGTTAAAGGCTTGTAATAGTCTTGAAAAAGCCATCTTGCTATTTTTCTAAGAGTCATGTTATCTTCCCATTTGTCTATAAAAATACTCATAGAAAAAGAGAGTGGTTTATGTTCCACTCCCTGTAGATAAGGCTTCTCTCTATTAGCAATCGTTTTTTCATTTATGGTTCTATCTGGGAGGAAGGACTCTTCAAAAAGACCTTTTTTAGTGGAGGCTATTGCAACCCCCATGTCCTTAGAGCTTTTCCCATCATACATAAAATGAATGGATTGTTTCATTTAGTAACCTCTCTCTCTTTTTAGTCCAGTCATGATATCGTTGACAAAGTTTTTGGCTTCCTCTTTAGTAGCATTCATATTCTCTACTATGAAATCAATTTTAATAGGACTGTTATTATTGTTGCTTGTATTGCCTATAAGAGATGGTTGCACTATATTTGGCATTAACAGAGGGCTAATCATGTTATTCAGTGTCTCTAGAATAGGAGCGTATTTAAAGAAGTCTTTCGTTTCTTTTTTATTTAATACCACTTCTTCTTCATGAAGCATTGTTAATCCATCTGATTTTGTATACCCTCCAGTTTTTAAGCCAACTGCACTATATTCTAATCTCTTACCATATTCAGTGATATAGTCTTGAAGATAGTCGGTGGAAACAGTTTTAAAACCTTGGTTCTGCAAGTACTGTCCAAACTTAACTTTATCTTCATTAGACATTTTTGATAAAATCTCATCCAACCCTTGGTTGCTTTTTATTGTAGATTTTTCTGCACGACCTTCAGCAGCCAATGCGTAAGCTTTGTCTCTTATATATGTCTGTCTTACTGCTGATTTTTCCTTTGTAATAAGAGTTTCCGCAAGATATTTGCCAGTCAGAACTTTTAAATCCGCATTAGAAAGACCAATATTTCCTTTTTCTCCATCAAAATGAGCACCTTCGCCTATTCCTTTAGAGCTGTCGCTATCGGTTTTAATAACTTTATCTAACATATCTAGTGCTTTTTGAAGGTTGTCTATCACATTTTCACGAATAGATTTTCCGACACCCTTAAGTGTTCCATCAAATTTGCTTAAGAAGTTCGGCATGGTATCTTCCATTTCTTTAATGTAAGTTTGAAACTCACCACTAAGGTTTTTAAAGTTTCCAGCTACAATATCTTCCTTCATTTTTGCGAAGTATCTCTCATCATTTAATTGGTCTTCATAGAATTTATCCCAATATTTTTTTAAGTCTTCTAATCTTTCAATTTCATTTTCATATTTTATATCTTCTAGCTCTTCTAGCTCTTCATATTTTTCTTTTTCCTTTTCAAGAAGGTCGTTTAAGTTTTCTTTTCTAAGGTCAATTTCTCTGTCATGTCTTTTATCAGCGATACTTTCGTCAATTGCGTCCAATTCCTCTTGCAGTTTCTTTCTTTCTGCTTTGGACTCAAAAGAATCATCCATTGATAAAAGGTTGATTTTATTTGATATTTTATTTCTTTCTTCTTCAAGTTTGTCAATGTCTTTATCATAGTTATTTTCAGACTCTTCTCTATCAATTTCCTTTAATTTGGCTTGTACTATTCTTTCAAAAGCACCATATTCATCTTCATAGTTTTTCATTACTTTTTTGTGGCGCTCTTCTTCTGCATCAATTTCTTTATCCAGTGATTCCATGTGCATCTCTTGCTTCTCACTGAGATACTCTTTGTAAGCATCAATAAGTGCATCAGCAGCTTCGGAGGCATTTTTTGTTGAGGAGTCTTTTATGGTTTCATTAAGAGTCTTAATTGAACCATCAAATCCCCAAATTTCAAGAGTTAAATCTTCTATTTCTTCAGTTAGGTTTTTATAGTCTTCAGATAACAAATCGTGCAATACAAGAGAGCGCTGAAGAGATTCTCTATATGCAATGTTTTGCTCTTTAAGCTTCTTATAAGTTTCTACTTGACTGTTAAGTTCGGCTACGTATTCAGGAGAACTTTCTTCTAAAGTTGCCATAATAGCTTGTGAACGTTGCAACTCGAAATTAGTATCATCTATTTCTTCAGAAAATCTTCGCATAGTTGCTTGTATTCTCTCAAAGGTCAATTCTTTCATATTAATTTCAAGGTCTACTATTGATAAAGAAAGCTCTTTCACTTTTTCAGTGAGTTCAGCTTTTGCTTTTGCAGTTAGATTTCCTGATTTTATTACACCATTTAAGTAGCTGACTTCAGATTTGTAACTTTGAGCTTGCACACCTTTTAATCGAATTTCATTTTTTATTGAATCGTGATATCTCTTAGTAATAGAATCTAACTTACTTCTTTTTTGAACCTCATCATCAATGTTATGCTGGGCATTTTTACGGGCATGTTCAAAAGCGGCAACATCTGCACTAATTAGTTCCATTTTTAAGTTTTCAATATACTCTTCTACTGCGGCAATATCTGAGTTCATCTTTAATAATTCAGACTTGGCAGCATCTATAGCAGCCATAGCATTGGCAGCATCTTTTGATGCATCTGAAGCAGATGGGACAGTTTTCTTAGCTGTGGCTAAGTAGCTGCTTGGGTTTATTGCTTTGCCATTTTCGTTAATCTGATAATGCAAATGATTTCCAGTGGAATTACCAGTGGAACCAATATTACCAATTTGTTGACCTACTGCTACGGTTTCTCCAACCTTAGCTATAACCTTATCCAAATGAGCATAAAAGTGTTTTAGTCCATCTGCTGTTTCTACTGCAACGTAATTACCGAAACCAGACATAGAGCCTGTTCCTTTACCAGCGTAAGTAACCTTACCACTTACGTTAGCATCTAGTCTGTCTCCTTTATTACCAGCAATATCAATGCCGTTGTGGTCAGTATATTTACCAGTTATTGGATGGACTCGCTTACCAAAGCCAGATGTTATAGTTCCTCCCCAACCGCTAATTTGCTTACCAGAGGTAATATTACTTCCACCGCTTGCTTCAAAATCAGCCATAATTTTGTTAGCGTAGTTTTTAGCACCTGTCCAATAATTTGCTGAACTTTCAACAATCTTAGTTACATTTCCTGCGCCAGCGTTATAAGCATAAAGAGCTTTTTTAATATCTCCACTAAATTTTGCAATTTGCTGGGCAATATATTTAGTACCACCCATGATATTTTGCTGTGCATCGAAAGCATTTTTTACTCCCAGTTCCTTAGCAGTAGCTGGCATTAATTGCATTAATCCTTGAGCGCCTTTGGATGATTTAGCATCTTTATTAAAACTAGATTCTGCTTTAATGATGGCTGCGATTAAGTGAGCATCAACTCCGTAAGTGGAGGATGCTTTATTAATCTCCGTTGCGTATTTTCCTGTGTATGCTGAGCTACCACTAGTATTAGAAGAGCCTGTAACTACTCCAGTTTGAAGAATTTTTCCAGATTTAATCTGTTTCTCCAGTTCTTTGCTCTGGTCTGATAAAAGAAGTTTCTTCTTGTTTTGAAGGGCTAATTCATCTTGTAGAGATTTTTTATATTGGGCGCTATAGTCTGGGAAATTACTTTGTATTCTGTTTTGTTCTTCAATTTTAGCGTTCACTTCATCAATAGCCATACCATATTTATCAGCTATATATGTTGATTTCTCCATTGCTTCAGCACTGTCTTTTGTAGCTGATGTGTTATCTTTTGTGGAATTTGCTAAAACATCTAGAGAACCAGATAAAGCACTTGTATATTTACCATGAGACTTTGTTAAAGTTGCTAACTCTGCTTGTTTGCTTGTTAATTTCTCAGTTTCTCTTGCACCTAATGATGTATATCTCATCAAGGCTCTAGCAGCGCTATCAATATCTTCCTGTACTCCTGATGCAACTGCTGCGTCATATGCTTTTTGAGCCGTATTCGATATTGAATTATATGCGGCAACTAGCTTATCAAGGGCTGCAATCTCAGTGTTAATATTAGTTATGCGAGCATTTGTTTCAATTAAGTGACCGACAGTAGCATCTTCTTCAGCATTTAGCTGTCCATCTTTGGAGGCTTCAACAGCTCTTAATAAGATATCTTGAGCATCTCTCTCTTTGATGATGTCATTTATTCTTATTCCACTCTCACTAGAAAGGTGAGGATAGATTTTTGCTAGTGTTGCCTGAGTTTCAGTTAAAAGGTCTGTTTGCTCTGCTGTTCGGTTTGTTTGCTTAGATAGAGATTGATAAATGTAAATTAAATCTTCAACTTCATCAACTTGTTTTTGGGATACCCCTGCAAGCTTCTCGGATGCAGAGTTTAGTTTTTGCATCTCTGCTACTAGTTCGGCAATACCATTAGAAGATTCATTGATAGCAGAATCCAAATCTCCCATTCCATCTCCTAATGAATTCGCTTCCGCTAATAGTGCAATCATTTCTTCTTTTGTTTTACCATACTTCTTGGCTAAATCTTCTACAGACATGGAATATTGTTGAAGAGATGGGTTCATTGCATCAAAAGAAGCTTTTAACTCGGCATATTCAGTTGTTCCTTTTTTGATTCCTGCCGCAGTAGCAATAGCAAGGAATTCTTTTTCTATTATTCCTTTTTGCTTAATTACTTCGTCTGAATATATCTTTAAGTCCTCTGTAGAAAGACCTTCGGATTGTTTCTCCTTTAGTGTGTCGAATGCCTTTCCGAAATCTTCTAAGCCTTTGACTGCTGTTGGGTTTTCAAGAGTACTATAAAGGTCTTCGAATACATTAGTTAACTTTCCAGTGTCTTTTATTGTGTAGGCAGCGTTTGTTGCGAAGGCATCGACTGCTGATTTAGCAGATGAATTAATCCCTTTGTTTGCAGATAAAATCGTGTCCATTCTCTTCAGAGATGCATTTAACAATTGACCGTTTGCGTTTTCCTGACCTGTTACTAGATTGTTATAAGATGTTAATTGTTCGGTATACTTTGCAATTTCTCCATCAATAATATCGATTCTTAATTTGTTTCCCTTTGCATCCTCAGAGGAAAGGGTCTGCTTGCGAGTTGTTAGCTCTTCAATTGCTGCCATAAGAGTATTGATATCTTTAACTTCATTTTCAACAGAAGTATCTGGATTTGATTTGTTACTTCCTTTATCCCAAGTTATTGAAGGGTTGGTTACAAATTTAAATTTATCTAATTCTTTCTGAGCAGCTTTGCTTGATTCTATTGCTGTTTCATATGTTTCTTTTTGTTTTTGATGGTCTTCTGCTTTGTTTACTCGTTCTTGTGCCTCTGCTTGTAATTTAAGCATTTCTATCTTTCTTTCAATTACCGTAGCACTGCCTAGAATTGCATTTCCATATTCATCCTCACCTCTGCTAAGAGATGGGATAAGCTCAGCTAATTCATTTTGAACAGATAAATACTCTTGTGCATCTTCATTATTGTATTCTGGTGAGCCTATCTCTTGCATACTTCCTTGTAACTCTGAATATCTCTGTGCCAGTATGCCAATTCTATCTGCATTAGATGTGTAAGAATCTGCTAAAAGTTGGTTTTGGGCAGTTATTTCCTCTTGTATTTCTCTTTGTTTTTGCATCTTACTCATAAATGCTTCGGTTATTGCTCCGATTGCTAAAAACGCTACCCCAATTCCACCTAGAGACAGAATCATTGTTCTATTAGCTGTCCAGAATGCCTTGGCTGAAGCCATAGCTGATAGGGCAGAAGCTTTTAATCCTTTAGATAACTGTGCTGTAGATACTGTAGCGACTGTTGTACTAGCAGCTAAAGTTCTGGTTGCATTTGATGTAACGGCAGTTGCCGCAGACATGGTTCCAAAACCAAATGTCGCTCTCACTGTCGAAGCTGATAGTGCGTTAATAGCTTTGGTTTGAGCAATAATAGGGGGAGTAGGCTTGAGCATACTTTTTGTGGCACTGACTCCCAATTGAACAAACTGCGCTGAAGTTTTCGCTATTCCAGTTCCCATGCTAACCATTAATCCTCTAAAACGTGTTGATACTAAAGCTAGAGCTACTGAAGCCGTTCCAAGAACGAATGGTAGTCCACCAATTCCCTCAATTACCTTTGTAATAGCTCCTAAGAAATTTCCGAACAGTTGTATACTCTGTATCATACCTTCAGTTAAGAATGCATTACCAAGAGCCAATGCTAATTTTTCTACCTCAACTCTTGCTAAGTTTAATCTAGCTTGAAGAGATTCCATGTAGCGTTTGTTTTCTTCCATTGCAGAACCAGTAGAATTAACTGAAGAGTCATACATACTTTTATACATTGAGTCGGCAGAACCTAAGTCATCTAGGAATGCTTGCATTCTAGAGATGTGGTATTTACCTGCTAAACCTTCAACTGCAAGTATTCTCTCTTCATCTGATACACCTTTTAAAGCTTGTGCAACTTCAGTGTAAACTTGAACTACATCTCTCATGTTTTCATTTTCATCGAATAGTGAAATTCCTAAGCTTGATAAAACACCTTGTGATTTGTCGCTTACTAACTTAGGTAAGACATTTTTCAAAAAGTTACCAATCTCATTCCCTGATTGCTTGGTTGATGCTGTTACTGTACCTATGATTGCATTCACTTGGTCGAAGTCTAATCCCATAGCTCTTGCTGTTGCACCAGCTCTTGCCTGTCCTTGTGCTAGTTTTTCTGTTGTCGTTGCATAGTTATTAGAAATCTCATTCCAAGAGTCAATGATACTCATAGAATCTTTGGCATCTTTCTTCCATTGTATTAGAGAAGCTGTCATGTATTCAGACGATTTCTGAGCTGTCATATCTCCAACATTCGCTGCAACTAATCCTGAATCTGCTAGTGTTCCGAGTTCATCGCCCTTATACCCTTGTCTTGCAAACTCAGCGTAAGAATCCATTACTTGACTAATAGATTGACCAAATTTCTCGGCAGATTGTGTAGCTCTTTCAAATAATGCTTCAAAATCAGTATCTTCAGACATAACTTTTGCAAGCTCAGTCATTTTGGTATCTATGTCAATTATAATTGTCATAAATTCCCTAGCTGTCCTAATTGTTCCATAAAATGCTGTAGAGGCTGCCATCCAAATCGGGAAACGCTCCATTGCTATCTTGAATGAATCCATAATCGTTAATGACTCACGAGATGCTTGAGTTGCATTGGCAATGTATTTTTTCATCTCATTGTTTAAACGTCTAACTGCATCTTCTCCAGCTTTTGCAGAGGTAACAGTAGAAGGGTCAAACTTGATTGATTTATAGCTAGTTTTTAAGTTGCTTAAGCCTTCTTGGTCAATATGTTTTGAGTATTTTTTGGAAGCAGCAGTCAATCTAGAAAGAGCATCTTCTCTCATGTGAAAGAGTTTTGTTCCTCTATCTAACTCATTGTTTGAAAGTTGAGTATTTGTAGTTATATCTTTAAATTCTTTATTTAATTTATCAAGATGGCTATTCTGAGTTATCTTTGCTAATGATTTGTTCATTTTATCGAACTGTTCTGTAGTTATAGTTCCAGCATCTCTAGCATTAAGAAGCTCTCTTCTTGTTTTAGAAACGTTGTCAGATAAGCTTTTCATCTCAGTGTTGACAACTTTTATTTCTGATTCCATCCAGCCACCAATTTTATAATTGGAGTTGTTTGCCATTCCTGCTGAGAAAGGTTCAAATTTAATTTGTCTTATTTTATTAGCTGACTCTTGTACTTTAACTACAACCGCTTCAATTGCTCTAGTATCAGCATTAACTTTTTGCTCAATGGTATAGCCTAATTTTCTCTTTTTCAAATCGGCTTCTATTTCATTGATACCAAAAGCAAATTGTTTCTTAGCGTCATTCATTTGTTTTTTAATTTGAGCTTTTATTGATGCAGCATTACCTTCAAAAACACCTAAATCATTTCCAATTGCACGTATTTCTTTACTTGCTTTTTTTGCTCCTGTGGCACTTTCACCTAAAGCTTTGTTTACACCTTCTCCAGCTTTTTTAGCTTTAGAAGATAAAGCATCTAAATCTTTAGTGTCTGCTGTTACTTTTATTGCAACAGGTGTTAAATTTAAACCTGCTTGAACCTTAGTCTTTAGGTCTTGAATATTTTTATTTGTAATGTTTAATTCAATTGCAACAGGGTGTAGCTTTTTCTTCAAAGATGTTAATTTCTTTTGAAAATTAACATGTTCGCTTTCGGAAATATCAAGTCCAATTAATATTTCAAATGGGTTAGTCAATATAATCATCCTCTCATTCTATGGAAATCCTTTTATTCTTAGTGGATGATTGTCTTTAAGGCATTCAAGTAGCCCTCTAATAATCTATTAGAGGGTCAATTCAGTGTCTTAAAGACAATCAATCGAACGCTTCATCTAATGAAGTGTCGTCTTTACGAATTACATACATCTCACTTGTTTCCGAACTCTCATGTCCAAGTATCGATTGAACCGACTTAATATCCTTGCCATCTTCTACAACCATATGGGTCGCTCTAGTTCGTCTAAAGTTATGGGGAGTTACACGTAAACCAAGAATGTCTGTGAATTTAGTTGCGCACCAGTTGTTAAAAGCCTCTGGTTGTAATGGGGTTGTTTTACCCAGCTTAGTTTTCTTGACGAATAAAGAATCACATTCATCTTCTCCACGCTGTTCTAGCCACTCAACTATTGCATCTCTAGCACTGTCATCATAAGAAAGCTTTCTAATTTTCCCAGCTTTTCCTCGACCTTTTGTGCGAATGTCTCCTGTTTTGTAGTAATTTTTACCTTCAACTTTAGGATAGTTGACCATCTCTTTTTTCATTTGAGCAATTTCGGCACGTCTTGCGCCAGTAGAATAAGACAACTTAATATAAGCAATCATCTGTAATTCATTTTGATTTTTAAGGGTTGTTAAGAGTGTTTCCATCTCTTCTTTTGTAAGTGGTTTTTTCTCATAGACTGCTTGTTTAGCAGGGGAGGCTATAGCTTTGTTAAAAATATTTCTGAAGAGAGGGAAGTCGTCTCCATAATAAAGTTCAATGTAATTACAAAGAGTAGATACAATTGAGCGTTTAAATTTAACAGCGCTTGGAGATAAACCTATTTGTAGAAGATAGTTTTGGTACTTTAAAGCGTCACGAGGTTTCAATTCGTGAAAAGGTTTGTTCATTGCGGTTTCTTTTATGAATCTAGCAAAAATTCTCGCCCCTGATTCATATTGTTTCAAAGTTTGGTCGGATAAATGCTGTTGTTGTAAAAACTCATCAATTATCATTTTGTTCCAATCGTTACAAAGTTCCCATTCTTCGGGACTTACAGCTTTAATCTTTTGATTTGCCATATTCTCATTCCTTCATAAAATTCGTATTTTATTAATATTTAATTAAATAGTTTTTAATTAATATTCTGTTCCTTTATTCTTAATTTTAAATCCAGCATTCTTAAATGATTGGGCAATAATATCATGCAGCTCTGTTGGATTTTGTCTTATTTGCTCCATAAGTTTTCCCATGAAAGGACGAGGCTTTAACCAAGGAGCCTCACGACCTTCAATATCATTTGAACCAAACATCCAATAAACATTTGAGTCACTTGCTATTGAACCATATTCAATAATCTTAGAAATCTCTTTTCCACTATTCCAAGCACCTGTGGTCAAATTCTCTGCTTTAATGTGAACACGCTCTCCATCTAAGTCAATGCTAGTTATCTTAATGTTTTTTCTATCGGATAAACCGCCTTTTCCACCTCTGCGAACATATTCCTTTGGCTCATAGACATCATAAACATTTTCCTCAACGGAGCGACTAATTTCCCACTTGAGAAAGTCTTCAAGCATTGAACCTAAGTTGGATGCCAAAACAACTTTCATTTCTTTTAGGATTCCAGCTTTAAGCAGTTCAAAGTTTTTATACTGTGCCATCTAACCCAACTCTTTTTCTCATTTCTGGACTTTTTACCTTTTTAGATAGATTTAGTTTGTGTTGTTGCTCAATTGCATCAAGTTTTTCAACTGCCTCGATTGTATCAGCTACCATATCAAATACTTTTTGCACTTCTTCTTGAGGGATTACATCTTTAATAATTAATTCAAACAAACCTATGGAGACCATTTTTTCCATTTGGATAATTTGTGTTTCCAAATCATCTGAAATAATATCTTTAAAATGCGTAAAGTGTTTAATAATTAGAAAGTACATATAGTTGAAGAATTCATGGTCATTCACTAGGAATCCTAAGTTGTTTTCCTGTGAAAATTTTACTTTGTCAAAAAGTTCATTCTTTAAATCTTCAATAACCTTTGAATCAAACTGTGGATTAAACTTAATCACAGAGTTGGCTTCATCATTGAGCGAATACGTCTCGTATGTGTTTACTCTTTTAAATTGTTTTTCTATGTCTTTTAAGCTAAGTGGTTTCTGTCTTTTTGCCATTTTATTTCCTCCTTGTATTCATTTCTAATAGAGATTTATATCTCTAAAAGTATGTATGTAAGGGGACGAATCCCCTTATTTTAAAATCAATTATGCACGTTTAACTTCAACAATACGTCCAAATACATCGGAGTTTTGTGGGTTAAGAACCATAAAGTTAATCTCAGGTGTATAAGCCGAACCATTCTCTAATGAAAGGTCGAATGCACCAGAAGGTACAACCTCATCAAAGATGAAGTAGATATCAGCGATAACTTTTTGAGTGTCCAAATCATATTCAATTGTGCGGTACTCTACGCTATATTTCTCAGCGAACTTAGTAGAGTCCATCTCAACCACACGTCCTGTTACATCTTCAACATATGAAACTGTTAAGATGTCTCCATCAGTTGCAGTAGAGCCGATAGGTAACGTTGCTTTACCAGCAGCTACATCAAGCTCTACTTGAGTACCGTCTGCATCATGAAGGATAGCTTTACCATTTACTGGTGTTCCTTTAATTGTTACTTCTAAATCACCTAAAACTCCAGCAACCGTTACTTGCTCAAACTTAGTGATTTTTGCAGTTCCAGACTCTTCTACTGCAACACCTTGTGTCATAGCAAGATATTCTAAATCGAATGTTGCTGAACGCATAGCAAGGTTAACCTCTTTGTCTGTGCGAATTAAGAAAAGGTTTTTATTACCAATTCCACCTTTTAAGAACTCTTCACTTACTGTTTGAGCGATTGAAGCTAATTGTGCGTGTGCATTTAATACTGTGTGACCGTCAGATTTACGTTTTACTACGATGTCTGCTGTATCATGGATAACTGTTTTCATTAATATTTTCCTCCTAGTTTTTAAATCAATTAAAAAAAGCCTATTCTATCCGAATAGGTTTCCATATGTTTTAGCAAATGATTTTTTGTCAATACCTGATTTTTTATCCTCAAATAAATCAATGTGTTTATTCCAATCTTCAATGTTCACTTTTTCAGCAACAGTTGAATATAGAACAGTTGTGTCATAATTTTTCATTTGACCAATTCGGTAGTAAGTAGCATAAACCTGAAGTACAGTCATGTTGCAGACCTCTTCATATGATTTAAACGAACCTACGACTACCGATGAAATTAAATCTGTAAAAGATTGCTTTTCACCAGTTCCTCTTGCTGAATTACCATTATTGATGAACATTTGAATCTCAGGATTTGAGCTTACTTCTTCTTCTTTGAGCATGTTCATTTGCATGATTATTTCTCTACACTCATCGAATGCTTTTTCTTCTTCAAAGATTGCGTCTGGTATGCTTTCGGATTCAAAAAGAAGTCTAAACACCTCTAAATAAGATTTTTTAAACATCTCATTTTCTTTAACAAGATTATAAAGTGACTCTTCTTTTATTCCTTCAACCAGTTGAATAAACTTTTTATCTCTTGATTCATCTGCATGTTTTTTATACATGTAGTAAATATGAAGAACATTCATAGATATAGTAGACAGATTTGAAATTTGACTAATATATTCATAGTAAGTGAGAAAGCGTACATTGCCATAAGGTGTTAGAATTGGCTTTCCTGTTATGAACAAGTCTTTATTGAGACCTAACTCCATTTAAATCAATCCTTTTTCGTGCTGAAGCGATAGCGATGCTCATATGAAACGTATTCTTTAGGTGCATCTCTTGGGTCGCCACCTGCATACTCCAACTTCCCAATACCAGCGACTGGTTCTAATGCTAATAGCTCAGCAATTTTATCTGAAATCCACAATAGTCTTAAATCTTTGTCATATTCTTCATGAACAAAAACATAGATATAAACTTCTTGTGTTACTAGTAAATGATTCTTGTAATCTGGTCTTCTACTTCCAGTGAACATATAGATACGACACAATTTTTTGTCTTCTATGTTGTTTATCTTTTCAGTTAATAAGACTCTTTCTTGAACTATTTCCCAGTATGTTTCAGACTCATTGTCAACTAAGTTAGGTAGGGAACTGTCTAGTGGGTCGGGTGTAGTAGAGCTTTGAGGATAGTAGTAAAGTAAACGAATAAGTTCTTCATCATTAATTAGCTTTTGGTATATGTTGTTGATGGAATTTCTCATTGAGCCTATTTGTATAGCCATTATTCGCTCACCTGTCTTTCTAAGCGGATATCGATATATCCAACTTCTCCAATTACATTTTCATGGGACACAGTAGTAACCTTATATGTATCTCCACGTACAACAATTTCATAGTTTACTTTTACCTCAATCAAAGGATTGTAAGGTATTAAGATATTTAATGAGCCTTCTGGTAGGGAGATAGGGGAGTTGTCTATCATGCTATATGCTTTTGTAGTTAGGACACAGGGAACATTTTCAATTGTCTGTACATTTTTTGTAATAGGTCTATTAAAATCATCTCTACCAATTGTTTTCTTTTCAGAGCCTGTCAGGAGTGGGAATTCTGCATTACACAATTCACAAACCAATTCAGGGAAAAAATCATCCTCAATAATTTCTGTAGAAAGGTAAAATTTACCCTTATGATGCACGTAAAAACCTAGTCCTACGTCACTGAAAGGTTTTAATAAAAACCGTCTTTTACTGAAATTTCCTTCGGTTTTAACTCTAGAAACAATTGCATTAGTTAATTCTTCAGAGCGATTAATTTGAACTTTTGAAAGGGTGCGTGAATTCATGAAAGCTTTTTCAACTTGCAGCGCTGTTCTGTTGGAAGTTATCTCAGTAGGAGTTAGTCCACCACTATTAACTCTGTCAATGTAATGTTGATATTTACTCATGTTCACAGTCCTTTCAAATGTTCTAATTCTTTGTCGATTAAATTGACCATTTTTAATACTTCTTTTCTTGTTTTCTTAAAATTATCTGGACTATAAGGCTCCAACTCTAACTTTTTAAGTGTATTTAAAACTCTTACATACCAACTACCATGAGGTAAATCTACGATGTAGGTTCCCATTCCAAAAATTTCACCACTAATTGTTTCAATATAACCATCAATATGTTCGTTCCCAACTTCATAAAGAGGGATTATTTTCCATATTTGGCTTTTGTAATCGATTAATGCCTTTTTATATATTCTTATATCTAGATTTTTATTATTTGTCATTTTTTGTTGACCTCTTTAAAGTTCTCTAGGCTATAAGATAAGCGACTAATCATTGCACTAATATCTTTTTCAATAGTATCTTTTAGTTTAATTAGAGCCTCAATTTTCTTAGCTGGGCTGTAACTAGAATAGTCTTTGGAACTTAGTCCTTCTTTAAGTGATTCTCCTGTTATTGTGTTGGCTTTAAGATATTCTATTAGCATCATTAGAGCGAGAATTTCTTGCTCATTATAGGGAAGGGACTCGTTAAATAATTGTAAAACTCTATCAAAGTTTTGGACTCTAGTTCTATTTCCTATTGTAGAAAATCTACTTATTCCAGAAAGCAACCATTTTTCCATATTTAGTTCAAGAGCTTCTTCTTCCATTCCAGCTAATTCGTTATCTGTGATTTTAGAAAGGAACAAAAAATATACATCGCTAAAAGGTGTTGCCATCTAAATCACACCCTTCTTACTTAATGAATAATTGAAGGTCTACACCAAGTTTTTCTTCAATCAATTTGATTTTGTTTCGAGTATCAAGGATATCTTCTTCTACTAATTTTCTTGCTACTGTTCCAATAGAAGACTTTAATGCTTTAGGTAGTTTCGGTAGAATTTCAGCAAGCTCTTTATTCGGTGTTTCTAGAATGAAGTCTTCCAAGTTTTCTAATCCAACCATCTCATCATAGATTTTAGTTAATCCAAGTGCTTCGGCAGCTTGCTCATCATCAACTACTAAGTGACAATCAGTTAAATATTTGCCTTGTGAGCCTTTCATATCTTGCAATTCACCCATGTCCATTTGCAATTCTGAGCCGTAACCTTCCCAAATGTACTTAGCTTTTGTGCGATGAGAAATGTAAATTAAATCTCCGTCAGCAGTACTTCTAGTGGTAATCATTTCATTTCTATTAATTTCAATTTTCTTTGCACGAGCTGGTGCTGGAGCCTCTACGACAGGTTCTACCACTTTAACTTCGTCAATCTTTGCTTTTGTATCATTTGTTTTTTTAATTGAAGCTGCTGCTTTACTTGCAGTTGTTTTTGTATTTGTATTTGCCATTTTAAAAATCTCCTTTTTTTCCCAAATAATATAATAGAGACACTCTGAGTTAATCAGAATGCCTCAGCTTTTAAATTAAATTAATGAGTAGCTTCCGAACAAGTTGCTAAGAACTACAGCAGTACCGAAGTGAGTAATGAATTTATATTCAAGAGACATATCGTTGTTTGCAGTCATTTCAGTAACTTGTTTGATGTAATCTTCGCCTTCAAATACCAATTTAATGAATTTGTTTTCAGCAGAAGGTAAAACTAGAATTTGATTATCGTCATAAGCGAAATCGAATGAGTTTGGTTTGAATACTGCTGGTAATTGAACAAGTGTCATACCGTTAAAGTTAGCAATACGTCCAGTTGAGTTTAACTCAGCTTTCATAGCTTCAGTGTAAAGAGCAATGTTTGCACCTTCAGTGATTTTAGAAAGACCTTTGCGAGTACCAAGTACAATCGGAGTGCTTCCTGTAGCAGCTTCTACTTTAGACACTAGGTCTAACATTGAATCTCCGTCATAAGCACCATTCTTTTTGAATGCAGCAGGTAATTGGGCAGTTGCAGATGCAAAAGCAGCAGCTACTTCTTGATAGATTTTAGTTTGAATACCTTGTCCAACTTTTTGGATTAGACGAGAGAAGTTCAAGCGACCAGTCATAAATAATTCAAAGTCACCGTAAACAGCAGCAGCGAATGATTTAGTTTGGATTGAGAATGTTTTACCGCCTTCTAATTTCTGGCGAGTGATGTTCCAGTGATTACCTGAGTGTTCAGATACTACTAAAACTCCATCGTCTTCTGTGTAAAATTCTTGAGTATCGCCAAGTGCCAAGTTGCGAACATCAGCAAATTGCATGAAGAACTCATCTTCGTTAACTCCAGTAAGATAAGTTTCAGTTAAAACTTCTTCTAAGATTTCATAGATTGTAACTTCATGTTTGCGAAGTTCTTTCTTAGTAGGGTTTTCTACTCCGATTGCTTCTGCGAATTTCGCACGAATGCGGTCATCCACGTTCTTTCCATTTGAAAATTGTTGTACTTGCGTAGGGTTCTTAAGAACGTCTACACATAATGTTACTAATTCAGTATTTGCCATTATTTATTCCTCCGATTATTATCATAATTTATTTTTGTATAACTAGTTTTTAAAATTAGTTTTGTACTACTTCTACAACCACATAAACAACAGGTGTTTGAGTTGTATTGATTGTAAGCATTCCACCAACAGCATCTTCACGTACTACTTTAGCTGCAAAACCTTTAGCTGGTAATGTAGCAGAAGGGGCTAGTTTATGACCTGCGCCAGCTACTAAATATTCTCCAATTACTGCCGTACCGTTAATTCCTTCTTTAGATACACCGAACACAAATGTTGGACGTGGGTTGTATGAACGTACCACTTTACCAGCTTCCATGAAGTAATTAACTTCTAAACCTGAACCTTGGCGACCATTATCATAGATAATTGCTGGATTAGCGATTAATACTAAGCTATCTTCTGCAACTGGTGTCTCCAATGCACGAACATCTGCGTTACCTTCTTCAATTTCACCTAACTTACCTACAAAACCATTTTCTAACTCCACTTCTGCACGTACTGAAAACGTATCTGCATTTGGGAAACGTGCATCATCTAAACGAACTACTGACTTATTTGCCATTATTTATTCCTCCATTTTTCTTTTTAATTAAATAATTTTTATTATTCAAAGATATTGCCATAAGGATTATATTCCTTACTTTCTTCTTGTGAGAATTTTAATTTATTGTTTGGTGCTTCTTGCTTAGTTGTAATTGAGAAGTTTTTCTTGCCATACATAGCAAATAATTTATCCTCTACATCTTGAATTTCAGCATCTTTCATCGCTTCAAAGACTTGAGAGAACTCATCTTCTGTTATTTTGTCAGCAAATTTTTCTTTTACATCAGCTTCTTCACGTTGACGCTTATAAGATTTTAATTCGTCTAATTGTGTTTGAAGTTTTGTAAACTCACCTGATAAATCATTGTATTTAGCTTCGAAATCTTCTTTAACATCTTCTACAGCATCTTCTTTTTCAGTTTCCGTCTCAGTTTTATCAACTGTAACTTCCTCTTGCAAATCTTCCTCTGTAGTAGCATCTTTGACCTCGGCAGTCTCATTCACTACAGTAGTAGCGGTATCTTCTGTAAACTCAGCAGTCTCATCAGCATTTGTAATTTCAATATTTTCTGCGGTGATTTTGACCCCATTTTCGTTAAGCTCTATCGAGCTATTAACATTCTCTTCTTTAATTATCTCTGTCATATCTTTACCTCCTTTATCAAGACTAAATTTCAATTCATCTATCATTTGATTAAATTGAGCTGTAAAGTCCTCTTTATTTAATGAGTAAGTCGTAATACTAGCACTTTCAAAAGCTGGTTCTACATGACCTTCACCATTCTTATTAATGCCTAAAATACAAAAAGCGGAAAAATTAAAATCTTCAATTTTAAACGTTTCTACACCATCAATAACAGCATAATTTCCGTTTACAACATTTACTTCCATACTTTGATTAAAAGTACTATCTAACAATGTCTGAAGCTCTTCGTATCTTCCAGTCCATAGATAAGCACCATCAACAACTAAATACTCATTTACAGTTCCATCACTTTCAGCGATGTCTTCCCAATAAACTTGAGCAGATTCAGGGATAACCCCATATGGCTTTGTGTGTTGAACGAATTTTACTTCGTCATTTTTCACTTCAACAGCCATTCCATGTCCACCAAAATTATCAGATTCTTCAAGGTATTCTCCAACAATCGGTATATTAAATATAGTGTGTATATTTCTCATTACATCTTCTTTATCAAAATAACTACCATTACGATTATGACCTTTATATAAAACTCTAATTTTTGCTTTTGAGAAGAGGGGATTAATCTTTTCTACGTTCTGTATAATTGAGTTAAAACGTAAATCCTTTTCCATTTATAAATCTCACCCCCTTTAATGGATTAAATTAACTATCCTTGTTTTTTACGATTGTCTGAATCTTTGTCTCTGCTAGTTTGACCACTATCGCTAATGGCATCATCAGACTTCTTAGGTCTTCCTGTAGAGGCTTCATCTCCTGTTTGGGTATGAGAAGTAGCCAATGGAATTAGAGCATCCTGAAGCTTAAATATGTCATTTTCAAGAGCAACTTTATTCACAAAATCAACAGGTGTAATACCATAGGTAGCACCCAATTCAAATTTAACTGGCAACCCATTTTGTGCTGCGGTTAAATAAGATTTTTGAACTTCATCACGATTGAAAACTGTTACATCTAGCATCTTAACTTTGAACTTATATTGTCCATTCATTTTCTTCAGCTTGCGATTAATCCATCTTTCAACCTGTCTTAACATAGAGAACAATATTTGCTCATCTGATAAGATTGATTTTGCTAAACCAATTGAAGTGTTTTTATCTGAGTTGAATATAAACTGAGAGACCCCAGCTTCATTAAATGCTTCACGATATGCATCATTAACATAGTCACTATCAGAGCGACTTTTTTCAGTTTTAATAGCTTCAATAGACATTGGCGATGTTATCATCTGTACACCATCTGGAAGGCTATCAGAAGCCATGTTGTGGAATGTCATAGCCAAATCCAAGTCAATAAGAAACTTGTTGATATCAGGATTTTTTTCGTCCATTGGAATTTTTTGAACCATTGCCATAAAGTTGTCGTTCTTAGCTCTAGCTTTTTTAATCTTCTTGTACTCGTCTAGGTCAAAAATTGACTCAAACATAGAGGAGAAGGGAGGTAACTCATATTGGAAATCTAGATTTACTTTGAAACAAACAGTTTTATCAGAATCTAATTCAATCCAACTGTCTTTACCAGTTTTATAAATTGCGTATTTTATTCGAAACTCTTCGGGATAGTTTAATAAATCTTCCTTATGTGAGTCGAAGTGTGCAAAGTTAAATTGGAAGTTGTAAACTCCATCTTCCTCAGAAGAAATACGACAATTGTTTCCATCTAAGTGTTGAATGAAAAATGAATCCTTCGACTCATGCTCATATCCAAAGAAAACATCTTCACGAAATGCTACTAACATTGCTTTTATCATTTCATGAGGTAAATTTAATTTATCTACAAATTGACCTGTTTTCATAAATTGTTTTTTATATTTTGCAACGTCTAATTTATCTGGTATGTCTACAGGATTAATAACATAAGCGTAAGTTGGCATTAAAGCCATGTAGCGAATTATTAGTCGATATAAAGCAGACACATTGTAGAAGTAATTAGAAATGTTGCGCAATTGTTTCTCGAAAAGAACAGGATTTTGCATCCACTTAGAGAGCATAGAGATGTCATATTTATAGATAGATGTTGATGTTTTTTTCTTTACATCGTATTTCATTCTATTAACAGCAGACTTATATGCTGACAATTTTCGTTCGTAATCTTCCTTTTCAGAAATGGGATTGCGAAGGTAGTATTTTTTTGTGTTGGTCATATATAGGAATTCCTCCTTTCTTTTTTTAATGTCAATAGATAGTTAATAATCATAGTTATTTCTTGCTTTCTTAATCATCATCAGCTTAGAAGGGTCTATGTCTTGTCTGCGCTTACGATTCTTAATTCCTAGTTCGTTAGCTAGTAGAGAAAGGTAACTGATACTTGAGTATCTATCCTTACGTGCCTTACCAATTTCTTTAAGCTTAATCAAGCCAGTATCTGTGATTTCTGATTCCAAGTTTAAAACTTCATTAATCATTAGTGATGTTTGAATATACGGTAAGCGGAATTTAACTTTTAACTCTTCAGGTAATTTATCGTATCCTTTTATAGTCTTTAAGAAATCTTCTGCTTCGTTTTCTGGAATAGGCAATTTAATTTTTCCTTGTCTTAGTGAGTCTCTAAACACCGAAGCAATCTCAGAGTTTAATTGGGCTGATGCTCTAACTGAATAAACTACTTTGGGAGCATTTGGATAAACACATCTTTTTGCCAGCTCTTCATTGTTCATACAAGAAAGAGGCTCATATTCAATTCCTCTAGTGGTGTCAATTTGAGTTAGTGTTAGTGCATCAAATATACCAATACCTGCGTTAAACGTATCTAGTACAATGTAATCTGCATTAAAGTCAGCATATAGCTGTCGAATGCGCATTGCTTGGTGGGCTGTATGTCCACCTTCAATAGATTCAATATACACAATTTGTGTTTCGTATCCACTATCAGAAGGGATTAACCTAGCTAATGTATATGCGGAAGCATCATTTTGTGCGCCAGCCATTGTTGCAATATCGGCTGAAACAATTCTTAATTCTCCAGCTACTTTTTTCGGATAGCCTATGTTTTTGTCATTGACTAATTCGGCAACCTCTTGTGGATAAAATACTTTACCAACCTTTCTATTCTTCTGTAAATCATCGAAGGAGAAGAAGGCTTTATCAGATATTCCGTAGAATAAAGATTCCATTTCTATCATCCATGAAACGGGGTCGAAAGATTTTTCGGACATCTCATCTTTTACTTGGTCTTCCATTAGTAAGCCTTCTTTTATAGCTATCTGATAGGGAAGAGAGCAAACAAAATAAGATTTTCCGTCTGTCATTGATTCTGTATAGGTAGTAACCTTTTCCCAAGAGTGATGGGACTTGTACCATGCGGAACTTAAATAAATCTCTTTGTTACGTTCTTTTAAATCTTCTCTATCTTTATATTCTGGTTTGTTTAAAAACTTAGGCTGTCTTGGAGCTGTTTGGAATTTACGAAGAACCGAGTTAATTACATTTAAATCAACCATACGGAACTCATCAACAATCAATAGATTACTACGTTTTCCACGAGCACCATCATTTGAAGCAACAGTTTTTATCCAACTGCCATTGTGAAAATCAACCTTTGCATCGTTGACGCTAGTTTTTAAATCTTCAATTTCTCTTTGCAGGTTGGGACTGTTCTTTCTTAATTCTTCAATCTTTTCTATTACTTCTCTGGACTGAGACTTTAATCCAGCAGCAACAATAATCTTTGTTTCTGGATAGAGTATCGAGCGAGTTATACAGAAAATAGCAGTAAGCCAAGTCTTTCCTTGACCACGACTCGCAATATATACGAAGAAGTAATTATGCATCATAGCATATAAAAGGATTTGCTGAAAAAGCTTTAAGTCAATTCCTAAATAATCTTTTACAAATCTATGTGGATTTGCACGATAAAAAGATGTCCAGATGTCAACTCCATCTAAAAGTCTCTCAGATTTTGTTTGACCCTTTCTAATCTTTTTGCCTTTTTCAAAAACATTTGTACCTTTTGATTTCTTATTTCTATTAACTTGAAAATTAGCAAAAGAGGCTATTTTAATTCACATCCTCTTCAGGAACATCATCAGTTTCATTTACGTCTTTGTTGACTGTATACTGACTGATTACCTCGTCATATTCATCTTGGAATTTATTTTCTTTTCCAAGCATTCTAGCCATGTGACCCAAGAAGAAGGTTCTGAGATATTTTCCTATTCCATCTACATCTGCCCAAGTAGGGTCAGGCTCTGATATAGGTCTTTCATTTTCAATTCTTCTGATGAAAGTGCCGTATGTCTCTTGGTCAATTGAATCAGCGCCAGTCTCTTGAACAGGCTTTAGGTTAGCAGCAGTTAGCAAGTCGTTGTAAGCCTTAAGCTCATTTTTAACATCTTTTTTCTGTGCTCTGTTGTTTCTTATGTCTAGTTGAACCAAACAAATTTCACGAATTAGGTTTTCAAGAGTTTTTGAATCCACTTCATATCTATCAAGAAAATCTACATATTCTGAATTCAAATAGATATATTCAGTTTCTTCTAATCCTCTACCCCAGAAATCTTCAGCCTCTGCCATTTCAATTTCTGATAACTCTGTTGGCTTAGAGCGTTTGAAGACCTCTAAAGCCTTTGGTTCATTAAACATTGTAGAGTCGTTGTAAGTAAGTGTTCTATATTGTGGAAGGCTATTAACGTTCTTTATGTATGCATAATAGTCACCCTTAAACAAGTCTTGTAGTATAGGTTTATTAATTAGTCTCATCAGTGTTTGGAATCCTTCAAAACCTTTTTCATCGATAATCTCTGCACAGCATGTTTTACATATAGGAATTTTTTTATCACTAAAGAAGTCTACGTCAGCACTGTTATAAAAGTTATCTGTAACTTGTGGTGGCTTAGGACATCTTAAGCATTTCTTTTTTACTGTTTGTTTTTTCGTTATCATTTTCATTTCTCCTTTCATTTCTATGAATACGAAAAGAGCCGCAAGCGGATTATTAGTCCACTTGCAGCTCAATATTTAGCTCTTTTAATCGAAAGCTCTCCGCAGAAAGCTCTCTATAAAAGACTAATTTAATCTCTGTCTTTAATTTTCTTGTCTTGTTTGTAAATTAATTTTTCGATTTTATCTTTATAAATTTCACTTTTAATTAGCCATATTACGTAAATCCTGAGTTTAATGTCTAAGTAAGATGCATAAAGACTTTTTATTTTTTTAATTTTAAACACCTCTTAATGTCATTAACTAGTTTTTAAGTAAATTTTATATAGAACGTTGCTTTTCTACCGTTTTCATCTAGCCATAAAAGTTTTTGATGTGCTTTAGATGTTAGCCGAGCGTCCTTAGCGTAATCATCAGTGCCACCAAATGAGCCGTTCATGATTAAATCAACATTGTGAATTTCGTTTTCATAGTTCTTGTGGTAATGTCCAATAAAAACAGCAGTAGGGAAGCGTTTAGTCATCATTGTTAAGTCTTGTACAACCTTACCTAAGCCATCTAAATGACCATGTACAGCAAAGTAATCACGACCAAGAATATTAGCTACTATCATCTCACTGTCAATATCATTATTATAGAAAATAACATTTTCATGTTTCTCTAGTCTCATTGCCATGTACCAAACAATAAAACTGTGGAAGCTTTCAGTTTTCACTTCTTCTTCTTTTCTTGCAGCTACTCTATCGTGATTTCCTTTTACATTGTAGTAGTGAACTTTTTCAAATGTGTTGGCTAATACTGATACCAATTCAGATAACGCTTCGGCAACTTTTTGAGTTGACTTAACTGCATCTTCAGTTTCAGTTAGCTTGGTCATGCGATGAATAACACCACTGATTGCATCTCCAAGCTCAAATACATGAATCTCTTTTGTATTTGTTACTTTTTGATATTCTAATACTTCTAGTGTTAGTTGGCTTAATCTCTCATAGAATACATCATTATTATATTTGTTCCAGTGGTTATCAGTTACCATACCCATGTGCAAATCACTTAGTAATAGTGTTAAAACACCTTTGGAATCTTCTCTTAGAATTGGTTTAATCCATTCAAGAGGTTTCTTAGTATTCATGTCTTCCTTTATAGAAGCAAGCATTTCTTGTAGTAAATGGTCTAATCTACCTTCATGGCGAAGATATGATTTATATTCACGCTTCTGGTCTTGCATTTGTATTTTAGCTATTTCTAATTTCTTGCGTTCTTCTTTTAGCTCTAGTAATATTTCATCTGTTTCTGCTTGGTTTTCACTAGCATATTCTAATCCGTCTGCAAAGTTTTGGAACCATTTGCGGTATGCAGATTCACCAAAGTTTTGACCTGTTTCTTCATTAATAAGCTCTGCAACTTGAATCCAAGTGAGATTCAGTAGAGCCTTATTGGAACAAATTCTAATCTTATAATCCGTTAGCGACTCATCTGAAAGACGTTTTGTATTCATATAATCAATCCTCAAACTCTTCATCTACAGGAACTTCTAACGGGAGTGGTTCTAATTCAGATGCTTCATTAATGGTAAAGTTAACTAGTTTATCTTCACCTTCAAATTGCTTAAAGGTATCAGATAAAACGTATGTTCCAACCAATTCGCCTTTTTTATATTCTCTTATTAAGTTTTCTTCCCATGAGATTTGACAGTCTTTAAATGCGTAATTCAATGTTTGTTTTGCCATTCTTTTATCTTCTCCTTTTATTCAACGTTAATGTTGCCATTAACTAATTTTAATAAAACCTTACTTTTATGTATATGAGAGTCCTAAAAAGAACTCTCTAAGCACTAACAAGGGGAGGTGCTATGCTTATGACCTTTGAGAAGGAAGGTGGAGATAACTCCATAGTATTATGGTGACTCAGGAAAGACTTGAACTTCCGACACCCTGAGCTTCAATCAGGTGCTCTACCAACTGAGCTACTAAGTCATTTTGGTCAGGAATGTTAATTTCGAGTTAACGACCCCCAGCTTCTGATTTGTTATGCTGGTGCTCTGCCATCTGAGCTAATTCCTGTTGTTGGCACGAGTTGAAGGAGTTTAACCTCTTGAAAACGGGTTTGGAATCCGTCAGCATGTACACACGCTTTTAATTCTCTAACTCGCATAATTGATACCCCATAGGAGTTTCGAACTCCTGATTTCGCATAGAAAGTGCGATGTCTTACCACTTGACCAATGGGGCATATGGTCAGGAATGTTGAACTCGAATCAACGACCCCTAGCATCCAAAGCTAGTGCTCTACCAAACTGAGCTAATTCCTGTAATAAATTTATGAAGAATATCTCCATTTAAATCCACCTGCTGTCTTTCGGGTGTCGCCTCTCCAGTCAATACCTCTTACAGCATATAAGATAGTGCTAGGAGATTTTATATTATTCTTTTTTGATGCTTCAGCCATAGATGGATAGGAAGACATATAGTTGCCATCTAAATCCAATTTATCTACGCTTCTTTGGTTCGATTTTTTACCAAGTAAGCCATTCTCTTTTTGATGTTTTAAGTTTTCTGCCTGTGTAATAGCCTCTAAATTACTTATCTTGTTATTTAGTTTATTTCCATCAATATGATTTATTTGCATTCCAATACACTTGCTTCCAAAATAAATCACACCTAAAACTTGATGCACTTGTAAGAGTTTCTTTTTAACTTTCACTCGTAAGTATCCAGTTGAACTACAAATAGTACCATTTGTTCCTTTTGGAGTAGTGATAATACCTTCAATAATGTCATAATTGATATTTTCAAGGTTACTACTTATAAAATTGTACATATCAATAGACATTCCAGCATTACTCATAATTCCATCTCCTGTTATGTGTCAATAAATAGTTTTTAATAGAATATAAAGTGTTGTTAGCTAACCAGCCAAGAGGCATCCAATAGAGTCAATAAACAACCACTCATAAGCCTTTAATCTTGGATTTAATCGAAGTTTTATTCTTAAAAACTAAACGTTGAGTTCATAAGAACTTTGAACCTTAACCTTTGAATCTTAAACTTTGAAATTTGAGCTTTTATCCCATATACGCTCTCTGAGTGTAATATAAAGTACATTCGCTTATCCTTATTTGGATTCAAATTTTCATCTGTTAGATGTAAAGTTAATTTGGAGAGCTTTACCCTGCTCTCCGATAGGGTGTTTAGTCCATTAGATTTCGATTAACTAACAATGTTATTTAACTAATTATTAATCTTCAATTGTAATTCTTGTAATCGTGTTGCTCTCTGAAAGCGTGAAATCCACTTCCATGTTGAAGTCCTCGATACTCTTAACCAACTCATTAATCTGTTTCTCCAAGTTAATTGGGTCAATGAAAGTAGCCTCGTTGTCTGCTTTAAAAGCCTTCACAATGTCTTCATGTGACTGAGCATTAACTTTACCTTCTTTACCGAACAGCGTTTCCAAGTGAGAGTCTAAACGAGCTTTCATCTCATTGTTAATACGGTCAACATGATTTACCACCTGAGTATAAGTTGAGCGCATTTTACTTAGTAATTGCTCTTCATAAGAAATAGAAGTCTTTCTCTCAATTGCTTCAGCTACCGTCATTTTAACTCCTGCTACCTCAACAACAGTTGTTGCATTGGAAAGTACAATTGCAGATTTAATTGCGTTTCTGCGTTTTAACAAATCTTTTACTGATTGATAATCTGATTTGGCACGTTTTTCAACATCTTCTACTGAGCTATATCCAGTAGGCAATTTCTTACCAACTGAGTTACTTCCTAGAACAGCCTCATTGATTGAACGATTAATGCGTGAGTCTAATAGCTTTAATTCTGCTAAGCCTCTTGTAATAGTCATTTCCATGTGATATCAATCTCCTTTTATTCGCTGATTGCCTAAATGACAACCACATTCCTTACTGGATATGTACGTGTAATAGTTAGGCATCTTGCAATGATGATTAGCTATTACACTATTTAATTATATGTGATTAAGTAGTTAAACGTAAACCTGTTTTTCCCTTTTTGGAAATATTAGTGAGGCAAGGGAGAGGAACCTCACTAACTATATTTTGCTTATGTGACTTACATTGTTAACTTTATTATTCTGCTAGTGGTGCTGCTTTAAGTGCATCTTTAACTGTTTTAGAAATTGCTACTTTAGCTGCATAGTGAGCTGGTACTGTAGTTGGTGTTGGTAGAACCGCTGGGTCTTCACCTTGAATTCCTGCATAAGTGCGTTCTGCTTTTACATCAACTTTTAAGTTTCCTAATGCTCCAAGTGGTACTCCTACTTGCTGTTCTGTAACTACACGAACGATAGTTCCGATTACTGTATCGAAAATTTCCTTAGCGTTTACTTGAGTTGTTCCTAAATCTGTTGCTACCTCTTTAATTAAATCTTTTGTTGTAATTTTTGACATTTTATTATGTCTCCTTTTCCTTATATTCGTGCAATTTTTGTGAAAAATATGCCAAAAACTATAGTTTTTATATGTTTTTTAATGAATTTCGAAGGTTTTTAAAGAAAACCAACAAAATTAAATTTAATATTAGTTTAAATAGTTATTAATTGTAATCATTGTCATCTACATCTGCAATCCCAATAGCTGTTTGGTTATCAATGCTTAGAGATGAGAAGGTTGAATGTCTTTTAGAACCTTTATCCATCTCTTTTTGTTTCTTATGGGAAAGGATATCTAATTCTTTTTCTTCTTTAGTGAGATAGTAAGCTATCATATCCATGAGAGTTTTTGTGTAATCTTTGTTCCAAGTGTATCTAAAGTACTCTTCAACTGTCATTACTTCTTCATGAAACTCAATGCTATCTATTAGTATCATATCAACAACAACTTTTCTTTCTTCTATAGGGATACTCATATCCATATCATATGATTTATGTGGTAAATGTAATTTCATTATTATTCTCCTCATTTATGAGAAAAGTACCCTATATAGTTTAAGGCGGTTACAAGGCACTTTTCTGGGGTGTTTCTGACGTAATGGTTATCTACATGTTTTACAGATGCTGTGTAATCCACTTTTATTCCGCAAATCATCGGAATAAAATTCATTTGTTGCTGGTAAATCCTTTTTGCATCTAATACAATTTTTAGTTTTTAAATCTAACATATGAACATAAGTAGTTTTTCTCCAATTTCGTTCATTGGCATTTGCAATGTCTCTGATAATCTTGTTTAAACGCTGTCTAATACTTGTTTCATCTATTAGACCTAAACTGTCTGCTATTTCTTTCATTGTGTAACCTTGCTCAATCATTTCTAGTATTTTCATTTGTTCTTTATTAAAGTTGCATTCAGCGATTAATATATCTAGGGAAGCATACGTGGCAACAACTTCCTGATTTAAATCAGCGATTTCGCCAGCTTCTAAATAGAAGTTGTTTGTATTGAATCCAGAGTACTTATCGTACTTATATCTATATTCTACTAATAGTTGAACAACATCAATGTCTGAAAGAGTTAGGTCTTTGTAAAACATTTCTTTACTATGCAAATCTACTTTTACGCTTCCCATAAAACCCCTCTACTTCTCATCTGTATTCTTTTTGCTGCTTTTCCTTACTATTTAATTATAAGGAAAGAGACTGTAAAATGAACCCTGTTTTGGAAATATTTTTAATTTATTTTAAAACAGGATTCTAGCAAGAAGAATAGGAGAATAAAAATAAATTTAAATTAAAGGTTGCTTTTATGTATTTGTCAATATATAATTAAAAGGGTAAGTGAAAAGTAACCTTTGAGAATTGGAGAGAAGTAAAATGGCAAAAGAGTATAGCATGAAAGTAAAGGTAACAAAGGTAATGTTCTATGACAATGATAGTATGTACGGTATATTTGGTTGCACCCCAGTTGAATATACACCAGACATTGAAAAGAACAAGTATGGTAATTTCAGTCTAAAAGGTAACTGTCGTAGACTGAGTGAGGGAGAAGAGTACACTATTGAGTTTGAGGGTTCGTTCCCAGATGCTAAATTTGGCAACTACTACAATCTAATTAAGGTGGAACAGGAGAAGCTAGATACATTAGAAGCTCAGCACAAGTTTCTAAAGGCAATTGTAACACCATATCAGTTTGATTCACTGGTAAATGCATATCCAAATGATATGATTATTGATTTAATTACAAACGATGAAGTGGATGTAAACATGACAAAGGGAATTAAATCTTATTCATTGGCACAAATTAAAAACAATATAATTAAAAATAAAGAAATAGAAGAACTGATTGTTGAATTAGAATCTATTAATATCACAGCTAAAGCAATCAAAAAGATAGTGGCTCATTATGGAACAGCAGAGAAGGCTCTACACGCTGTGCGAACGAATATCTACTCCCTGTGCGATGTGTCGGGATTTGGATTCAAGAAGGTAGATGGTTTTGCTTTAGAACGTGGAGAAGACCCAAAGGGATACAAGCGTACTTTCTATGCTTTGAAATATGTATTGGAGAATGCTGGTCAACAAGGTCACACTTGGATATTTGAAGAAGAGGCTTTCCAAAATGTAAATGGACTCCTAGACTTATATAGTCCAGTATTGCGTGAGATAATAACCAAGGTGTATCAAGATGAAGAGTTCTATGTTATTAAAGATAAGGTGTCACTGCGTAAGTATTTTAAGCAAGAGGCTGGAATACTAATCCACTTAATGCGCATACGTGATAGCTATGAAGCTCCTTATGAGTTAGATATTGACAATGAAATAAAGAACCAAGAGAGTTTGAATAATATTACTTATTCAGATGAACAGAAAATAGCTATTAAAGAGGCAATAGAGAATGGAGTATATATTTTGAATGGTAAGGGTGGGGTTGGTAAAACAACTATTATACAAGCAATATTGGGTATCCTATCACACCAATCACATGCTGCTTGTGCACTATCAGGCAAAGCTTCAAACATATTAACCAACAAAGGTCTAAATGGCATGACAATGCATCGCCTATTGGGAACAAGTAAAGTGACTAGAGGCTTTGCACATACAGAGTTCTTCCCACTACCTGAGAAAATAATTGTTCTAGATGAAGCATCAATGGTTAACGTGGGACTTGCTTATAGTTTAATTCAGGCAATTGCTAATGGCTCTAAGCTTATTATTGTTGGAGATAGTGGTCAATTAAGTGGAATAGGACAAGGAGATATGTTAAGAGACCTTCTGGCTACTAATTTCTTCGCTAAGAGAGAGCTAGTACATGTTCATAGACAAGCTAAAGATAGCGGAATACTTGATATTGCTAACCGCATTCGTGAGGGTGAACAAGTTACTACTTTCAATGGTTCAGGTAAAAGCGCACATGGCATTAAAAAAGACCAGTTGGTTATTACTTATAAGGATAGAACAGACCTTGCAAATGATATCCGTCATATTATTGATAGTTATAAAAATAAAATGAACTCAGCAGAAGACATCATGAATTTTCAAATACTTGTAGCAAACAAGGATAAAGGAGACATATCTACAACTGCTATTAACAAGTATGCTCAATCTGTTTTCAATAAATCTATTAAGCAGGGATTAAAGTATGGAGCATTAGAGTTTAAAGAAACAGACAAAGTAATGGCTAAAGGAAACGTTTATGAAATTACAGTATTTAGAGACCTAGAAGCATACAAGGAGAAAAATGTTTATTGGGGTCTCATGAAGAAGTTTAAGGACTTAAGAGAACAAAAAAACACCTGTGAACTATATGAGCAAGAAATGGCTAGAGAAGATATAGAGGAGCTACTTAGTGTTGAAAAAGAGTTGGAGAGATTCAGAGGTAGCATTTACACTGAAGACCTATTCAATGGAACGCTGGGAATAGTTAAGCAAGTCGTAACGGAAGAGAAAGAGCTTCTAATTGAATTTGAAAATATAAAAGGGTTGGTCGCCATTTCTCAAAATGGTTTAGACATAATCGACTTGGCATATTGCATGACGATTCACAAGAGTCAAGGGTCAACGATTAAAACGGTTATCGTAGCTATTGACTTTGTTGCATTCAAGCTGTTGACACGTCAATTAATATACACAGGTATTACTCGTGCAAGTGATAAGTGCATCCTACTAGCTGAGAACAATGCTCTGCATCAAGCAATAGATACAGATAATAGTGGTAACAGACAAACATTCTTAGCTGGTTTAATCAGAGGATATCAGCAGAAATTGGAGAATGAAGCGAGACAGCTAGAAGCTTAAATTCTCAAAGGTTACTTTTCACATAGGCTATCACTTTATATATATAATTAATATAGATTAATATAATAATATATATATATATATATAAATAATAAAGTGAATATAGGGGTCAGAAGTAACCTTTGAGATTTCTATTGAAAATAAAGGTTAAAAACATAGGGATTAATGGTGGTTTAGCTAGTAGGAGGATAAGCATGAAGGCAACAAAGCTATTTGAAAAAGATAATATTATGTCAGGTGTTAATGTTGACATTCATCTTTTTAGTGAAATAGAAGAAATGGTAAAAGAGAATGTGATTAAGCATGATAATCACAGAGGATACGTATATAGTTACTTGTGGTTAAACAGTTACCTGTGGAGGCACTTTAAATATTTTAGTGAAACTGTAACCATTAAAACAATGAAAGAGACATTGGGAAGGAACCCCCTAGATAAAAAGGTAGACTACTTAACCAAGAAAAATGGAATATTGGATAGTAAGGGTTATACAGAATACACAAATGACTTTCCAATTGATGCAGTAATAAGCACTGAATTCAAATTTGTTTATCTATCTGACCTAGACATAGACACAGCTAAGTCGATTAAATCCATTAAGCCTAGAGGATATAATATGAAAAAGCCTTTACATGGATATGGCAGAGGTAATAAGGATGGTCTATATTTTTCAAAGGATGATGTAGTCCACATAACATTAGAAGAGTTCCTATTGTGCATGTCAAATGACAATGTTGGTGTTGATAGCTTTTATTTATATTCATGGATAAAGATGAGAGGCAAACTATTAAAACAAGATGAGATAACAATACTATACAGAGAGATGACAAATGCATTAGGATACGGTACAGACAAACTAAGAATGCTACTAAGTCATCTTGAAGAAGTGGAATTAATAGAATCAGAAAGCGTTGTTAGCATTAGTAAGCAGGACAATTCATTTATTACACGAAAACAATATAAGCTAATATGACAGTGAATAGGGGATATAAATGTGGTCATAATCTCAAAGGTTATCACTCACCTATATAGTCACTTTAAATATATTTAATTAATATAATATATATAATAATATAAATAATAAAGTGAATAGGTAGGTGAAAAGTAACCTTCGACCTTTTAGAGCTATTTTATGGGTGTTCTGCACAAAAGCTTAACTGCATACGCAGTACGCATTTGCACAGGCTGTCGCCTAACATTTTTTATTAGGTTGCTTTTAACTAGTTAATTGCATATAATTATATTAAGTAGACGAAATAATTAAAAAGAGGTGAAAGGAAAACATGGACATAAAAACAGAGGATAGAATAAGGTATGATTGGCTATTTGGATTGCTGTTCTACGGTGAGAAAGTATCTAGGAATCAATTGAATAAAGTCCCAACGCAACATTCAAGTGTCACACAGATAATTAAATATGCAAATGGAATTGAAACATTATTGGATGAGATGACAGAAGATGAATGGGACAACATTGGTTCAGAGAGGATAAGAGTAATCCTATTGGCAATGGGATATATGAGAAATTCTATTAGGATGAATGCCAAGATGTACTATAGCATAATGCAGCAACAAGGGTTAAAGATGGAGCTACACGAGCATATTGGTGAATTTAGTGAATGGCTAAAAGTAGGAAACGAAGGAATAGGATTGGATAAATATAATGACATTGAGTTTATAATGCCAGAGATGCTATAAGGAAGAACACCACATGAAAAATAGAAGATACAATAAAACTAAATAAACTAAACTAAGGGATGTCTGCAATTATGTGGATGTTCCTTTTTTTATTACTGAAAATAAAAGCTATATAAATACATATATATGTCTAATTGTCATTTTAAGATACCTTAGAGAAGAGATAAGAGTGAGTGGAAGTATTTGTCATGGGAAGTGTTAAGAGGTCTTAGAAGAGCTTCTAGATATGTTTAAATTGATTCTGAATGGATTGGATAATATTTTTTACATCCGTATGAAAATGAAGGGTTAAATTAGAGAAAGTCATGAGCAGAAATAGTATGTAAAAGTGGACATCAATTTTAAAGGTGTTTTCAATGCGTTTAATAGGTGTTAAAGAAAAGATGAAGACTTATACCAGAGAGGTAAAACAGAGGTACTCACAGCTCTAAAAATGATGTCTAATTACGTAAAGGAGGTTACTCTTATCCTGAGACTGTGAGTTAGAAGAATTATAGCATATGTAAAATTGAATGAAAAGAAATATGAATCGATACCATTAATTTTAGTCACCGAGACCGAAAATGAAAATGGGGTAAATGATGATACATACATTAGGATAAGATGGAGTGTACATACAGTTTTTTATTATTTCTGGAAGAGTAAATATAAAATTAGGCAAACAGGTATCGATAGAACATGGGATATATAGGAGTATAAAACTGCAAATGAGAGATTTTATATATTATATTGGAAAATGACGGGGGTCTAATGATAATAATAACAGGATAAAATGGTAGGCTGACGATGGCGAATTCGATAGGAGAAAATGGCTTATATGAGGGTTGACAATAGAAATGATAAAAATATGATATTTATGATAACGAATGGTAATATTAAATGAGCAGAGGTGAGAGAGGATGAAACTAGGATGGAAATAGGATTAAATTGAAAAATATGATGCTGTGTAGATAGGGGAGCTCAATAATATGTATTATAAAAGAAGAGGTAAAAATTGGAAAATACCCCCGTCTATCTCCTAAAATTATACAATTAATCTGTGCTATAAGAGGCATTATAAGAAGGTAGAATTATAGGAAGGTAGGAAAAGTTATATTTTGCCCAAAATTAAATAAACTGAATATTATATTTTATAAATGAGATGAAAAATAGGAAAATGAGATTCCATAAAAGTTTAATTTGATTAAACATTATTCGATATATAACAGGCAAAAAATTTTCAACTTATACGTTTCATGTAATTGTAATTGTAATTGTAATTGAAATATATAAATAGTTATCCACAACCTATAAGTTATCCACAGGTTATCCACAAGTGTTAGTAACTATCATATATAATTATTCTTGTCAAGTTTTATATAGTTTATATAGTTTTGCTCAACTCTATCAATCCTATCAACTCTATCAACTCTATTAATATTAGACAAATAAAAAAAGTGTAAAGTGAAAATACTTTACACTTTTTAGATTCTATTTTTCAGATTCCGTTTTCTATATTCCAGATTTCATTTTCCATCTATTAAAACTGCCTATGCCTCTAATAATCATTTAAAGACATCATACAAGGCTTTTAAATTTTCTTCCATGTTCATGTGTAAAACTTTTTCCCCGTCCTTATAGAACCTCTCTATCTTACATAATGTATTGATTATTGTTTCATATAATATATAGTCTTCATCGCTTGTATTGTCGTCATGTGGATTGAATTCTATCTCCAATAGTCTATGCATTATATTAAAAGTCCTGTCAGATTCTTGACTTATATTGTCGTCTCCTTGACTGATATTATAAGCGCATACATATTCAGTATAAGCATTTATGAACTCTAAAGTTATACCTCTCATAACTTATTAGATTCCTCACTTTCTTTTATTAGTTCTTCTTCTGTTATAATCTCTAATAATTCCCATTGGTATGTTTCATCAAACAAGCCTATCATTCTATTCCCATGTTCCAATTCATTATAGTCTATATTCCATTCCTTTAATGATTGATAATCAACAAATATAACGTTCTCATGTTCTGCGCTAGGTTCTAGCCAATATGTCCCGTTATCATTCCCATACATAAAGTATATTTCAATGGGTTGTAATATCTCATATCCATTGTTTCTAGCTTCCTGTATTTCCTGTTCTTCCTGTTCTTCTAATAAGTTTCTTTCAAGTTGTTCAACGCTTACACTGTCCATTCCTAGTCCATTCATTAGCATTAACATTACACCTATTAAAGTTGTATTAAACATTATCTAGCACCTACTAACATGCAATACATTTCATCATCTGTTAACCAATACAATTGAATAATACTACCATAGCTATTATCATACATCTGTTTTATTTGTTCCGTATCAAACCCATTATAATATAAGTCATCTAATAAACTTTCTAAATTAACATCACACTTTACTATTCCACCAAAATTATATGATTCCTGTTCTTCTTCTATTTCTTGTAAAGTCTTATAATCCTTGTTTATTCTCTCTCTAACATACTCTAAAAAATCATAGGCTTTTTGTTCTTCTTCATTCATGTTATAAGGTTTCATATCATTATCAATCCCATTCTATTTATATTTGTATTGCTATATCAATCTAAAATTGTGTAATGTTCATTCTCTAATACTTCTATTAGCGTTTCGTTTAATATATCAACGCTTGTTGACTCATACTCTAAATCATCGTTTAAAGGTATCATATCAACGTATACAAGCATATTGTTACTGGTTCTATCCTTGTCAATTACGACTGTGTATAAGTCTCCTTGACTGTTCATAATCTTTAAAATTCCATCTGGTAACTTTTTCATAATATTATCAATTCCTTTTCTATTTAAATTTTGGTATCAATGATACATTAGACAACAACTTTAATTCTAATGTATCCATCATACTAAAATTTATTAAGATACTTTTTTATGATATTTTTTAGGTAGTAGGATAGTTTTAAATTTATATCCATTTCCATACGCTAAACTATATTCACTTAATAAAAAATTCTTTTCTTCCTTGTCTTCAGCATAGTCACAATGTTCATACTCTCTATTGCAAGAGTCCCATAGTAATATTTGATACTGTTGTCCCTGTTGTGGTTCATATGCTTTAGGCATTGTCATAATTAATCATATCCATTCTATTTATATTTTTATATCAATTGCAAGGCATATTGTTTCATACTAGAATATGCCTTGCTATCATAATTGTAACTTTATTCTACTACAATTTTAAAGCTATCATAATTAAACACGTCTCTCATGCCTGTGTTATCCTGTGTTATTTCGCATTCACCAAAAACTTTTTTGACGAATTTTTTAGCATTTCCCCACGTTCCAAATTGCATAATTTCCGTCTTTTTACCATTTTCTACTTTATATACTTTTTTCATTATTAATCAATCCATTCTATTTTATATTTTAGTTTATCTAATTAATAGCGTTTATTCTAATTCTTTGACACTTGTAAGCGTTCTAAACGGTTATACCTATCATAACTATTCCAGTAAACAACAAGACGGTAAACAACATCATATACGAGTATTTATTCCATAGCGTTTTAATCATGCACTTATAACCTTTGTTAGTACTCGTTCAAAATCTTGAAGGTTACTTGTATTCATGGGAACATCTTTCACAACTTCAATGTAAGTCGAACCAAAATCATATGTTAACATAGCTAACAACTTGTTTTGTATAGTGCTAGTGGATTGACTATATTTTGTCATATTGACGATTATGCAACCATCATCATATTGAGCTAAAACAGTACTATAATTTACTAAAAAGTTACCGTCACTTTTTAGATTTTTTGTTTTGCCTGATAAACGATTAGAAAACATTTCAATTACATCAACATTTTTCATAGTGATAAGCCTCCGATAATTTCATTTATATTTGTTGTAGCATCGATAAACATCATACAGTTATTTATTTCTAAACTAATACACCACTGGTTCAATTCTAAACAAATATATTTTGCATATTCTACCAAAGTATAAAGGTTGTCACTGTTTAACACTTCAGCGAACGCATATACAAGCGTATTTTCTTCAGTATGTAAATTTCCATTGTCGTCAATCCATGCACCGTTTTGGGCGATAGATGAACAACCACCAAACAATGAAGACAACTTAATCATTGCTTGTTTTACGTTGATAATATTATCGAACGTTTTACCCTCTTTCGATTGAGTAGGAATAATAATCGCAACTTTATTTTTTAACATTTTTCATCAAGTCCATTCTATTTATATTTTTTGTTTTGCTCTTTTCTATAATCTTATTATAGCACCCTTTAAATTATCTTGTCAATAACTATTTTTTAACTTTTATTATTTTTTGAAACAAGTCCTTTTCTATTTTTTGTTTTCCTTTTTCCTATACCCATATTATAGCACGAAAGAAAAAATAGTGTCAATACTTATTTTTAATTAAATAGTTTTTATTTATCAATCTTTATAAATACAGTGGTAGCAAGGGATAGACTATATAAATTCGTGTTTCTTCCTATTAAATAGAGAAATAAAATTAGTCGAGTATGAAAAGGAAATAAAAAGCTACTTTTATTATCACATTATTATATATTTGTCAATACGTCGTTAAAAGCGTTTTAAGGGTGTTTTAAGCGACTTTAATAAATTTGCGGTAGTTTTATATTCAGAAACCATTTAGACAAAAAGCATACAATTTTTAAAAGTGCAATAGTTATTTTTAACTATTTTAAAAATCACAATTAATTATATTTGTCAAGGTTTATTTTTTGAAGCTTCTGAGTGGGAGGTGTAAAGGATTTTTACTACATTTTAGGTTAAAAGTCTTGTAAAGTATTTCACCTTTACAACAGTGTAAAGTAAATTTACTTGATAGGTAAATAGTCCCGATAAAATGGATCTGGAGAAAAGTGACTAAAGTTCTGTAAAGTAAAATACCTTGACAACTTTAATTCTCTATTACTTTACTACACTAGTGCATCATCACTCTAATGCTTCAGCACTTCAGTACTTCAACTCTCTAAATCGTTTTATTTTATTTTTTTTTTGGGTGGAGGCTCGGTCACGTTTCCATATCTATATATCTAACAGAAAACGAAAAATGGAGCTGAGGGTTTTTGATAAATTTTTCAAAATCACATATCTAACAGAAATCATTTTTTAGAGCTGAGACTTTTATATATTTATGTATTTTATATTTCAATTTAATTTATATATAATTATATTATATCCTAATCCAACAAAAGAGGCAATGGAGGTCGCCACCACAACGTTTTGCAGATGAGTCGAGTTTAATTAATATTAGTTTCTTCCTATTATATATGCCAATACAATTAAAGGACTAGGAGAACAACATACACGACTTATAAAGAGCAATCGACTTATTATCCACTTTATGTAAGTTATCTATTGACAAAAGACTAATCATATGGTAAGATATAAATAGTTAAACAAATGAAAACATTCTAATACTTAGAAAAGAAGGAATACCACTAGCACTAGCACCAACAATAGCAATTTAAAAAGGTTTTAATCCTTCATTAGCTTTCCATTGATATCTATTGATAATAGAGAATGGATTTCGATGAGAGCATAAATGAAGAGAGGGCATGAGAGGGCAACAACATGCACTATAGTAAGTAGAGTAGAAAGATTTAATTAAACTGCATAGCTAATCAATTCAACTCAATGCTTATAAATTAATATAAACAATATAAATCCCAACAATCACAAACAACTTTATATTAATAATTAAGTATTGACAAACTTGACGGGATGTGCTACAATTAACTTACAGTAAACAAACAGAAGGAGTTAATTGAAATGAACACACAAACTGAACAGGCTATAGAGTTTGAACAAATGATTACAGACTTTGAATTCATCTTTAATAAACACTACAGAGCCTCTAATATAACTTTTAATGGAGAAGAAAGTAACACATCTGTGCTGATATTTGAAGATGAGTCACGCAAGATACTGCTTAATGAGGTAGAAGGTAACGAGTTAGTAAATATCATTTCATACCATAAAGCTAACAATAGCTTTGAGAAGGTTTATATTGAATCATTGAACAACATGAGCAATCTGCTATCATAACTATCATAATTATTATTTATAGGGATGGAGAGGATTAATTCTCTCCATCTGTCATACATAGAACAACTGAATACTTAATGAACAGGGGATTACAATGGAATACTACATAGAAGATACACAGGAGCATTTAAACGCTTTACAAGGTAAGCTAATGGAAAGTGAGACGTACTTTCATCTATTACAATCGGTTAATGCTCTAAACGAATTAAATGGATTTGAAGTCTTTAATATGAAACGATTAAAGATAGAATACAAGAAATTTAAAAAACAAAAAACAAATGTCAAATACATAAATCAAAAATCAAATTTGGAATATCAAAATTCAAATATTAAAAATGAAACACCAAAAAACAAATATGAAATATCAAATTCGGAATACCAAAAAGCATATATGAAGTTGCTTTCTTAAAAAACAAATTGAAAATTAGTTATTGACATTTAAGTTGTGGTGTGCTATAATCATATTATAGAAAGATAAGGAAAGAGGATGATACATAATGAATCAAACAATGAAGCGTTCAATAATGGAAGAGTCAGTTAGAATCAGAGGACTAATTGGAACACTTGAACTAACTCGAAAATTGAATCCTAGCTTGAAGCTATTTTCAATCAGTGGGGGTTGGGTAGAAGATAAGGACATTAACATAGTTAAATTTAAAGGTGAAAAAGGCGACTTAATAATAGAGCTAGTATAATTCAGATTAGAATGGGAGAGGTTAAAATGGAAATTAGAGACAAAGCGATAGCACTAGGAGGCGCTCACACATTCACAAGGGGAGAAGAGATAGAATTTTTAGGAACAAATAATAAAATGATATATTCCAAATATAATACCATTTACGACTTTAAAGATAAAGATGGCATCACTCAGCATTTAACAGAAGATGAGTTTAAGGCTATATAAAAGGAGAGATTAATATGAAATTATTCGGTTATGGAAATGCAATTGAATTAAAAGATACTAAGCATGGATTTACAAAAGTAACATTGGAAGATGGTCAATCGATGTTTGTTAGTGCTACAGTGGTTTCAGAAGTGTCAACTAACTATCAAGATACTGTAAAGGTAGGTAATTGTATATCCGACTTAATGAAATCAGTTGATAGAAAAGTTAGCTTTGAAGAAGTGAAGGAACAACTAGAACAGGAATTCGGATTGGTACAATTTAATTAATAATATGACACTTTTATTGGGAAAAGAGGATTCTAAAACATCGGTTCTATGGGACTTTAGAAAACTCTTCCCAATTATTCAAAAAATACATATTGACAAACACAGTCTATTGTGCTATAATTAAGTTATAAGTAAGAAACAACAAATCGGAGGAATAAAAATGAACATTAAACAGTTTAAAGAATTTGAACAGGAATTTGTTTTTCAAGGTATTTTAGAAGAACGTGCATTACTAAAAAAAGTGAAAAACCATACCTTCTTAAACTATGTAGTAAGCACATGTGATACCATCGAAAAACGATTAACAAATAGCAGTAGAAATAAGCATGATAAAAACGGAATTATTTTCTTTTCTTATGTTTTGTATCTTTGCAACTTTACAAGTGGCATGAATAACAATTTTGACAAGATTCTTCAATGGTTGAATAAAGATATTAACACATATGTTAATGAAATAACTATTAAAGAAATACTTTGAATTATATATTGACATATAGTTATAAGTGTGCTATAATTAAGTTATAAGTAAGAAACACATAAAAAAGGGGGCGTGATGGATTTGAAAATCAACGCAGAATTACATGTAATTACAGAGGAAAGAATGATTTACAAAATTGAAAGCGTAAGACAACTTGACTCAAAACAATATGGTTTGCTTTATAATTTAGAATTAG